AGAGACAGCGTCAAAGATATGGCGGATGTAGTTGTGTAGTCGTTCTAGTGGTTCGTGCCCTGCTGCGGTTCCACCAAAGGTTTTGATTGGAGTGCCTGCTGGCCTAACCTCTTTGTAATCAAATACTGGAGCCTTGCTATCTGGCTTGAGGTAAGCATTGATGAGGGCTGTGACTGATTCGACCCATCCTTCTCGGGTATCGGGTACGACATATATATCTCCTTGAATTGGTTCGTAGATTGTGAAGTCCTTGTCGGCTCCTTTATCGTCGAACCCAACTCCGACACCTAACATTGATGCTTCCATTAAGAAAGAAAATGGTTTTGCTGGATTGAGCTTTGTCATTTCCATTGTAGAAACAAAAGCACAATTCTGTAACGCAGCAGAGTTTCTCTGTTCATTAATAAGGGGAGTTCCCATCATCCATAGTCCACGGCCCGGTGGAGTCCACTTCAAATTAAACAACCGGTCAAATGCTTCTTTAGCAGAAGCCGCAGCCTTGGAATCTGACCAAGGAAGTCGTTGAGATTTAGCGTGATCTTTTTGTAATGAGTACATGCCATTGATAACACGTTCGCATACTTCAACCCAAGTCTCTTTAGTGCCATCCTCTTTAAGACGAGAGTATGTTCTTAAGAAAGTAATTTCACCTACGCTATTACCTGCAGCATCGGAATATCCCCAAGGAACAGTCTTGTCTTTATATGAGTTGACGAAGTCTTCGGTTAATTTAAAAGAAAACAAAGTATTACCCTTCTCTAAAATGTTGATGTAGTTACATAATTAGTCTATGTGATCAGAGATTATTCTAGTGGTATTTTCCTCAGAAATCCCACCGTTCGGTATCTCTCTCAGAGTGTTAGCTTTATCACCAAACAATGCTGACAGTACACCGCCTGAAGTTTGACGTTCTACGGTCATTCTTACAAATTCCTTGTTTTCTTCAAGTTCTTTCAAACTCTTAACAATCTTAAATAGTCTATCAATCTCTTGCCCAGTGTTAGGATCCGGGTACCCGCCATTTAGTTCTTCAGCAAATCGAGCAAATGCAACACGAGCACCTTGCATCTCAATGATGGCATTTAACAAACCCTTAAGTTGGTCTTTAGTCTTTACCTCTACTGGCAAATTGAAAGCACAAGTATTCTGTGGCTTAAATGCAGGGCAGTTAGCAGCAACAAAACATGTATCGCATTGTCTCAAAGATGCAGAGGTAGTTTCAAGCACTGGAACGTCTCTTATCAGGTCTCGTCCATCGTTATCTTTATCAATAACTGTCTTAGTATTTACTGAAAAAACCGGCAAAGTACGCGTTTCTGATGCATCTCTAACTATAACCTTAGTAGGTTCTAGAGCAGAATCTTTCCGCACCTCGAGTGCACTGTTATCAGGTTCTATGCCTAGTGTTTCCGCAGAACCTGGGTCATCTATGTGCGTGCTGTTATCAGATAACTTCTCGCCATCTACTACTGTTAGGTGTGGCGGTTTCTTTTTATCCATTGATTTCTCCAGCTCCAGGTACGACCATATTGCGAGGCGAGTTACCTCATTACTATCATCATTAATAATCTTATCGAAGTCTAAGCCAGCCTTGTTTATAACATTTTTATAACGAGGGCGTGCTTGGTCTTTCTGTTTCTTTTGGTATCGCACCAGTCTAGTGGTATCCCAAACTATTGTCTCACCACGCATCATTGGAGATAGCCACGACAAAGTGCTTGCAGTCTCAAAAGGTATCTGACGTAAGTTATCAGGTTTAGCGCAAGCAATGCCGTGGAAATTGGTGCCCAGTTGGCCCTGTAGGGCCCGTGTGCGCCCTGCTAGGGTCGTATCGCTATCTATGGTGGTTCCTAGTATGGCAACGTTCTCCCAGTTATCACAGAGAGCAAACAAAGCCCTATGCCCCATTTCAGGGTTCCATACTGGCCAGTATTTACTTCCTAGTTCCCATCCAATAGTCTTACGCTGTTCTTCAATCCAGCTAGATCCAAGCACTGGGGAATCAAACTCAACCACTCCCTCAATACGGTCATAGTTAGTTGCAATGAAGTCTTCATAGTCCGCGGCAAACTCTTCAGCTTCCCGGGTGGATAAGGTGGCGGTGGCGGCGGTTCCTGCAGTAAGGTAAATTTTTACGTCATCTGGGTACTTCTCTGATAATAGATAGGTTTTGCTTTTAGGTAGCCCACGTTTACGCAGGCCCCAAAAGCTGACACTGACATGCTTGACACCAGCATCAATTAACAATAATCTATGAGACGGTATTTCTCCGCCCATGAAAACTATGCTCATTCAAATCTCTTAACATTACTCCCAAGTTCAGCCGCCATAAGTGCAGCTCGTTGGTTTTCAACCTCATCGGCCAGGTCTTGCCAAGGCCGCACTTCTCTGGAGGTACGTACAAATTTAGGTGAAGCAAAGAGCATAGTTGGTATGCCTTTAGACAAAGCGTAAGCACACCGATCCGCATCCGGATCTACAAATAGGTCGACTCGTCCTTGAGCTTGAGCTATAGCTAGCTGCCGGTTACGTAAGTCTTGCCCCTCAAAGAAGTATCTATCATCATAGATATCTCCGTACCCAACTATCAGGTTAGAGCGCAGCCAGTGATCTGTCTGCTTAGGGCTTTGATCCGAGGCAATTATGACCCGGTAATGTTGTGCGAGAATACGAAAAAGCTTGACGCCCTCCGCTATTGGATCGCCTACTTCTGTTCTTAGTACTCCGTCTAATGCTACGAATGCTGTGGCCATTTAATACTCTAACAATCCCACTTTCTAAGTGCTAGTGCCTTGCGAGTTGGTTTACCGTTTTTATCTTTCATAGGTCCTGGCATACCGCCCATACGTGCGCAAAATGATTTACGACGTGCAGCAGACTTAGGAGACTTTTTTGCTTGTTCTGATGAAACAGGTGGCTTTAAGTTATGTCCTTGAGCCTTGGCCGAAGCACGACCTTTAGCGTTTAGTCCACCCTCTGGGTTTTTACCTTCTTTGCGTTGCCATGCTGGTGATTTAGCCATGGATTCTCCTTAGTAGTGTGTTCGTATCGGGTAACTCTATGCCATAAGTCTGAAGTTGTTTCTGTTTCTCTGCTTCTGTTTTAGAATCTTTTATTGCACGTAAATCTTGAATAATCCCAGAACGTTTACCTGCTTGCCATCTGTAGTTATTAAAATCAGAATACCCGGCGCCTATGCGGCTGAAGGCAACTTTTCGTCCTGCATGGATATCATCAAAGAATGTAGATACTTGTGACTCAGCTAATTTAAGCCTACGTTCTGCGTTCAATCTATGAGCAGGGTTAGTTGCTCCACGAACTTCTTGAAGAGCTGAGGCGTGACGAGATAGCATTTCTTTAGCTGTTGACTCATCTCGTTTTGCTTTTTGTTCCCAAGCACGGACATAAGGAGCGGTCATGTTTCTTTCAGGTTTTACTTCCCAAGTGTCCGCAATTAAATCATAAGCTGCGTATGGGTTAATATCTCTAATGTCTGACTGTTCGTTAACGTAGTATGTTAATTCATAGCCTTCCCAATTACGAGTTTTAGGCATAAGGTCTGCATTAAATCCATCGTTTATTGAAGATGCAATCTCTTGATTAGAAAAACTTGCGTAATCTGGGTTGGACTGTCTAAAAAGGACATAGTTAATTCCTACTAAACAATCTAAATCTCCAGGAGCTCTAGCTGCTTCCCACTGATACGAAACTCCGGATCCTGCGATCCAAGCTCTGGTCCAAGTATGCGGCGATACATAATTTGTTGCAAAGTGTTCAAAGAGCATTGATAGAATGCCAGTACGTACCCAGGGTTTTAAACCCTCATCATCAAACAGCTTTGGATCAAGCTGCTCTGAAGGCCTACTGAAGTAGGAGGTTGCAAAGGTCATAGTCCTATTCTTTCATAACAAGACAAAAGGCAGGCCCCTAAAGGCCTGCCCGTTGTGTAAATTGTTAAACTACGCGTTTTTCTTTTGCGCTTCCAGGGCTTCTAAACGAGCAACCGTGTATTCGGCAGCGGCTTGAGCCTGAAGGTCTGCAATAATTTCTGAAGCATATCGACGAACCTCTAACAAGGTAATCTCTCGCTCAACTGGCATAGAGAATAGAGTGCGGTCACGCTCTACAAATACGTGCCCGTCAACATCGATCAAAACTGCAAAACCTGTTGCAATCTTAGGTGGGATATCTGTTACTTCTGGTTCTGGATTAAGAGTTTCAAGCAGTTCTGCTGAATCCTCAATCTCTGCGTTTACTGTACGTTCGTTTGACATTGAAGCCATTAGTTATTCTCCTTATTCATACAATCCAGCGGCCTTGCGCTGCTGGGTTACGTAGTGACTTTTTACTGGACAGAAATCGCACAAAAATACGCTGGTACCTGCTGACTTAGCAGCAGACATCAGACCGGCTTCTTTACGAAGTTCAGCGGTGTTCTTTGGAACAAGTCGCTTGTTCTTTGCACGCCAATCAGTACATCCTTCTTTTGGTCGAAGGTGCTCACTATAGCACTTCATAGCATCGTCATAGAACGTCGCCTTAGTAGTGTAGTAGTCCGGGTCAATATCTGCAAGGCCCCCGCCTACCTTGTTGCGTAGGTTCTCAATAACCTGCTTCTTAACTTCAGGGCGAGAGTAAAGTTTTACACCAATTTTAGCTAAGAACCCCGTGTGAGGTATACCGGCAGATTGGTGATTTTCTACAAGAATGCTTAAAGTTACGTCATCATCTGGGTTGCCTTCAAAATCTGGCAACTCTTCTATAGTCTTACAGTTGTAGCAATACAACAAGCGGAGCTTAGGACCATCGTCCTTGATCTGCGTGTACGTTCCTTCGTCTGCAGGCTTGCCGCCTTGACCTAAAATAGGTATAGTCATATTATCCTCCGAATTAGTAGCCACATACTACTACATATTATTCCGGTCTAGGTACGTCGTTCCAATCAACTTTAAAAGCTTTATTTCTACTCTCAGCCATCTTAGTTTTTTTGGCTTCAATTCCCCTGAGGCGGTCTGCTTCTGTGTTTAGTGCAATAGTTTTAACTGACCGGTCGGTTGATCTTTTTTTACTTCTTTTAGAAGCAGTAATAGTAGCCTCATCATCTGGTGCTCCAGGAGTTTCAGTAGGATACGCAGTTATAGGCATTTGATCCAAAGTAACCTTTAATGCTTTTCTTTGTACCTTTCCAGGTAAAAATCCTTTATTAGATGGTGCAACATCTGACTCATCTTTTGGAGCTTCTTCTACAACAGGTTTTGGTTTACGCCCACCCCTGGTGTTAGGTACTCCAGCCTTATTAAAATTATAGGTAGTACTTGACTTAGGTACGCCTTCTACACTTCCGTCAGTGCCTGCTACCTTACGTCGTAAAGAAGCTAGTCTTGAATAAGATTCTCCAAGAGTTACGTCCTCCCCATCAAAATCTACAGTTGGTGCAACAGAAGCTGGAGGGGTATGACCCCCGTGAGCCCTAACTTTTTCTAGAGCTGTCTCTAAAGCGTTTGCTCGAGTTTGAGGAGTTGTACGTGCCATAACCTCTTCAAAGTGCGTAGAGGCTTTTCCTCCGCCTTTTCCTAATTCTTCAGTAGACCTTCCCCACAATATTTCGTCCCCCGACATGCCTTTTTTATAAAGACCTCTTTCAAGTTCAGTGCGTACTAGTCTATTTTGTTGAGCTCTATGAAAATTGTGTGGCTCTACATCTTCTGGAGTAATGCGACGGCTAGCTACATCATATCCGCCTTTTTCTAAAGCACTATTCATAAGTCTTGTGTGATGCACTGGGCACACGGCCATTACTTGATCAGATCTTTCTCCGGGCAAACGAATAAGATGTGAAGCAGGGCCTTCGTGACCGTCAGCACTGGAAGTTGCTTCACAGTCAATGTGCTGTTTAACTCCGTGCATTTTTAAATCTGAACGATAAGAGAGGGGAACCCTTGCCGCCAAATCTGACATATCTGCAGTAGAACTTTCAGGGGTGTGCTGTACAACCTTACGTGGTTCTTTTTGAGGAACTATTACATTAGCTGGAAGGGATGCACGTTCTTCTGGACTTAATGCCATAGTTAGTACCCTTCTGGTTTACGTGAAGCTTTCTTACGAGCAAATGCTGCTAGTGATACTACGTTTTCGCCTAAATGTTCTGATGCTCCGTGCTCAAAGTGAGCGTTGCGAGCTTTGTTATCCATATCAGATAAGTTTTGATCAAAGAATTTATGGCCAGAGTCCTTAAGCCCGCGATGTGCAGGGTGTTTGTCAGACGGTGTGCCCATATCATCATTCATAGTTACTTACCTTTTTTAAATGGATTCTGTGTCTGTTCTTTACGAGAGCCTTTAGTTAAACCGCCCAAAGATTTGTCATTATCTTTGTTCATTTTATAATCTTTTTTAGGACCTTTGTCATCTCCGCCTGTAGGACCTTTTTTAGGAGGCTTAGGAGGATTTGCTCCACCACCAGCAGCTGCAGTTTTAGGCTTATCTTTTTTCTTAGTCTCAACGTACATTGATTTTTTACGTTCAGGTAAACCTTTTCCTCGGTCGCTATCACTTAGCCCTATTCGACCTATTGGCTTTAATCCTTTACTTGGCTGCTGTTGTGCGTGTCCGGACATTTTAGTTAGTGGCGCCCATTTGATTGTTGTAAGTATCTGCAACAGGCATTGGTGCACGACGAGAAGCAGCAGTTTTATCTGACAAAGGATTAACCTTTGTAGTTGCTTCTTGCTCAATAAAGTCGTAGTTCCAATATGGGTTTAGACCGCTGCGGTTTGCACGCATGATGTCGTCGCCAGTAGAAGGATCGGCTACAGTTGTGTTAGGACGAACCTTGCGGTACTTCCCATCTGTTGCTCCCTCATTCATAGAGGTATTAAGTGAGCGTGATTCGTTAGTTGCCATTAGTTATCCTTTTTCTTAGGTGAAACTACTTTTACAGAATCCATTGGTTCACGGTATTGATTAGCTTTTGCTCCACCACTTGTCCAAGGATCTGCTGCACGAGCATCATTATCTTTTTTAGCGGCGCCGGTGGCTTTAGCTAAAAGAGCAAGGCCATCTGGTGATTTAAATCCTTTACGTACTTTTTCACGACGAGGTACAAAACTCATTTTTTTCCCGCTTTCTTTTTCTTCTTAGATTCTTTCTCCTTGTCAAGGTCAGCCTTGGTCTTTACCTTTAGGGGTACGACCTTGTACTTAGCGTCCTTGCCGTCTGGAGTCTTGAGAGCCATAATCTCAGTATCTCTCTTTTTTAAGAGGTTGTCAGCCTGTTTGCTGTTTACGAACTCTAGGTCTAATAACTCTCTTAGTTCTAGCCACATACTTAGCCGTGTTCCTACGACGAGCTGTAGCCTGTTCTGATCCTGGGTTAAGAGTGGTGGACTGCCCCGCTTGCCATTTTCCTGCAGACTTGCGGTCCCAAGTCTCAACTGAGCTAAAGTCTCTACGTTTGATAGCAGCTACGGTGTGTACTTTACTTACCCGTGCCTTCTTTGCACCGGACGGAGTAGCACGACGGGGAGGTTTTCCTCCGGAGTTTGCTTTAGTTGCCACTCATAGCTCCCTTCATATGCTTTCCATACAAAGCGTTTCTGCAGCTAGGGCACATCTTGCCATCTGTGTACATTGCTTCAACTGGGGTCATAAATAGGCCGCACTTAGGACACTCGACGCTACCATCATAGATAGTTTCTGTGCTGTAAATTTCTTTTACCATACTGACTCCGATACGTTTCGGCTAGTGCCTTGGTATGAAGTTGGAGACTGTGAGTAATCTGTTCTTGTTGGTTCGAATTGAGCGTCGACATCCATTACATCCATAATGCCAATAGCACGAGTACGGTATCCGTATCGTGGGCGGAACAGTTGTATCTGAGGAAGTGGTGGTCGAACAATGTCTTGGATCATTTCTTTAGGCAAAGTTACTGAACGTACAGCCCTTGTTAAAAGCGCTTCTTGTGTGTCAGCAAATGGTCCCATGTAATCGTAACGGATCTGTGGATCCTCAGAGAGAATGGGACGACCTTTACTATGATCATAAACTGAATCTTGTGATGCCATTACTGGAACCTCGGCTTCAAATGCTGGAAATGCTTAGCTGTTCTAGGGTGGAACTCTGCAGGTACGTTCGCAGATACATTTGCTTTACCATCATTAACTAAGTGTGGTGCCGGAGCAAGGTTTTGATTTGGTGCGTGCCTACGAACATGCATAAGAAGACTACCGTCTTCGTCAGATACTGTTGGCTTAACTTTTAATCTACGATCTGGTTTAAAATCTTTTGGCCAACCGTACTCGCCTGGATCAATTCTTTCGCCCTTGTGTACACCACGTTGATAGCCGCGTTGATTCTGTCTTGCTTTAAGAGAATCAAGAACGTTGTCAGCGGTCGCATAAGGCTTACCCTTATCATCACGACGTGAACGTATTGTTCCTAAGTAACCATCTGGATACTCGGCTTGTGGCGCACGACCAACACCCATACGCATGAAGTCCATAGAACTTCTAGGTACAACAGGCGTACCTCCACCACCAGTGGTGGTGTAGGCGCCAATGTAACCGCTAGCTCCGAGGTATTGCCAATTTTGATGTGAGGAAGGCATACCTAAAGTTTACTTCTTTTTAGGGGTTGCGGCTTTCTTAGCTGCTTTCTTATTTGAACTATCTAAGATAGCAGTTAGCTGCTTTGTAATCTCCGGAAGAGCAATTCTGGTAATTAAACCAAATGCTGGGTCCTTTGGGTTAAGCGCACGAAGCGCTACTGGGATTACCGCTACTAGGCCGGCTGCAATAAGACCCTTTGGATCTGTGTTGCCTGTTACCCATAGAGCTGCTGCGGCTGAGATAAATGCACGGCCATATGAGGCAAGTGCTGCTGATACTTTTGGATCTAACTTCATAGTTACTCCTTGTTGTTTCGTTCTGCGATCATAACATATAGATCGTCTATTCTTGATTCTAACCTATTGACGGCGTCTTTTAAACTGCTGCCAGAATTAGGCTTAAGTTCAACTAAATAGTGTTTTACCATCCACCGAATCATTATTGCGAATGCGCCAATTAAAGAAGTTATTGAGAGCGCAAACGCTGCCCAGTCTTGAGGTGTCATTAAGTCTCCAAGAAATCAAGTTGTATGCGCAACTATGATACATAAAATACACCGCGTCATGTTAAAGTATGAACATAGTTAAGAAGGAGAAAAAATAAACCTACTGCGCCTATTCGCAGCACTAATCCTTACACTATTCCTCTTTATATTGGGACAATATTCAGCACACGCCGAAGAACCAACCGTAACTACAGTTGTAGTCAGCCCTGCCTCCACAGATTCTTCTCCAAATCCTGTGACTTCTCCTGCTCCCGTAGTAGTTGTTGTGACAACAAGCGATACTTCGACTTCCACGGTTCAGACCACTGGATCCCCCCAACCAACCACCCAGACGCAAACCCAAACAGTATTAGTAGTTCCAACTGTAACCTCCGTTCAAGAAAAAATTGAGGTTGCAACTGTAGCACTATCTACTGCGGTAGCCGTAGCTACCCCTGAGCAACAGTCTGCTGCTGCAGCCCCTGTGGTAACAGCTCAAGCAGATATTACAACAGCAACGACCGCGGTTGCGGTAGCCGTGACAGCAGTTGCAGCCGTAGATACTCAAACAGCAGTAGTAACGCAAGCCGTTACTAACGTAGATTCAGCTACAGCAGTAGTGGCTACAGCCACAGCAGCAGTAGAGTCTCAAACAGCAGTAGTAGCAACTGCCACAACAACTTTGACCACCGCTCAAACAACACTAACTGCTTTACAAAATACTCCAGCCGATTCTAAAACCTACACAACAGAAGGCTATGTAGCCCCAGTTGCACCAGAGACCCCAACTGTTACTACAACCACTCTTCCTGTTATGTACGACGCATCAACTAAAATTCAAACCCCGTTTGATATTAAAGTGGGTGATACCGTATACAACGGTCAAGGTGCAGATAGCCAAATTTATGTGACCTCAAAAGCAACTATAACCTTTGGTACTGGCGACCATATCTGGTGGGACTTCCCTAATAGACCAAGCATCTCAGTATTTGCCAGCGACTATATGAATGCTGGTGAAGGCACATCTACTGTAGTAACCACCACAGATACAACTTTACAAGTTGATTGGAACCTTAAGAAGTTTGGTGACAGCAACAGTCCTATAACCAACGTTAACTGGAAAATGACAGTAAATCCAACAACTGGTGAATGGACTGGTGTTGGAACTGTTGCTGGAAATACTACTAATCTTTGGTTTCCGCAACGCACAGGTGTTCGTGAAGTAGCAGGTCAAGCAATTAAGCCAATGACCACTGTAACCAATGAAACTTTAACGGCTCAAATTACTGCACAAACAGCTGTTGTAGCCGATAAGACAGAGGTTAAGGCAGTTGAAGTTGCTGTTCTTGCAACTGTTACAGAAGTGAAAACAACAGCAGAGACAGCACTTGCAACAACTCAGACCACACTAACAGCAGAAACTCAAACATTAACTACCCTCCAATCAACGGCTAATACAGCAGTTACTACAGCAAATCAATTAGCAGATACTGCAACTGCTAGCGTAGCAGTAGCGGTTGCTGCTCTTCAAGTTCCAACACCTATAGTTCAACCAGTGGTCCCTGCGCCCACCCCGGCTCCAGAACCTCAACCCGTTCCTCAACCTGAGCCAACACCTGCTCCCCAGCCAACACCGGTGCCGCAACCTGAGCCAACACCCGTACCTCAGCCAGAGCCGCAACCACAGCCTGAGCCTGTGCCAACGCCAGTCCCACAACCTGAGCCTGTGCCTGTGCCTGAACCAGTACCCGTTCCTGAACCTGCTCCAGTAGAACCACCTGTGCCCGAGCCTGCTCCAGAGCCCGCTCCAGAACCTGCGGAGCCACCTGTTGCAATCCCTGACCCTGAGGGAGCGATTGGCGAGCCACCTATTGACCCACCCAAAGAAGAGCCATTACCACCCACAGAAGAGCCACAACCACCGGTAGAACCCGAAGCACCACCCGTAGCACCCGTGGAGCCTCCTGTGGAAGCCGAGCCACCCGTGGGACCAAAACCAGCACCAGAGTTACCAGCGCCAGAGCCACAAAATCCGTTACCAGAATCACAATTACCTCCACCACCACCCGAAGTAGCAAGTGCTACCAAGGATGGAAATATATCAGATAAAGAGGCTGATGCGGTAGTCGATGCTTTAGGTAAGGACGGCACTATTACAAACGCTGAGGTTGCATCTCTTGTTGCTGCCCTTGCACCTAAAGGTCAAGAGCTTACTGAGGATCAAAAAGACCTTGTTGCTGATGTAATCGTTGAGCAGTTTAAAGGTGAAGATGCAGTACCAGCTTCGGCTTTAGAGGCTGCCGGCATTGAGTTTAAAGACTTGCCCGCAGAACAACCTGTAGAGGTTAGGCAGGATGAAAATGGAAATGAAGTTATCATTACAGCAGACGTTGCTGCAGCCCTCGTGTTACTAGAGAACCCTGCGGAATTAATTGGCGCAATATTTGATGACCCTGGTCAAGCCCTCCAAGCAATTGGAAGTATCGGTGCAGATATGAGCACAGAAGAACGTGAAGAAGCAACAGAAATGGTAGTTGCTGCTGTCATTGCATCTGGTGCTGCTTTGAATGCAGTAGCAGCCGCAGGAGGAACTACAACAGGTGGTTCAACCGGTGGCGGTAGTAAAGGCGGAGGCGGAGGCGCTTCCGGAGAATCTAAAGGCGTTAGGAGACGTAAGCCGTGAGAGTTATTAGAGACATGATTGATCAACTATGGACATTGTTAGGCATGTTTATTGCCTGGGTTGTTCTTGATGGATCCGCAAAAACAGTAGTTGGTTACGCAATCATTGGAACACTAGTTGCTTGGGCTGTTACCTACCCCCTTCGTAACCCAAAAGATGAGGAATAATATGAAATCAATCGGAAACATAATTCTGAGAATCGTTGCAACATTCGCTGCTAGCGGTCTATCAGTAATAGGTGCCGGAGCAGTAGCAGGCATATCAATAACAAAAGCAGTTTTAGTAGCTGGTCTTACATCAGTTGCCGCAGTCGTAGAGAAGCTAGCACGTGGCTTTATGAATGATGGCAAATTAGATCTTGAAGAAATCAACGCCGCATTTGCAGCAGTTGATGTCAATTCAAAGACCGCCGCTGACCTAAAGGTAGAGGCAAAGCAATCTGGACAAGACATCGTAATATCCGCTGGTAATAAGCCAGATGGTGAGGTTCCAGAAGAACAACCAATTGATGAAGATTGGGATAAGCGATAATGGCAGATAAAGGAACAGTAGCTAAGCTCATTGAAGTAGCTACAGCAGAACTAGGAACTATTGAAGGCCCTAAAGATAATGAAACAAAGTATGGCAAGTATGCAAAGGCTAACTTCCAACCTTGGTGTGGGTCATTTGTAAACTGGTGCGCTAACGAAGCCGGTGTAAAGGTACCTAATACCGTTTATACACCTGGTGGAGCAGCAGCATTTAAGAAGGCTAACTCTTGGATTGATGGCGACATCGCAGATCCGGAACCAGGAGATATCGCCTATTTTGATTTCCCATCAGATGGCGTCGATCGAATTTCTCACGTTGGAATTGTTATCAAAGACAACGGTGATGGAACAGTTTGGTGCATTGAAGGAAACACAAGCCCAGATGAAAAGGGTTCACAACGTAATGGTGGTCAAGTTTCTAAGAAGCTTCGTGCTTATAAGAAAAACCCTAAGAAGGTTATGATCTCTATCGTAGGATTTGGCCGCCCTAAGTTTGGCGGAGCTCCTGCAGCACCTGCAGCTACTAAGTGTTCTTGCTGCGGTAAGTAATGTATTACCTCACACACATCACATTCCAAGGAGTATTTTTATTAACTCTTTTTGCAGTTACTTTCCTTGGAATGTGGTGGGCTGAGCGCTAAGATATAAGGTTGTTTTTAATCTCCTGTAAAACAAGATTACTCATGCTAACTGAATCAAACAACTCATAACGTTTGTCCATAGACTGTTCGTTTGTAAAATAAGTCGCGCATTGAGTAGAATATTCTAAAAGAGTATCGCTAAAAGTAAACCTTTGAAGATTAATTTTTTTATCGGTATCAAACGTTGCATAAAATAAAGGCTCGTTTTCTTCAAAATAAAGTTTGCCTTTTGGTTCCCAAACTTGCACTTCAAATATAAAAGGTCTAAACCACCTGCCAATATCATACTGACCAGGAACAGCTGTGGCGTACCTAGTATATTTAGGGGGATGAAACATTGGAGGAGTAATAGACATGGTTAATGGCTCATCAGAGAAAAAAATCCACCTAAGTTGAAACTCAATAGTTGGTTTTTTGTTTAAAGCGGGTGGACGCCTAATTGTACAGTTTAAATAACGTTCTTCGTTGGGGGTTATTTTTAGATTCTGTGAGTCTGTAAGATCATAAGTATAGCTACAAGCTCTATTGTTTTTAAAGACAACAGTTCTACTAAATGTAGATGTTGCTGCGGGACAAGATAAAAAAGTACTTGGGCCCCGGTTAGGGTTTTTTTCTTGCATTAACTCAGACTGCAAAGATTTTGGATTTTGATACGGAAACTGACCGCCTGCAGCTAGCCAAGGCTCATCACTGTTTAAAGAAACAGCTGGAGCCCAATAAACATTTACTTGATCAGATGCGTTCATTAATGCCCCCCAAAACAACTAATTCACGACGTGGATCAAAACCATCTCCAACAACTAAAGAAATAATTCCTGGTGCGCTTTCAAGCCCAGACTTATCACGGAACCAAGCAGATCCGTTATCCATTGCTGGGTTTTGAATAAACAATCGTGGTCCAACATTCTGTGAACGATAGTGGTGATAATGACCTACGTTAAGAATGTCAGCGTGAGCTACAGAACAACGTCCCATAACTTGACCTTGCCACCACTTAACCATGTCACGTGACTGATGACCGTGAGCCATACCGTACATAACTCCACTTAGATCTATTGTAAGAGTGCTGTCATCTGCTGCTGGATAGCGGAACTCCACGCGATCACGTAAGAACTCGCTTTCCTTACAGATGTCTTCAACCTGAGCAACTACATCAATCTGCCAAGAATCTTCAGGGCGACCTACTAAGAAGCGCTGTACTTCGTCGTGGTTACCTGGCACTACCGGAACAATTATCTTGTCAGTTAAAGGTGCAAGAGCTTTGATTTGAGCAAGAAGCATTCTGCGTCCAACTCGTACTTGTTCTGAAACACCAATGTCATGTCGTCCCATTACTTTACCTTTTTGACTTGTCATACCTTCAATACAATCGCCAAGCTGTGGCAAAGCAATCTGTTTAATTCCATACTTACCGGCTAAATACTTGTGATGTGCAACAGCCTCGTCAATAGAACTAAGAACTCTGTCAATAATAGCTGGGGTGTCATCCTTACCGTATTGAGTATCTCCAATGCTGTACACAGCAGTTAGATCACCTGATGACTTAAGAACTTCTTTAGGCTCCCAGTTAACAACTAAAGAAAGAAGTTGTTCTAAATCATAATCTGGTGCAGTTGACTTACCTGATGGAACAACGTTAACTCTAAATGACTCTAGCCAATCTCCGTTAAATGTTTGCCAACGTGAACGTCGATGAGATACAACAATCCACTCAGCTGGATCTAACTTTGCCTCAATAAGAATTTCTTCTGCGCCAGGAGTATTGCCATCTGGGCGTGGAGTAGAAACAATAAAGCCACCATCTGTTCCAATTTCAGAACGTGGTCTCCATGCTTCTGGAATATTTTTACTTGTCTTATCAGAACCTTGATTACTGGTTTGAATTATTGCGTCATAATCATCTGCTAAAGACATACACAATCTCCTTGTCGGTGGTCACGAACAGCGGTCTTGCCAAACGTGCCCCCCGCACGGCGGAGTAACATAAATAAATCTTTTGTACTTAGATCATCATCTTCAATAGCTGTGTCTAAAGCTTTTTTGTCTTCTTCAGAAAGGGTAGCTGCCCATTGTCCTACGATGCACGCTTTCAAAGTATTCATAGTTTTTACTTCGGTGTACAGATCTTGCAATGACATTGGTGCCTCCAAGTTTTAGTCCAATTGCAGTACTAGGCCTTAGAGATGAACTCTAAGACCTAGTTACTAGCATACATCAAATTAGTAAGAAGTGCTATTACCCGAATCAAAGTTTGTACGATCACGCTTTGCAGCGGTCGAAATAACTCGTCCGTTAGCCTGTGTTGCACCGGCTGCTGGATCTGTCATCTTTGTATATCGAGGGCCGCCTTTAATTGAATAGGCTGCTCCTGCACGATCTTGTCCTGTAGCTGACACGTTTGCACGTGAAGCCTTTGGCTGTGCGTACGGATCGCCAGCCGCTGTGTTCTTCTTTGGTACAAGTGTGCCAGCCTTTGGTGATGCAGATGGAGATGAAAACTTAAGTCCATCTCTGTTCATAGGCGTGCGACCTTGCTTTGCCATACCTGCAAGCGCCTCGTCAGGGCTTGGGTTCGAGCTTTTTGCCATGGTGTTCCTAACTGTTAAGAGATCTCTTGTAATAAAGAATATATCAATTTACATTGATAGTAAAGACTATTGCTGAAATTTGTCCGTCACGAGAATCTACGGTAGTAAATCCTGGTCGGCAGCTGAGGTCTAGACCTCTAGGTGCGACATAGCCACGAGCAATAGCAATTGCTTTTACTGCTTGATTTACTGCGGAAGCTCCAACAGCCCTCAATTTTACTTGTGGACGCTCATATAGAGCGTGGGCTATGGCTGAGCCTACCGATTGAGCATTAGAACCGGCGCTTACACGCAGGAACTGTTCTTCGGTTGAATCTTTATCTATCACGTTTTGTAGTCCTTAGGTTTCGATTTAGAGTTGCCCTCTAAGGTAAAAGGTACGTGATTTAAGGGGTTAAGTCAGGGTATCCAGCCTCTTTTAACAGCCTGATTAGATCATCTAAACGTAAAACTGCCGGCCAATCCCCGATGCTTGCTGGACCTTGACCATTAAGACGAAGTACTGCAATAGGCAAAATTTCCCCATCACCGCGTTCTTTTAGCTGTTTTATAGCAGCGCTAGGGTTAAAGTCTTTTCTAGCTTTTACTTCCCAATCAATGCCTATAGTTCCGGTAACGTCAGTACCAGTCCTACCTGCGCCGGTAGATTTTGCATAAGGCCAACCCTCGATTACTAACTTATCAGCCAGTATGTCCTGAGACTTATACCCACGATGTTTTCTACTTTGAGATGGCACAAGGCACCCTACTCTACTAGGTGTTTCTTAATTTCAGATATAAATTGTTCTTTAATTTTAGCTTTTTTTGCCATAGCGTATCTTTGAGTTAAAGGTTTAAAAGTTCCGTATCTTCTACCAGCTTCGCTACACTCTTGTTGTAACTTAGCAATTGTAGCCGTGTGCATAAACCGTTTAAAAATAATAGGCCTATCTGTGTTAAAGTGTATATAACACAAATCGTCTCCTTCAAAAAAAGTCATTTTATCTGTAGACATAGGGATGTGGTAGTCCAATACAAAAGGCCTAAACCACTGGCCTATATCGAACTCTCCTATAGAAAGCATTGCCCCGTTAGCGGGGGATGTCTGGGGATAGTAAGGAGGTGTAATTTTAGCTACAACTGAGTCCTCTGCTATAAAAAGCCAAGACATGTTGTATAAAACGTTAGCGTGATCTTTTACAGAAGGTTTACGAAGTACGTTTAAAAAAACCCTGGATTCTAAATTTTTTCCAAAAGGAATTAAATTAGTAGAAAAATTAGGGTTAGAAGCTATCGTATCGTTGGCGTCTTTTAAAAATCCTTCAGGAAAAGATACAACATTTTCTATAACATTTTTTATTACAAAAACATTGTTAGTGCTAGCTTTAAAAGCAGGGCATGCGTAAATATTATCTGTACCTACATTAGTAGCCCTCATTTTAGTTATTTCCGAGAATAAACTCGTAGGTTCAGTATAAAGAAAAGACCAAGATTCTTGGTCGCTTTCGTAAGTAGCGGGGGCCCAATAAACAATTAAAGGCTCTCTAGTATCTTTCATGTTTACCCAACCCTATTCTGGAAACACATTGCGCATCCTAGTAGTAATCAATACCTCTAGATCATCTAGAGTACCGTTGTTTACAAAAATTTGATGGACTTTGTATCCGTCTAGTTCAGACTCAGAAACATGGTCATTAACTGCATCAAATCCTAATCGTTTTATACGCCAAAGTTGACCACCCATATTTTTAACAGCTTCGGCTTCATTTGCAAACCTAACGTCTGTTATAACAACACGGTCTCCTGAGGCCACCGTACTCAATACGGGAGTAAGCCAAACGTTTGGATAAAGTAATTTTCTACCGGAAACCCCTAGGTCTTGCAACAACCTACGAACTTGAGGCTCTTGCTTTGCTTTATCCCAACCAACTAAATTTACTAAATCTTGTAAGTAACCTGTAGGACTACAAGCAACCATAGGATTAACCTCATACAAAAACTCTTTAATTTTATCTGCAAATGCAACTCGTCGATAACCATATTTTTCTACTAAAATAGAAGCGACGCTATCTTTTCCAGACTGTGCGTAACCCGTAAGACCAATTACGCTGTGCCCTGGCCATCCCGTAGGTCCTTTAGGTAAACTTAGCTCTTCATCAGTAAATAAAGAAAGTTGTTCGTAGGTCATGGTGTCATCCAAGTGCTTCTACCAACAGCCTTGTTAATGTTTACTCGTCTAGTGATCTCTCGGTTAATAAGAGAAATGTCTTTAGACAAACGATCAGAAATGATGTGAATTAACCCGTGATAGTTAGAAAGTTCTTGAAGAGCGGTCAACTTCTCTTGATAGTCTGGGTCAACTTCTACTTCAGCATCAATCATAGAAACTGCTATGCCGGAACCTTTCAAAGATAACTTTTTCTTAGCTTTGATTAAAGCTAGGTTCTTATCTGCTTCTGCTTTGTCTACCTCAGCACACCAAAGCTGCAGACTTATAAACTCTAGGTAAGCAACGTACTTAGCGTATAGATCCATAACTTCTTCTTCCATCATCCCGGTAATATCTGCAGGAAGAGATGGAGCGTTATAAACGTACTCCTCGTTTACTACTAATCCTTGAGACTTTAATGCAGCAATAGTTTTACTGCTAGCTACAGCAGCCCTTAACTCAATTGGACTCATCTAGGTTCTCCTTTGCCCAGTCATTCCACTCTTCGTTTAATTCAGCAATATCTATAGTTTCATCAAAACCATTTTCGTACAAATGCTCAATAAAGTCATCATCTGCAACTACTACTGGTAATCCTTTGTAAGAATAGTTACTCTTATCAATCATTGACCGCCCCACCCTCCACCTTTAAGTTGAATACCAAATGTTGAATATTGACGAAACGCCTCTCCACCACACTTACATACTATTGCTGGAGCAGGACCATCTTGAATAGGAAAGAAACTTTCAGTTACTTCTTGACACTTTGAACACTTGTAGTTGTAATCAGGCATTTTCCCCCCTGTATGGCTCACACCGCTTGCAACCCTTTACGGAGTCAATATTACACATAGGTGGGCGGTTGTTGTCAACTGCCCAAGCAATGTCCAGGGCCTGATCAAACAGCTCCTTGGTAAACTCTGGGTTGTACTTGACTACGAACTCTTTATAATCTTGGTTTGCTTTAAGCTCATAGATAAAAACAATCTCATCCGGAGCAGAGGGAAGATCACCACTCTCAACCATAAGATGAGTTAGGTGAAGGTAAACCTGTCCCTGAAGTTGATGCGTACGGAAAGGTGCTCGGATATTACGCCAAGCTTTCTCTAAGTCTCCATCAGACTGTGCAAGTAAAGCCGGAGCCTCAAAGCGCAGAGTTCCAGCGCCAATAGACTTAATCTCAATAAGGCAATCTTCACCTAAACCTTTTACCCAACCGTCAGAATGCCCACCAATTTTGTGCTTATTGCTCCACAAAGGAACCTCATCATAGGTAAACACTCCGCACTCTGGATCTTCAAAGTTTAGATCAGAAGCTAATTCCCAATCAGATGGACCGCACTCACTGCACTCCCACTTACCGTAAAGAACGCCCATCTCTGTAAGCCACTTCTGCCACTTAGCGTGGATAGTGTGGCCCTCATCAAAAATAGATTGCAAACGAAGAGTAGGCTTTTCTCTAACTTCTTTGTAGTTGCCAAGAATAGCGTGGTACTGGGCAAGGTGGCACCACTCAGGCTTAATCATGTCGGATGGGTGAATAATATCCATGCGACGATTATCAAAAGGCTTAGACAATAGATGGCGCTCAATTGAGCTCATCAAACGAGTCTCTCGTTTATTTGCGTCTAAGTATGCTTTTAAAGAAACCGTCTTAGGTTTGCCCGTATTTGCCATCCTGGTCTATCCAATCGTCTAGTGTTAAACCTTGTTTTTCATACTTACGCTTTGCTGCATTTCTTTCTCTGTGAGACATTCCCCCAAAGATTCCGTGCAACTCGTCGTTTATGATAGCTTCTTTAAGACATTCTTTGCGAACTGGACAAGCTGGTCGCCCGTCCTTTCCCCAACAAATTGCCTTAGCTTGAGTAGCTATCGGTTTGTATAAAGCCTTGTCTCGTGGAGGAAAAAAGATTTCTGTATCTTCTCCTCGGCACTTAGCCGAGTATCTCCAAGCCCAAGTAGGCTCGTCATCATGTTCCATTTAGTCACTCCTAAGTGCGTTACGAAGTTCAAAGAAATCCTCCTCTCCCAAAACTACGTAGTTCTCACCATCAAGATGAAGACCTAACACCGGTATACGACTATCAAGGATAGCTTCGGTAGTAATCTTCTTAAGAACTTCTGATTTAATGGTTACTGATTTCTTTCCAGTCCATTTGTGCTCAATCAAAAGATCATCACTCCGTACATCCCCTTTACGTGACCAGAACGCACCCGATGCAGCTGAGCGCTTACCGTCCACCAATTTCTCTAAACGCTTCTCATGCTTTAGAGATTGCTTCTGTCCCTCACTCTTCATCGAGAGCCAAAATCGGTTGAGCTTTGATAGTGCTCATTACCGCCTTACTTAACTCTTCTCGCAACTCAATCTCTTCTCTAAGAGAATCAATAAGAGCCTGAGCTCCTTGCCACTTACGATCACCGTAGTACATCCAACCACCACGTCGTTCTACAATCCCGTTAAGGATAGACAAAGCAACAATTTCTTTACCGGTGTCATAGCCACCAGCATCGATTGCACCACCGTCTGCAAAGTAGAAATCTAAGTACGCAGTTTGCTGAGGTGGAAAAGTCTTGTTCTTAATTGTGCGAACACGAATAGTCTGTCCTACTCGACGCTTGCTTTCACCAGTACCTACCTCTACCCATTCATCCCGTTTTACTTCACACCGCACGCTGTATGCATAGTCCTTACCTAAACCACCAGGAGTGGTTCTAGGATCTCCGTGCATAACGCCAATCTTCATACGGTACTGATTAATCATAATTCCTAGTACTGGTCGTTCTGATTCGATAAGGTCTCGTTTGGTAGCTGACGCCACTTTTCTAAAGAACTTATTGGTAATAAGTGCGCCACGACCCACAGTAAATTCTTCCATGTGTTTTTGATCTTCTGCGCTAGGAACAAGGGCAGGAAGAGAATCGACAACGACCATGTCCACAGCCTTGCTTTCCATAAATTGAATAACCGAGTCAAAAGCATCCTCCATACTATTAGTTTCTACAAGTAATACACGACTGTTATCTACTCCGCAAAGTTCTGCGTACTTAGAATCAAAGTCTTCTGCAGCAATCCATACCGCAGTAAAATCTGGATTAAGTTGTTGATTAGCAGCAATTGTTCTTAAAGCAATTGCAGTCTTTCCGTGGGAAGCTTCTCCAACTAACTCAACCCAACGATTCATAGGCCACCCACCACCTAGTACAACATCTAGTGTAAGAGAACCAGAGGTAATGCGTTGAGAAAGACGTGCTTCGCCAGCTAAAATAACTGTGTTTGCACCTAGCTTCTTATTAATACCGGCTGCAATTTTTAAAGCTTCTGCACTTAGTGACATTATCCAAGCCTATCTACGATTACGGTTGGGTTAAATCCTCCGTCTTGTGACGGTTGTTTAGCTGCAATTGGTGTGCCACCTTGTCCGGTGCCACCTACGCCTGTCCCAGCTTGAACAATTGGATACCCGCAATCATAGCAACGTTTACGTTGAGTGCCAACGGGGGCCATGTAATTGCCAGACATACATCCTGGACAACGCTCTTGGTCTCTAGCACTTTGAGCACGGGTAACTAATTGATCTTGGTTAGGGTCGTACGAAACTTGAACGTTAGGAGTTTGCTGAGGAGCGCGGTACACATTACCGGGCGGTAGTTGCGTAGGTGGCGTAGCCGATGCAGGCGCCGCAGTACCTAATTTATTTGCCCACCAATTATTACTCATTGTTCATACCTACTTTCGACTCGATTAGCCCAATATTTTTTAAAGTTGAAACACAAGAAACAGAAGAAGCTAAGGCAACCATCTTAAATAGATCGCTTAGAACATTTAGTCCGTCTACAGGTAATTCTTCAGGAAGTTCATTGTCTAAAGTATATGCAGCAGTTGCAATCTTAGCCAAGATCTCAGCGTGAGCATCAATAAAAGGCAACAAGCCAGCAATGTTGCTTAGTCTAAGTTCGTGAGCATCCTCTTCCATATCAGCTACTTCGTCTGAGATTGGAGGTAAGCCCATCATCTCTGCAATACCTTCTGTTGGAGTAAGCATTGTGTCGTAAACAATTTGACGCATAAGAACACTAAGAGGAACTTGAGTAACACTAACAACTTTCTTCTTACGTTTCCAAAACCTCATTTAGCCTCTCCCCATCGTTTAACAATCGTAATGTCAGCCAACATAGGTACGTTTAGTGCCTTGATGTCTTCCATAGCTAAACGAATTTGTTCAGCAGTTTCTTCAGCAAGCTCAGTAGGCGTAACCGTAACTAATTCATCGTGAACCGTTAAGATTAAAGAAGCCTCGTCTGGGATCATCTTGTTAGCCCTAATCATAGCAAGCTTAATAAGGTCTGCTGCCGACCCCTGAATAACCGTATTAAAGGCCTGTCGCTCTGCTCTAGAACGTTTCCAGACCTCATTAGACCTTAGGTCGGGTAGGTAGCGACGCCTCTTTAGAAGGGTGCTAGCAAAGGGAATAGGCGCCTGCCTACGGCTTTCTCCAATCACCTGCTTCTTATACCTAGCAACTGATGGAAACTTACGGATAAACTCGTCAAGCAACTCCCTAGCCTCAGCCAAAGAACAACCAATTGATTCAGAGATCTTGTCTGGACCTACACCGTATGCAAGGGAAAGCACTAGTACCTTTCCGGCCTTACGATCTACGCCCATAGTATTACCAATAGTTGTGTAGATATCCTCACCGTTTAAGTAAGCACCGCACATAATTCTATCTTGGCTAAACGAAGCAATAACTCTAGGCTCAATCTGGCTGTAGTCAGCAACTACTAGCGAGTGACCTTCTGGAGCTACAAAAAGATTACGAATAGCTTTTCCATTAGTTGTGTGTGGAGCTGGAACATTCTGCAAATTAGGGTTACGACTAGAGAATCTCCCGGTCTCTGCTCCGTACTGAACAAAGTCAGTATGAATGCGTCCCTTAAACATAATGCTCTTCTTTGCCGTTACCTTTGATTTACCAAGAAGAGTTCTGGTTATATCCCCGCCTAAATAAGGAATTACATAGGTAGTTAAAAGTTTATTAAGGTCAGAGTATTCAATAAGGGCATCTACCAACATATCTTTTCCTGCGTAAGCCTGTAAAGCTGGCTCTGCTACTGAGTAATCAGATACAGAGGGTGCCTGTCCTTCGTCGGCACGCTTTTGTCCAGCGGGAGTAAGAACCTTAGGGCGTAAGCCACGACCTCCATCTTTCTTTGGAGAGTAAAGCAATCTTTGCTTCTCTGGAACAGAGTTAATGTTAAACGCTTTACCAGAAAGACGATAGATAGTTGCCTTGCAAGTCTCTAATTGTACGTCGAGGTTAGCTTTAAGCTTCTCTAACTCTTTAACATCAATGTCTGCGCCACGAAGCTCCATACGACAGATAACCTCTAGCACATCCATCTCAAGATTAAAGATCCCCCGAAGACCGTCAGTGTCTAGGTTTGTGGAATAGCGTTGGTACAACTTCCAAGTCCACTCAGCATCTAAAGCAGCGTAAGTAGCAACCTCATCAAAGCTGTGTGTCTCTACTGCCTTACCTACGCCCTTAACCATCTCGTACCCAAACTCGCGCTTTAGACAATCATCAAGACCTAGATCATTGCGGTTCTGATTGTTTAATATAAACGCGGCATTTAGAGTGCAGAAATATTTTGGTAGGGGTAGTTTCCCAATGTATTTAGTAACGCTTTGTAAATCAAATTTAAGGTTGTGACCAATCTTTACTTGATCACTATGGAGTAAAGTCTTTAAAGATTTAAATACTTCTCCCGCAGTTAGTTGCTCTGGAGCTGGTCCAAAAACACGTGTAGCTTTACGTTCATCTTTACTGTAGTCAGAGTCGCGTAACTCCATGCCTTTAGAGACGCGGACAACTGAAGAAGGAAGCAAAGGATAATCAGTTCTAATGTACTCGCCGTTAGGGTGATCCATAGGTATTACATCTACTCGACCATGAGTTGCTAAAGCAATCCAAGTAACAGTGTTTTGACGTGGATCTCCGCGATGGTTTCCAACGGTTTCTACGTCAAAGCAAAACGCATCTACTTTGCTGTAGGCGTCAACAAGTTCATCAAGTTGTTTTTGGGTAGTAACAATATTCATAGCGCTCCTTGATTGAGTGGGCTGGGGGCTCATTAGAGAAAGGAGACAAGAGACTGAGCCCCCAGCACGATTATTTGAGGTTAGTTACCTGATGCAATTTCACGAGCAATTTCAGCAAGTTCAGCTTTGGTAGATGTGTGTAACGCATCTGGTCCAAGTGGCTTCATTGTTTTGATTAGCTCTGAGGCTGCAACAGGGTCAATACCCCAATCCTCAGCAAGGTCACGCTCTTTTACTGGTGTAACTGAGTATGATGTTTTTGTACCGGTGCCAGACTTACTGACTGCCCAGTAGATGTCGGGACGATTAAGTGGGCCAGTTTTCTTGTCAGAATCAAGCTTCTCAAGTTGTCCGCATAGACGAACTCCAACAACCATTAATTGAAGTTGTGGATCTTCGTCAGAAAGGTTAAGGACAGTAAACGCAAACTTTTGATCTGGCTTACTACCTACAGCAACTAGCGGGTCACCCTCGCCAATGCTAATAAATGATTTCTTACCAGGACGGTTTACCCAGTGCTGCATAAAGGACATTGGCTCATTACCAATGAACTTAATTAGTTGGACATCTTCGTCAAATCGGAAATCAGTTGCGAAGGTTTTGTTGGACTTTGCTACAGCTTTCTTTGCTGCTGCCCAACCTGTTTGAATTACTGAAGAACGCTCAGGAACTTCTGTTTCGTCCTCAGTCTGGAAGATCTCTTCGAGAACTTCAGTTGTTGGTGTATCGACTACATAAGAGTCGACGTTAGGTGTTTCGGTTGTTTCAATACGGATACCCATTTGGGTATCTCCTTTCGGTCAATGGATCATTGGTTGATGGTCATATTAAGTTGTTTCTTGCGTGTGAATCTTAGTCCATTTCTCCATCAATTCAATTGATAGATCATGATGTCGATTCCAATCAACCCGAGGTGCTTCAAGAAGTCCTCTAGATTGAAAGCTTTCGATAGTTGCTTCGACAATTGCTTTGCTGTACATCCGCCATCCGGGCTTCTTTACACCTTTAACAATCATTGACTTCAAGCGATAGGGTGCACGCGGTATATAACCTTTTCGTTCCCAAAGCCTCAAAGTAACTAACGGTCTGCCTAATGCAATAGCCATAGCTCCTGCACTAAACAATTCTATCACCTTACCGTTTGGTAATGCTTTGACTTGAGGGTCAACATTCCAAGCGTTTGGTGTAGAAACTTTACGGGGTTTTACATTTGGATCTGGTTTACGACGTTTGCGTTTTGAACCAGGATAGTAATCATCCAGGCTCTTAAACAGTTTGTCAACTTCGTCGTTCATATCTACCCTAAGATTTAGAAGGAATAAAAGCCCAGACAATTTTCTTAGGGAACATTGAATCAATGTCCTCTTCAGTTAATAGCCCCTCATAAAGACAGGCCATAACTTGATCTTCGTTTAATACTGGTTCCCAAGTATAGCAACGCTCTGCTAAACCTTTTGCGCCAAGGATACGAGTAGCCTCAGCTGGGGCTAAAGATTGGGATACTTTACGTTGACGCTGTAAAGAACGATAACCGTCTACTTCTTGCTCTAATGGATACCAGAGGTTTCCTTTATCGTCCGCTTCTCCTTCTTCATCTACGAGATTAGAAAGAAAAGTTTTAAGTAGGGTTTGTTCTTTAGTAAGATCGTCAACTTGACGCTTAATAGTAATAAATTGTTGTACTTTGCTTAGTACAGAACTTACCGGTGGTTTATCCGGTGGAATAACGTTTGGCATGTGGTGCCTCCTTTAGAAGCATCCTATATCACGCCACTGACAAAACGCAAGCTACTTCTGGCTATCCCACAGTTCTTGGTCTGGATACCCTGGAGTACGCTGTGAGGGGTTTACATACCGCTTTAAAGCCTCAACAATTACGTCTGTGACTGTGCGGCCTTCAATAGCAGCCTTTTCTTTTACAGCACCCCAAAGGTCGCTGGATACACGGATAGTGCGTGTAGGTGTCTTAGGTGCGTTAGGCATTGAATAAGTCTAAACCGTAATGTTCTGTAGGAAAGCCCTAAGTGAGCCTGCAGTTAAAGCAACCCCGCCTTTATCGTCAATTCCTTCACCGTCTACTACGGCGTTTGCAATAGCAATTTTCTGTTGCAACATGGTGTGTTGACGCTCTTCAATAGATCCTTCCATTAAAAAATCTTGAATAACTATCGACGTCCAAGTAGAGGACGCCCTACGAATTCGACCATTCCTCTGTACAGCCAACCCAGCATTCCAAGGTAAGTCATAATTGATAAGGAGATTAGCTTGAGGCAAATCCACACCATAACCACCGGCATCAGAACTAACAAGTATGCGAATACTGGGATCAGTTTGAAAACTAACTTTAGATTCTTCTTTAGCCTTAGCATTCATTTCTCCTGTGTAAGGGGTGCTGCCCCAGCTTGAGAGTAAAGTGTCTCTGATGATATCTACCATGTGAACATAGCTAGTAAAGATAACTATCTTGTTACCCTCGTACTCACCTAAAAAGTTATCCACGTACTCTTTTAAAGCAGATAGCTTTGGAAATTTAGTAACTTTATCTAAACGTCCGGTTTCTTTTAAGTCTGCTGCATACCCGGATGACTTTGATGAAAACTCTAGCAACTGGGGATGGTCGCAAAGCATGCGTAAAGCAGTTAGCTTAGACATAATCTTTCCTCGCAAAGCGTCAGCACCCTCCCAAGAGTTTGCTTGCCCATAGTGATTAAACACGTCAAAGCTTGTTCCGTAAGACTCAACAGCTTCATCTAGGTCAGTAAGTATCTCGTTAGCAATACTTTTGTAAAGCTTAGAACTTACAGAATCAAATTGAATTAAAATTGGCTCAGCAAATATAGTCTCAGGCAAGTAGGGGGCAACATCTGGATCTGACTGACGTTTGCGAACACAAGCCTTAGATAGGGTGGTGTTTAAAAGAGGTAAGTTGCGGTAACGGTCTACACCCCCAAAACGATTGCGAACAATAAAGGTTTGGTCAAACAAATCAAACCGACCTAAAAGACTATTGTCTACAAACTGCATAATTGAGTAGAGCTCTTCTGGTTTTCCGTTTTCTACAGGTGTACCAGTAAGAGCAAACTTATAATCGCTCTTTAATTTCTTTACGTACTTGGAGCGTTTGGATCTAAAACTTTTGATTGCGGTTGCTTCGTCGCAGATAATGAATCCTGTAGGGAGCTGTCGTACATACTCCCAGTCGTTAACAACTTGCTCGTAGTTAATAATGACGTAATCAACGAGTGTATGCCCCCAGTCAAAGGCCTGTTGGTACTGCTCAATGCGTTGTTTCGGCGTTCCATCAATAACCAAAGCTGTTGAAGACTCATCTGTAAACTTCCTAATCTGATCTGCCCATTGGTATTTGAGGCTAGACAGACAGATAACTATACCTGGCTCCATTATCTTCTGTTCGTCCATAAGACGTTCAATAGCTGCAATAGTAAGCACGGTCTTACCAAGGCCAAGGTCATAAGCAACAAGCATCTTGCCGCGTTCGCACATAGCGTCTACAGCTTCTGGTTGGTATGGAAGAAGGGTGCCGGTAAAGGTCATACTTGTTCGTCTCTTCTCCAATGTAAAAATGATTTAACGTAAACAATTGCATATGCAATAGCGGACACAATAAACCCATACTGCTTGGTAGTAGTTGCGTAGACAATCCAAATAACTTCGTTACATAAGAGAACTATCCAACCCCATACTGTTTTTCGTCCTACGAAGTAGATTCCGCAAACGCCGATAGCTGCAAGAATCCAGGACCAGTACTGATACATTAATTGCCCCTTATGATCGCCATTACCTCAACAAGTATAGCAGTAGCTGACTTAGGAGAACCTCCCCGGTAATACTCGCTTACGTGGGCAATCTCTTTAATAATTTTAAGTCTTAAAGCGGCCTCAGTCTCCGTAGATTGCTTGTTCACCAAATACGAAGTGTTTAGCCTTCTCAATGCCGTACTCGATTTGTTCACGAGACATGTCTCCTATATCTTTTATATTAGTACCTGCGTAGTTAAAGAACCAGCACTCCATACCTGCTTCTTTACATTTAGCAAACATTTCTTTAGAAGCTTTTTCTCCTGCGGCATCAATCCTAGGGTTATCAAAAGCAAAGATCAACTTCTCAGCTTTCCTAAACAAATCAAACTGCGCTTGACTTACAGAAGCGCCGTAGGTTGCTAGCCCGCCTAATTTCAGCTTAGCTGAGCTAAGCTTTACTACATCTAATGGAGACTCAACTATGAGCACAGATGAGTCAATCAAAACGTCAAGACCAAAAAGCGTTAGTGACTTCTGGATTCCTGCTGGCCTGTTGCGGAACGTTCTATTTGTCTGTCCCTTTTCTTGCCAGCCCATAAGCTTTGAACTCTCAGCATTCCTAATTGGAATAATCCAAGCTTCTTGCTTGCGGTCCCATTTAAGTTCGTGGTTAGAAACAGCGCTTCGCGTTAGCTGTCGTGCTTGTAACGCCCAATCAGGTACCTCATCAAATACTGCAAGGCGGGCGTCGCTCATCTCAATTGGACGGGGAGCAGGACCAACATAAGCGTTGCGCATCTCTTCAAGTTGCTTAGCAAGTTCTTCAAAGTCAACTTCGATCTCTTGCTGTAGCCATGCTTTTGCAGCCTCATAGTCAGGGCGATCAAACTTAGTTTTAAGTTCAAGCACATCTGCTATGAGACCAAGCAAAATACCTTTGTATCCACAGGAGAAGCAATGGTGGACACCGGTCTCAGCATTGATTGACCAAGATGGATTGTTATCTTGACGACCAACTCGTTCTAAGTGCATCGGGCATAAACCGATAATCTCTCTGTTGCGTTGAGAGCCATCTACACCCAGACGTAGGAGTACCTTCTCAATATCCCCGTCGCGGTACATCTAAGAAAAATCTCCGATTACACGGTACATAATCTCTGTGTACGTGGATGCGTTTGCAGCAAGATCTTCTGGATGATGAAGTTCTTCAGACTCGTCTTCTTCTGACCAGTTAGATTTCATATAGTTACGCAAGCCCTCTGAGAGACGATCTACAAATTGATCTACAGTCATGTAACCGCGTTCCATAAGCTGCTCATCTGTAGGCATCTCATATTTATTCTTTTTACCCATTTCGATTCTCCCTGTAATCAATTGGTGTTGGTGCTGTAGCAAGTGCGCCACATAAAACGCACTCCATATCTAACATGTACAAAGAGATTTCTCCCTCTTCAAACATTGCTTGAACCTTCCATAAGAAAGAACCACAAATACAAACTTCTATAGGAGCATCTTTATCTCTTAAATCTAAACTCATAGTAATGCTCGTTTCCGTCGTCTTAAGTTCTTCCGGTCTTGAGGAGTTGTACCGCCCCAAACACCGTCCAAACTACTGTCCGACATAGCATACTCTAGGCAAGCAGTAGTCAGCGGACAGCTCTGGCATACAGCCTTTGCCTTGTTCACGCTCAAACGGTGGTTGTAGTCCTCAGGAAAGAACAACTCTGGATCCTCTGACTTACATAATTGAGAGCCATTAAATGGTGCTGATCCCAAATAAAGATCCATACTCTTCAAACTTCCCTTCTTCCCAGTCCCATAAGAGATCACTTGATGCCGGCCCACAGTTACGACTTGCAACGATACGTAGTTCACGGGAAGTATCATCTTCTTCATCTTGCTTTTGTAATCCTAAAATAACATCTGAGTCTTGATAGAAAGATGATGAGTAACCAATTGCATCTGCTGATACTTGGCGCTTCTTCATCTTCCATAACAAAACCTGAGTTGAAATAACAATAGGAATTTTCTTAGACATAGCAAGTTGCTTAAGACCACGAGTTATATTTGTAAGAGCTTGAGGACTGTTCTGCTCCCCAGTGATCTCATCTACCATCAAATACACACCGTCCACAAACACAATGTCTGGACGAAGCTTGTCAATCTTTGCAGCAAGTCCAGTAACAGTCATTGCAGATACTGCGTCTGTTAAGTAGAACTTGTGCATGCCTTCCATATCTTCAAGAACTTTTTGATACCGAGCCTCTTCTTCTTTAGTCAGGGCCCCGCGAATCAGCCGGGAGTGGGCAATGTGGGAACGCATTGCATCGTGTCGATGTTGCTGCTCAATGTTGTTCATCTCAAAAGATTGGAACAAAGGAACGAAGCCATCGTTGTGCACGTTGACTGCAACCTGCAAAGCAAGAACTGACTTACCTGTTTTAGGTGGAGCAATAATTGTAATTAGCTGACCAGGTTGCAAACCAGCGGTTGCTTGATCAATAGTTCTAAAGCCGGTAGCAATACCTAACAAACCGTTTGGACGAGTCTTTACATTTAGATACTCATCAAAGCGTTGAATAGCATTAAGAGTTAGGTCGATGTCGGTTGACTCACGAGAACCTTCATCAAGAAGTTTTGCTACTCCCTGATTCAATACCGCAATAGCAGTGTTGTGATCTCCCGAAGCAATTGCTTCTGACGCATCTTGTACAACCGTAATTGTGCTTTGACGTTTACGGTATTCAATAAGCTGATCTAATAAATAATCAATGTTGTCTTCTACTGCTAACAAACGATATGTAGGAAAATTATCTAGAACAGTAACGCCAGTAGGAACTTCTTGATACTTAGTCCAATGCTGACGGATAAAGCGCCACACTGCTTTGTTCTCATCTACAAAGAACCAGTCGTCGTTAACACCGGCCTCTAGAAGAATAGAGATATCTCGAGTTCGTACAGCGCGGGAGAGGAGCCTTACTTCGTTATCTGCTGCCACTACAAACTCCCTATCGCTAAATACTTACTGCCGTACCTTAGACCCCTAGAGGGTATATCCACAACCCCTTTGAGTTCTGGACGATAGGGAAGTTCTCCCACTAAATCTGCTACTGAGTTATATCTGTTTACGTAATTAAACGGATTGGTACCAAGGTTGTTTAAATCCTCAAGAACTTCTTCCATCTCTTTCTTTGAATAACCAAAGCCAACTAACTCTAATGTGTATCCGTACTTTTCGCCAAAGCGCCAGAACAAAGAAAGAGACTGACGGTTGTAACTGCTCTCTTCTCCAAAGACAGGTATCCCCAGAACTTTCTTGAGAGTGGGGGACCTGTCAAGAATGCAATCTAAAGTTACTACTACTCGGAGAGGAACCTCGTTTGAGATATCCCCACCCTTCATTAGACTACTTCGATTTTTCCGTAGTTGATTAACAGGTTTCTAAAAGCCTCTGGTGATTGAACAGCCAGGTTAGCTTCTAGGACTGGAGCTTTTGTAGAAATGTGTGTTGGGTAGACGCCGTTGTTGTCTGACATCCGCTCACGGACAAAACGAGTGTGCTTGCAAGAACTTCTGTTCTTGAACCCCGAGCAGTTGCAACGAACTTTTAGAGAGTTAGCCTCAATCTCAACTTCGTGCACGCCAGTGTCCGATAAGAACAACTGCGACACTTGCCAACTCTTCACTGAAAACCTCATCATCTTCTTAGATCCTTCCCCGAGTTTACATCAATTGCTATGAAAGCTTCATAGGCAAAGCTAGCCATTGGTGCGCCGTATTGCTCTTCCCACCTAGTAAGAGGTGTATTACTTGTAACAATAGTTGGTAATCCCGAATTAAAACGGGAACGAAGCAGTTCGTCAAACGTGTCTTCTGCCCAACGAGATGAAGCCTTGTGTTCTTTTCCTAAATCGTCTAGAACAAATGTTCGAATGACATTTTCCTTGGGACCGTCTCCATAAATCCCATTGATCATAGTTTCAGTGGCATCGTCAAACTCATCCCACTGAGATTTCTGAATCCGAAGAAACCGTGGATAGTCCATAAACATGGCTGGTCGTCTCAAAGTCAAATCTGGGGAGCCCCAAGTCTCCGCTGACATACCCCTCATAAGCTCCTGGAGGGCCACAGAGGCGAGAGTAGTCTTGCCGTGACCAGGTTTACCTAGGAGCAGTAGACCCTTGCCGCAATTAGGGCTTCCAGCCGCTTGTACAACCTTGCCTGCCTTGACAGATTTAATCCAAGACTGGATCTTGTCAAAGGAAGAATTAGGTGTTAAATCGGAAAACTCCATCCCAATGGTTTTCATCGGGAGATTAGCTGCTCTAATTTGGGCACGGACACTTGGAGTTACATCTTCGAGTTTATACATTAGCTCTCCAATAGTTTCAGCATCTTTTCCTGATGCGCTAGCATATCTTCGTCTAAACCAATCGGTTCGTCAACTCGACTTACCATTCCGTGGATCATTCCGTAATACTTCATAAATCTTTGATACATAGGAAGTCCAAAACCAGGGTCTGAAATAACTCTTGTATCACCAAAGAACATACGCATGCCCTTGAGAATGTGAATACGTTCAACACCCTCACCAACTCGTTTGTTAATCCAAGTAGCAAGCTGTTTTCCAGAAATTTGATTTACTGCGCCACTACCGCCACAGGTAGCAATGTACAAATCGTAGAACTCTGCAACAAGATCTCCAGTAACCCAGTCTTCTTCTGGGACATTGATCCTATTACGGGCTTCTACTTCAACCTTAGTCTTTTTACGTCGAGCTCCCCCGACCTTCAAGGTATTTACTTTCCCAATAGCACCTGAGTCATCCTCGGTGTCCAAAACCTTCTTCTTAGATTTTGGGGGTGTGCTGTCTTCAAACATGTCCCAACCCATTTTAATTCCTTTCTCGGTTTGAGGCGCAGCCTCTATAGATACAGTTACGTTAGTAACTGTATCTATACTCTTAACTCTAGTAGACATATCACTAGTATTAGTATTAGTGACTATACCTCTGTCCATGTATAGAACGCCTGATAATCCGTTGTCGGTGAATTTCAAGTTTGTACGCCATTGACCAGAGTTATCTTGATGCCTTACGGCTTTTATATAACCTTGCAGCTTTAATTCTGCCATAGCATTTCTAATTGCGTCTCGGCCTTCTGGGACAGATGCGGACATTTCTTCCGCAGATAACACACGTCCAACTTCAACGTAATAGGCAAATAAACCTCTAGCACGTAGCGAAAGGTTTGGGTCTGAATATGGTGACTTCATAGTCTCCTCCTTGTCGGAGCAGACTCTATAGCGGAGGTACCCTTCTTGGCAAGCCGCGTTGAATTCTGTCTGGGGTACCTGTTAAAAGGTTCTCAACAACAACTGAGGAGGTTAGTCCTACAAAAGCTGAAGCAAGGACGTAAAAGATTAAATTCCAACCTATAGGCATAAGAACAAAACAAGCCACTGTGCTCATAGAGAGGGCGAGTAAGCCTCTCCATTTGCCTAAGGATATTAATAGTTCTTCTATGGCCGTTAATAGACAGGCCGTGGCCCAAGCTGCTACTAATAGTTCGGTCATGGGCAGAAACCTATCGCCTAAACAAAACCTTGTCAAGATGGAAGACTCGACCAGTTCCAGAAACGGAAGGGGTGCAAGTCACTTGAATTTTTGCAAAACCAATGCTGGTGTTAGCAAAACTAGCTCTTCCAATTATTGCTGTATTTGCTGTATTAGCAAATGTCTGTCCATATGAGAATGTGTTAGGGGTTGCAGCGGTAATAATAATGCTTCCGTTAATAGCGTTATAAGCTGAGTCTCCAATACCTACGTATAGTTCTTCACCAACTGAGAATCCGTGATTTCCTTGAGTAGTTATAGTAACTACGTTAGAGGCTACAGATACGTTAGTTAAGTTAACTGTTTTAGATCCAGGGGCAACTATGTTTAAGTATGCCCAACGATCTCCGCGGTTTAGTACTACGGTGTCTGTTTTTTCTCGTAAGAAGTTGTAAGCTAAGTCGTACCATTTAAGGGTTAACACGTAGGTTCCGTATGCGTCTTCGTTTTCTGGACGAATAGCTACTGAGCTGTAGTATCCCTTTCCAGGTATTACTGACATAAACTCTGTAATAGCCCCAAAAGTTCCTGAACCAGACGCTTTTACTTTTGCGTAGGCGGCGCCTTGGACAAGTGTCTCATCAAAGATGCTTCCTCTAGCAGCAGTTCTAACAAGAGTTGCTGAAACTCCAGACCAGCCGTACGTACTGTTTTCAAACGAACCTGAAGGAACAAGATTATCTTCAACGTCTGGAAAACCAATCAATAATGAGAATGGTTGAACAGACCAAGTAGATCCAGAGGGCATAAAGCTGTTTAGTGTTGAGGTTAATCGTGCTCTTTTTTGTAGGTAACGATTTGCGTAATAACTTTTACCGCTACTCACCATAAGATTATTAGCAACAGATACGGTTTCTGCTGCGTCTGATGGGTTTGTAAATATGGATGTTTGAGCATTTGCTGGATCAATATAGGGAGTTGAAAGTCTTCCGTATTCTGCTTGAATACCGTCTAAGAAAAATACTTTAGTGCCTGAACCCGCGTCAGACAAAGAAACTGTAATAGTAAACTGCGTTTCTGCCGCTACTGCAACTCTTTGAGTTTCAATACGAGTCCAAACGTTTGGAACAGTAATTTTAAAATTACCAGACGTTTGCCCGTTTGTGCTAATTGAGTAAAGGCCTACTGGTCCTTTTATGTAAGTAGATATTACTAAATCTTCTCCACCTAACGCTGCTCCCATAGGTAGTTTTACTACGGTAGACGCGGATCCACCTCCAGAAGCAGAAAGACTTAAAGAGGTAGTTCCGTATTTAAACTCTGAAGTGCTTATAGATAAGGTTGTTCCAGATGTCGCTGTCCACTTATTTGCATTTTCTAAAGTAGAAAGAGAAACTAAATTTACTTGATTTCTACGCTCCCAAAAACAATCACTAGACTTGTAGTACGTGTTAACGTTTGGATCGTTGGGTACTGGAGCACCATTACCCTGGAAGTAATCAATAACCTCTGTTGATTCAGCTAAAATTGCTCCATCAAAATAAAATACATCTCCAGCTACAACGTTGTCTACATAAATAGATACTTTACACAGGGGGTTTCCATAATCTGGAGTAGACACTGCAGATACCGCAGACACTGATACTCGAGTTGCGCTACTAGTTAGTGTCAAAGGTTCGCTGTCTGCGTAATAAGGCTCGGACTTAAAATATCTTCCGTCTACATCAGAAAGTACGTTAGTTTGCTCTTCTTCTGTTTGTGGTGAAGAAAATTCAATTCTTGCTTTAGCTACTTTTGCAACCCCACTTGCGTATATAGCAAAGTTATGTGGGGCTCCCGGAGTTACAGGAATCCAATCAGATATAAGAGCCACTCGTCCGTTAGATAAGGCAGTAAGTTTTGCTACAGTGTTGCCAAAAATAGCTGAGTTTGTAGGTGCTGGGGTTACTTGGATTAACTCGGCGTTAAACGGTTCCCACCCAGTAGTATTTACATCAAAACCTGGATTTGGTATTAAGTTTTCAAGGTCTGTTCTAATGTTTAGTTTAACAAGTCTTGGGTCTTCATATACAAGGGCGGGTAATTTACCACTAACGGTAATTTCACTAACAGGTAGCTCTCTAAATTGAAGCATATCTATTACGTACTTATCTGCTCCAGCAGTAGGGGTAATAATTAGTGTTGGTTTAGCGTATACAGCGTTGCTTGGAGCAACTAATCCGTCCTCTACTCCAGAAGAAGCAGATTTAAATTCTGACCAGTAACCGGTAGTAGCAGTTAAAGTTGGTCCAGAAACGCTTGTAGAAATAGAAACGCCCGCAGCATCAAACCATTGAATTTTTGCTACTGCACTAAACGTAGTTGTTATAGCTCTGATAAATCCTTTAAACATATACCTAGAGTTAGCTTTTACTGGAATCCCATACAGTACTGCGCTAGAGGTAGCTGAAGGACAGCGCAAAGTAATATCGCTGGTGCTTGTAGCGGTTACTACCCCTAAAGAAATTTGACGTAGCGGGTAGTCTCTATTAAATAGAACAGGTGTTGGAGGAGTTAACCCAACTCCCAAAGTAGATAGGGTGTTTGCGTAGGTACATACTGCAACAGTTCCGTTAGTTGCTGCCCAACGCCCAACAGATTCTTCAAATGAAGAATCGTTATAGTCTAAAAATAAGTTGTTTCCATATGAAATTCCGCTATCCCAGTGGGTTAAGGCGGTGGTGTAAGTTGTTATACCTGCACTAGTTCCTTTAGCAGAGTTTACAAAGTTTCCAGTTTTATACAAAGATCTGTGGTAAGTGTCGCCAAGAGCAGGCTCATAAATAAACCCTAGATCAGTAATTTTATTCTTTAATAGATTAGAGGGAATTTTATACGCGTCAAAAGAGTTATATAAGAGCTCAGCTTGAGCTTTTATCTTGTCATACTCGAAACCGTAAGCATCAAGAACTTCGGTTAATTCATTTTCGTCGTACTCACCAGTTGCATCTCCAATGCCTGCAACTTGATTTAGCCAAGCTGCTGGAAGCCAATTTTTAAAGTATCTTTGAGTTCTGTTTTGAATAATTGTGTTTACTTTAGAGGTTCCACAATTAATCCAACCACTTAAAGTACTAAAAATCCAAAGAGTGTAGGTAACTTCTCTATTTGCTTGAGAAAGATCAGAGGCAGTATCTATGTAACTTGTTAAGTAAGCTCCAGTACTGCCTGATTCAATGACTTCTCCTGAATAAGCCCCATCTGGAGTACCAGTAAAAGTTTTTGTTAGGCGCCAATGAGTAAGGGTTTCTCCTAAAGCAATAGATGCAGGGTTTGCGGTAACTGCTTTCCAACGAAGAGAGATTACGCCATAATCGTACGCCCAAGCAGTAATTTGGGAAGAGTAATAGAGACGATCAGCATCGCTCTGTCCGTATTTAAAACTGGGATCGCCATAAATCCCAAATGCATATTTTGCCATATTTTGCCCCTGTTAAGTTACATGCCAGCTAGTAAGAATGGATTAAATCTGTTTCCTTTTGCGATTGTTTCAATAGCTGTTAAAACTGTGGTTAAAGAAGTGTAGGCGGCGCCCCCAACGTATAGGACTTCTGAGGTACCTACTTTTGGTAGTCCATCAAAATCTACATTAAATCGAAGAGTGTTTGCGGCATTTCTTGTTTCTACAAGGTTTGTTGTTCCGGCAGTTGTTTTAGCAGTAAGGCCAACTATGCCAGAAGCAGGAGAAATAACATCTCCAGATTTTTTAAAATAAGGCGCAGCAGCTACTCCAGTAACTAGGCCAGCTTCAATGTTAGCTAGTCGAAGAGACAGAGATGCCCAAGTACCTGTTTGAACAAAAGTACCTAAATAGCTAGAAGATAGAAGAGTGGTACCTAGAGAGACTTCTAGAGCACGTGTTTCGTCTTGAAGGACGTTTACGTGGTCAGCAAATACTGTATCTACAAGGTCTACCTTTGGGGTAAAAGACCGAATCGACGAAGGATACTGTGCAGCCATTTCTCACCTATTCTATTCTCTTGGGTTATTCTCTAAGACTTTAGATCTGCTGTCATGACAAACCGCCAGTTACGTTAATAATTAAGTTTGCAGTCTGCAATACTGGTATTTGACCACTAGTTAATTGGACACCTGCTGTAGAAGCTGAGCTTGAGTTGTCAGTGTTTAACTTAGCAATTACTAAAGATGCAACACCTTCTACACCCGCAGCTTTAGCCATAACTGCTGAATAAGCAACAAGTTGTCCAAATCCAACACTTTCGTAAGCAAACAAACCACCTGGGTTTAAAAACACGTCTCTAATGTCTTGTTCAATGTCTACGTTGTTATACGATGGGTTTGCGGTAACTGTTAAAGTTACGTAAAAATCTACATATGAAGGTGGTTGAACCGTGACAGTAGTTCCTACAGGTATTTTGTCAACTAAGTACGTTGATACGGCAGTTGATACGTCAGTCCAATTTAATGTAGGAGAGCCGCTAACAATTCCAGGAGTTACTGAGTCATCATTCTGACTTTGTAAATAAAGGGTTACGGCGCTATACACCGCGGCCACAGCTTTTGTTCTTCCAACTCCAGGCACTTGCGAAGCTAGTGCAGAGTAGTCAGCAGTAGTTACAGCCCTACGACGAGTAGTAATGGCGTTTTTAACTTTTGAACGTATTTGGTCATTGTCGTCTCCGTCTGCTCCACCAAAAGCAGCTGAAGGGTTAGAAACAGCTAAGTACCCAATTGCTTCGGGAACAATGTTTCCAGGAATAAAAGTAACTTCTTCAACAGTTCCTGAGTTTAGGTTTCCAGCTGCGCCAGCACTAATTCTATACAAAGCACTAATTACTTGGTTTGCTGGTGGTATAGCTCCATTAATCCCATCACCAAACTCTAAAGAAACATTTCCGTCTTCATCTACGTTTGTTGTAAAAACTAGTTGATTTGGTCCAGCTTCAGTCAAAGAGTCCACATAATTCCATGGAGTAAACGCAACCCCTTGTCCAACATAAACAACGACTGATTTATCAACAATGTTAACATCAATTAAATCTATAATTTGTTGAGCTGTTCCATCAGAAACGCCTAGGTTTACAGGCAACGGCTTATTTGTAGTTGGGCTAATTAAGTCAGGACGATCTGTGTTAACTGTTTTTCCTTCTTGACAGGCTAGAGTTACAGTATCTCCGGCAGCTAACTGTGTAGCACTTTGAGTAGTTTCAAAGTAAACTTCTGTAAAATCTCCGTAAAGCAAGGTTGCAAGCACTTGTGTTCCTACAGGAATATCAATTGCTTCATCACTAATATTTTCAAATACTACGTTTAGGCGAGCAGGGGTAGGTCCAGAAACCCTGTACCCATACAATTTACCAAGATCAATTAGGGTTTTTCTACGGGCAGCGGTATCTACGGTAAGCTCATTTGCTACTCGATCGATGTAATAAGACATGATGTCGCCCATATAAGCAAAAGACTCTAGAAGAGTTGTACCTAGGTCGCTTGGGTCATCAGCAGCCCAAGCGTAGTTCGTTCTAACATTTACTAGGCTTGTTAGGTCTTCTAACAGAGCTTGATAGTCTCTAGACGTATAGTCTATTTGTGAGGGTACTTCATTAGCCATTTTTCATCACCTCGTGGTAGTCGCGTCTGGATTTAAAGTAGTGCTTACAATAGTAATACTGTCTTCAATAAAGTCAGGTAAAGTTACGTTAAGTTCTACTGTAACTGCACCGGTATCTAAAAACCCAATTATGTTAATATTATTAACAGTTAGGTTTGGGATCCATTTAGAAATTGCTGAACGAATTGCATCATTAATTGCTTTTTCAACATTTCCTTGGTTTTCAAACATAGCTATTGCAACATTTGTGCCATAACTAGGGCGCATAGGTCGTTCACCTACAGCGGTAGACAGTAAGGTTAGAACTTTATCTTGATAAATTTTTCTTTGATCAGTTGTACTGGTTGTTTTACCAAATGGATCTAAGGTAAAAGGAAAAGAGATTGCTTTCATCCTTGTACTCCTATCCATACTGGCTCTTCAAGTAATCCCGCAACAAACATAATCCACACGCGTTGGCCTTTATTTGGCACATACCGGTGTGGCGTGTGTTCGTCCGTGTCGGTCGCGTCGTTAAACATTGCTGTTTTAGCGTCTGAACCATTCCACTTTTTTATGGCGTTTACCACAATTTTATGGGGGTGTTTAAGGGTACCAGCACCCCCTTTTGCCACAACGGTTAACGCCGGAATAGTCTCAGTATCGCCTCTAGAGTCAGTTACCGAGATAGAGGTAGTAGTTAAGAGTGCAGCAATTTGAGCAGCCGTATGCTCTTGATGGTCAGGGTGGTTTGCGTTATAGGTAATAGGCAAGACGGCTCTAGCCCAATCAGTAACCTCTTGACCGGTAACTGTAACTTGAACTTTGATTCTTCCCTTTTTTAGTGGGTCGTTAATTTCTTTAACTGTGCCCTCGTAGATCCCAAAAAATCTTGTTCTTCCTTGAGGATCCTGCATGTAGTCAGCGTCGGTAATCATTTAGCCTTCCAAGTCACTTGTCTAGTTACTTGTGAAAAATCGGGTACTTCATTTTTGTATATATTAGGGGAATAGGAGGTAGCAAGAGTTCTGGCATTAGCGCCTGGAATATTCTTAACTGACTTGGTTTTTTTTACCCCAAGGCTAGTCTTTCCATTGTTTACCCCAATAGGGTAGCTGTTTAATTTAGATCCTTTTGGCTTCAAAGACTGCTTTGATAACTCAGCTTCAAAATCTCTTTTTCCTGGTTTTTTTCCAACAGAAGGGTCAGCTCCACCCAAGGAGTCAGTTCCAACTAATACTTCCATTTGATAAGTATAGCTTCCTCCGCCAAATAAATGAGTCACTGCCAGTACGGTCCAATACCCAGACATATTTTGATCTAGGTTGTCTAAGTAAATAGACTCCCCAACGTTTACGTTGGCATCTCCCATCAAAATGGCAACGCCTCGGTAGTTATATCTATTGGCTTCTGCCAAGTCCTGAGCAATAAATTTTGCGTCTGATACGGTCTTAGCTACTTCAAAAGGCAAATGCTTTACAAATTTTGCTTTTTGTGAGGTTTTACTGTGAGGGCTATTTGTCATTTCTTTAAAAATTTCTTATTAGGGGTTACAACGCCTTTAGTCTTCTTTTTAGCAGGTTGAATTTTATGCTTAGTTGCAATAGTCTTATTGTTAGTTGAGTGTAAGCCGCCCACTACCCTATCTACAGTAGCTCCAGCCATATCTGGGGCTTCATCAGATATTTCAGGAGTAAACTCTACAATCGTTCCCATAGAGGCAATAGTACGAACATTAGCTGCGTTTTCTTTAAAAAAGTAAGGTGCTCTAGCAGCACTAGCTGAGCTTAGTTTGTCTTTTGACATAAAATAGACAGTAGTACCAGTAATTTTTAATCCAAAGCCAGTTTGTTTAGCTAATCTTCTTAATAATTGCCAATCACTTTGCCCAGCTTGAGAAATACTTGCAAATACTCTTGGATGACGTTGAGTAACTGCTTTTAGTCCGTATTGCTTACAGACTTTTTCAACAATTTGATCTGCAGTTACTTTTTTGTAGATCTTTTGACGAGTTGTTTTTAAAAGATAAGTTGCAGAAATACATACGATTGTCGTGGTATTTTCAGCTACAGTAGAGGGAATTATTTTGTGTACGTAACCTACCCAAGTTTTTGTAGACCCTGCCCCAGAGTAATCAAACTTGACTGGATCTCCTGAACCAACAAAATTTAAAGTTTCTTCTATTTTTCCGGCGTATTTTATAGTAAGAACGTCATGAGAGTTAAATTGTTGGTCTAATCTAGCTGTTAAAAAAACTAAACCAAAAGAAGGGCTTAAAGGAAAAGTCACGTTTCTAGTAGGAAAACGCTCTAAAGGCGTTTTAACTAAGTTTTTTTTAGACAGAGCTGTAGCCACGTTATCCCCTAGGAACTCTAATAATAGTTCCAGGCTCTATTTCTAAAGCATCTGGAAGACCTGGATTTATGTCTAGTATCTGCCACCACAGAGTAGAGTCTCTTAAGTAAACTGCAGCTAAATAATCTAACCTATCTCCATCTACCCAAGTGTAATCAATATATGTAATTACTCTAGATTCTGGAAATGCTCTATATACCGTCCAAGCGTAAGCCCCGGTGGTTTTGTTCTTTATTTGCTGGGCATCCCCATCGTCGTAACGAGAGTCTCTATATACGGCCATTACCTATCCCTCCCAGCCATTCCAAAATTAGTTAAAACCCCTTGGCTAGTAAGAACAGTACTAATTTTATTAATGCTTTCAGCTTGCTTAAATTTGCTGAATTGTCCACTTACAAGATCTGGAAGACGTTGTAACCCTATTTGAACTACCGTTCTGATAGGAATCATATCTCTAGTAAACATACTATGTTCTATATTAATGCTTTCTAGGATTACCTTATATCGTTGTCTTTCAGAAATTTTAAATATAAATGGTATCTGAGTCATGTAGCCCATGTTTGCACTGAGTAGTTCTAACCCATCTTTAGGAGATTCACCCATTAAAATTACTTTTTGAGGGTTTCCGTTTACTACTCTGTATAGGTATTCAAGATCATATTCAGTTCCACGGTGTAATATGCCCGCGCATTGCTCGGCATCCATTGTAACTGGGTAGGCTGCTTGCGTTAGTGAGCCTCCGCCGTTTTTCTTCCACTGTTTCATAGTAGCCATATCAGCTACCCTATCTAATAGGATATTTACGCTAATAGTTCCACCAATACCGTCAGCTACTAGTACAGCTCCGTTTTCATTTGGACGCGTCCAATCAACTTTGTTGTTTGAACTCATGTTAATGCTTATGTAACTTGGGTTGAACAAAAATCTAAATCCCCAAAGTTTGTCTAAATTAGCTGCATTACTAGTAGCAAACTCAGCTTGTTTTTTATCTGGCAAATCAAGTATTTCTGGGTCTACGTAAAAAGATGCTAGTTGATCGTATTTATTTGCATTTTCGTACTCAATAAAATCGTCTCTACTATCTACTCTTGCAGAAAAATGTCGAGTAGATAGGTGTGGGTAGGGGTTAAAGTTTTGAGCTTTTTTTACAGAAGGTGGTGTAGGTCCAGGACCAGGACCAGGGTTATTTCCTCCCCCACCGCTATTACCAAGGGCACAGTTTTTAGCTGCGGATAGCAAAGCTTTAGCTTTTTGCCAACCGCTTCCTTTTTTAGTAAAGTCGTAATTAAATTCTCTTTTATTATTTAATTTATCTTCTCGTATAAAGTTACCAAGTTCATTGTAGTACTTAACAGTAACTGTTACTTCCCACTTAGGGCCTAAATTCTTTTTTGTTTCGTCTGCATTTCGGTTTACTTGTACGGCGTTGTGCAACCACATACGGGCCCACTCTCGTTTACAAGAATTCCACTCATACTGAGGTTCTTGACCAAAACTAAGTCCGCCGTCTGTACGGCTTACGCTATCAGGTACTCCTGGAGGAGTAGCTTTTTTGCTAAAAATAGCTGAGGGAATAGTTGAACTTGTTTGAATTTTTACATCTGCCCATATACCGTTAACTTGAACTTGAGCGGTAAATTTAGGTGAGGCAGTTCCATTTGTACCTTTAGGGGTTAAAGTAAAATCGTAGTACTTATCTTGAATTGTTCTAATGCCGTCTACATCAGCAAATGCTTTTACTGTTTCTTTAAAAGTAGCAAACGGCCCTGTTCCAAGAACCCTAGATTTTACAGTGCCGTCACCAGATATGGCTACTCCACCATCTGGGATAACAGTAGTGTTTTTATATATAGTTATTCTGTAAATAACTCTAGAGTCAATCATTACTGTTTTACTTTTGGTAAACCTTACCCCATAAATGGATGGAGCAGTATCTTGATCGGTGCTGTACTTATTAATTTCGTAAGCTTCGACGGTGTAAAAATACCCGGAAGGTGCGTCTGGCATTAGTTACTCCCTATCGCTGCAATGTCTTTGTCTGCGGCTATTGCCTTTTTAAACTTATCAAGCATTACAAGAACTTCATTATCTCCTGCTTTAGCAATGTTAACAGTCATACTTACGTTAATAGAGCTAGCTGATCCCCCGCTACTGTTGTTTCTAATACGGTCTGCTTGACCCTTATTAAGAACCATTTCACCGTCGTGCAAATAAGCAAGTCCTTCTTTAGTTGAGTCAGCACCATAAAAGTGTCCTGGAATACCTGCTGCTTTAGAAGCTGCTTCAGCATCATCTAAGAACTGTGAGAAAGCGCCGTTACTATACGCAGACCAAGCTTTCCAATTTTTACCTTCGTTAGAAATATTCCACGCTGCTTTAACGTTAAAGGATGGATCAAACAAACGCTTGCCATCTCTCCACTGCCCGGACTCACCAAACTTTTTAGGGTCTTTAAGACTTCTAATTTGAAAGACACCCATACTTGGACCGTAGGTTTTGTTAGTAATTTTTTCATCGCCAACAGCCTTACTACGACCACCGGATTCAGCTAACGCTACTGCAAAAGCTGTTTGAAGAGCCTTTCCTCTAAAACCTTGAGCATGAAGAGCCTTTAGCAATCCCTTACGAGAACCAAAAGCCATTCCGCCAGTGTCTCCAGAAGCAGAGGTCATTTGATTGTCGCCCATTAAACCATCTAATACAGACGAGCCTTGTCCTTTACTTTTAGCCCAGTCTACGGCGCCAGAATCAGAGACATCTCCGTATGAAAGTGGTCCGCCCTGTTGAATCATTGCTAAAAGTTGACCGCCCGCGTACATAGTTCCTTTAGGAGTATCCCCTCCCAACACAAACTGTGACAAGTCACCAGCATCAGGAGCATTGCTTGCTTTGTCGTTTTTAAATAACCCAGAAACGCTTGACTTAATTTTTCCAAAAATACTCTTAGGATCTACTGATTGCTTGCTTGTTTTATCTTTACGTACTTCAAAGTGAAGGTGGGGTCCGGTAGAAGAACCTGAGCCTGGAGCGCCCTTCTTACCGCCAGAGTAAGCAATAAGACTTCCTTGGGTAACTTTTTGTCCAACCTTTACTACCGCACGACTTAAGTGTGCGTAGTAGGTATAAAAACCTTCATGCTTAATTACAATGTACAGACCAAAACTTCTTGAAGAATTTGGTTGAGTTGTTACTTGATCTACAACACCATCTGCTGCTGCAAGTACAGGGCTACCAACTGGCATGGCATAGTCAATGCCTCCGTGGTGATGTCTTTCCTTAGGATTATTTGGGTTGCTTCTCCAACCAAAAGCAGAAGAAATATGCTTTGAATTTGGAGCGGGGTTAATACCTACAGTTTGTGATCCCCCAGCACTTGCGGGACCAGAGCTTTCTCCTCCACCCTTACCTAAAAGTTGACCAATTGCGTTTGAACCGCCACCAACTAACGCACCAATTAAACCTGTTACTAATGCTCCAGGGCCGGTTCCAGCTCCCAGAAGGGCTCCAGCACCTCCACCTACAGCAGCACTTGAAAACATTGACTTAAAATCAAATCCTTTTTTAGCTTTTGCAGTTTGATATCCGCCGTAAGCAGAAAGAGCAGCTCCTAAAATAGGCACTGGTTTTGCTAATGAAGCAAACTTACCAAATTTACTTGCAACTCCTGCAGCACCTGCTGCTGTTCCGGCTGCACCTGCAGCGCCTGCTGCACCAGCTGTTGCTGCCGTGCCTGCTGCGCCTGCTGCTCCTAGAGCGGGAGCAATAAGTTTTCCTCCGCCACCAAGTGCCATACGCATCATAAGCATGTTTGAAAGTGCACCTGCGGCACCAGACATAGTTGCTCCTGCGCCACCTGCTTGCGGAAGAGTCTGTAATATTCCTTTGAGAGATGCTAGGCCGTTTACTACGCCAGGCAAGGTTTCAGCTATAGCAGCAAAACCGTTATTAACTGCAGCGGCTGCTCCAAGGGCTCCTTGATATCCGCCAACTAATCCTTTTTCTGTTCCTTCTAAAAGACGATTCTGTGAGCTTTGGAAATTAAAGTTACTCTCTTGAACTCCACCTTTAACGCCCATAGTTCCAAGCATGCCTTTAGCACTGCCCATTTGCTTTGCAGTAAGTGGCTTGTTGTTTTTAAATCTAGCCATAAGTCCGCTGGCATATAAATTAAATAGGCTGGGGTCTCCGCCAGCAATAGTCATAATTGTCTGGTACTCAACGCTGTTTGGGCTAAACATTACCTCAGGATTTTTAGGTGTCTTTCCTCGGTATATTTTTGAATACAGCTCGTTAATAATTTCGTTAGGGGGTCTTAGGTTTCCTTCGCGGTCACGCAGTCTAATTCCTAGGCGCAACATGTTCATTCCGTTTTGGCTAGCGTAAGATCCCGCTGCTTGTTCGTTGCTCATACCACTGACGGCACTCATGCCACCAAGCTGGCTCATAATTCTTTGTGTGCTTACTGATTGTGCACCGTAACCACCTTGAGACAATACCTGTCCCATAGCCATAGTTGGACCCATAGAGCTAGTTGCGTTTCCACGACCAACCATAGAGTTTGCGGAGCTAATTACTCCTCGAGCACCCATGCGGCCAGAACTGTACATGGCAACGCCTTCAGCGCTAAGTCTTTGTGTTACAGCTGTCATGGTGTTAGGCATAATGCCCATAGCACCTGCACCTATTGCTGCTACTCCTAAGCCAACCTTTGAAGCGGTTGACATTCCGCCGCCGCCTCTATCAGGCAGTTGAGCAAGGCTGGAGCCCATGGTGCTAGTAGGTTTTCCACTAGCCGACGCTTGAGCTTCAGCAGTTGCTTCAGCATGTTTTTTTATCTTTTCGTAACTTTTTTCTATATTAGTTACGGTTTTAAGCATGTTAAGCAGACCTTTATTACCGGTCTCAGTTAACTTTTCGACACTCTTTTGACCGGTGAAAGCTTCATCTCCACCGGTGCCTAAGTTTCCTCTTGCCTCTGCCAAGTTATCTCACCGCCTTAGGTCTTGTTATAGCTTTAGATAAAAATATTAATCGTTCTCGTACGGTAAGACTTCTTAAATCTTGTAACGACCAACCCGGGTAATACTGAGCTAGAAGATCATAAGAATCAATTACGTCTTGGTATGTTATTTCATTGACGAAACAACTCTGCCAGTGTTAGTGGCAGGCTTACCTCCTGGCCGCAATTTTTGCAAGCCTTTTTAATTTCGCTTAGTTGTGGTCCAGGATTACGCTTTGCAATCTCTTCTAGCAGGGTCCTACGATCAGTAATTCCCAGATTTCTAATCCGACTAGCGTCTAGAACTGGCTGATCACCAATCTCTACTACACAAGAAGTCAATAGCAAAGTATCAAGCTCTGCAGAGTTCTTATCGGTAGCATTAATGATCTTTGTTTGAACTTCCCCGCTAGGTAGGTTTACCTTTGCAAGGCCTGCTTTAAGCTCTACTGTAAATCTACGATCATTAATAGGATCATCTAGTTCTTTGGTCTCTACATCTTCATCTAGATCAACTTTAAAGACTTGAAGTTCAGGGCATTTGTCGCATACAGTAGATAGCTCTACTTCTGATCCAAATGTTGCTTTTCTAATTGCTAGTAACAGAGCTTCTCTGTCTCCGGCAAGTAAAACTCCTAAGATAGCCTTAGTAATTGGTTGTCCCCCAACGGAGACTGTTCCTCGTTCTAAGATAGATAAAAGAGCTTTGCCTGGATCAGAGATCTTTGCAATGGCTTCCTCATCGGCGCCAGTGAGTTCTCTAACTTCAGCGGTTCTGTGCACAGTTCCTTCAAACGGTTCAATAAAACCCGCCGGAAGCTTAACCTCTGCCTCAGGTAGTGATGGGATGTTAACTACTGGTATAGATCCCATCACTTCCTGATTGACAAGGTTGTTTACATCTTCTAACAGTTTGTTAGCCATAGCCGGACTTTCTGCGGCTTTAATAGTTGTAGACATGTTATATTCCTTTTCTTAGATTATTAGAACTCTTTTGCTGATCCTGCAGTTGTCAATGCTTGAGCGTACTTAGCATCCCAACCTTCGTGAACAAGAGTCATTTCTTCGACCATCAAGCTATTTCCACCAGCATCTAGGTTGCTGTATGAAAGGTTTGTAATCCAAGCATTGTATACCCGGAAACGAATAGCTACGTGAGGTGATGCTGAGTTTACTCCAGAAAGAGTTGCACTCTCACCAGGTAAGCCAGCAGGGTTTGGATGACTTAGAACTTGTAGTTCCAAATCGCAACGGAAATCCGCTCCAATACCCGCTTTAGCTCCTGAGCTAATTAGTGAGAATAGGCGCTTCATCCAATCAAGTTGTGAAGAATCTCCCAACATTACGCCTTTGCTAAGGGTAATTGGACTAAACGAAGTTTGTCCGGGTAGCTGGTGAACAGTGGTGTTGTATCCACCTTCACGGTATTGGATTGCTTCAGTAGAGACGGTTAGGCCTGATACTGAGGTAAATCCCATTTGAGCATTAAACGCAAACTTTGGGGTTGCGGTATCAGCTGTTGGTAAAAAGTTTACTAAGAACCGAAAGTTACGAACTGGATCGGTTGTTAAAGAACTTAGTACGTTAGTAAAAGCTAGTCTATCTGCCATGATTTATCCCTTGTCCTTACTACGCCGAAGCGCTTCCGGTGATCTGCCCAATGCTGATCACTACGAATTCTGCAGGATATTCAACAGCCACACCAACTTCGATGTTTACTCGACCATTTAAAATATCTGTAGGTGTATTGTTTGTAGCGTCACATCTTACGTAGTACGCCTGCTCTGGAGATGCACCGCGTAGGCCACCCTGTGACCAGTAATTACGAAGGAAGTTTCCAATCGCAGTACGAAGTTGATTCCAAAGAATTTCGCTGTTGTTCTCAAATACCGCAAAACTGCTACGGTCGGTGATTTCTTTCTTCAAGAAAATCATTGAACGACGTACGTTGATGTAGCGTTCTCCGGTTGAGTTGTTGAGTGTGCGACCACCCATGATTACAATACCGCCACCAGGAACGTTACGAATAGCGTTTACTGGCTTTGATGCTGCATTGAGGTTATCTAGTTCTGTATTTGTTAGGCTGCGCTCTAGAGCAACTGCGCTGTTAATTTTTGTACCAAAACCTGCTGGGGTCTTGAATACTCCACGTGAAGCGTCTGTTTCTAGATACTTACCTGCTGCAATTGCTGCTGGTCCAACTACGCGAGTAGCACCTGGTGCTGACTTTAGTAGATCTGGGATTACTACCCATGGGAAGTAGATTGCTGCGTTTCCGCCATCTACCGCTCCGCAACCATCGATTGCGTAAGTAATAGCTTCTGCTGATGTACTTCCTGCTGGTGGATCGATTAGCGCAAATACATCGCCACGAGCATCTGCATAAGCAGTAACATCGTTATCCAAAAGAACCTTAGCTGCACGAGCTCCAGTTTCACCGCCTGATGCAAAAGCATAAGATGCGTCTGCGTTAATCATAATCATTGGGTTAGTAATTGGATCAAATGTTGCTAGAGCAGTTTGGTAGCTAGCACGTGTAGGTGCTGATCCGTCTGCTCCTGAGGCAAATGTCTTGACTCCGGCAACTTCTGGCATGTTAGCTGGGGCTGCTGTACCTGAGGTTAGGTTAGTAAGTGTTACGTAATATGAAGCTGAGTTTACGTAAGCCACGCAATAGCGGCTGTTTGTTGTAGACATGCTTAGATCAGTAAACTGTTCTAGGATGCCATTTGCATCTGAAATAATCAGATTAAATGTAGTTGTAGAAGCGGCTGTAACTTCTGCTGTTAATGCGTTGCCCCAAGCACCAGCACTCTTTGCTGTTACTCGAAGTGTACTAAGTGGGGTACCTGCACGGTCACGAAGAGTTACTGATGCTGCTGTAGCACCTGAACCTACTACGCGCTTAATGTAAGCACTACGTCCGCCATTTGCAAAAAACGAATAGATCGACCAGGTAGCTGGGTAGCTATCTGAAAGGCTTCCAAAAGTTTTTCCAAAGTCGTACCAGCTTTGAATTAGAACTGGTTCTGCTGTAGGTCCTTGTGCAAATGCACCGAGGAACGCTCCACGAGCCTGTCCGTTATCTGCTAGCGCAACTAGTTGTGGCAGAGGTACTTCATTGATGAAGACTCCTGGTCTGCTGTAACTTGCCATTCTTTACTCCTTAGGGTTGATTTGTTTTCTCGGGGTGCCTATTTATATGTTTATTGTTTCAAACGGGATGTCTTGGCTTGTGAGCGATATTAGAGGAGGTGTTTGTACTGGATACTTCTGAGAAATAGCGCTAGGCAAAATTTCAGCACTAATGCGTATGTTGTACACATTAGAGAAAAGTCGCTTACCGTTTTGATCAGTAGTATCTTTTTTTGACATTCCTAAAAATTCAACACGTCTAAGAGTGTTGTCTTCTGGAACACTAAGGCGGCCAGATCGCATTGGTATGCGTTGACCAGACAGCATCGCTGCCATAATTGCACGATCATGTCTAGGCTGACGTGCATAAGTAGTAATCTGATAATCAAGATTTACTGGAATAGGGAATTCTGTTGTGTACTGTTTTGATCCTGCACCGCTTGAAAGCGTTGTACCTTTATCTACACCTTCTGGGTAGTAAGGCATACTTATAATGCCGCGGTGAGCTCGTTCAAAGTCTTCAGAGTAACCAATGAAGTCAAGAGTGATGTATGGATACACTTGATCTCTAATTTCCATATCAGGTTGTCCATACCAAACGCCTACGGGACGTTGAGCATTTGCACTGTCAGATACAACAATTCCTTGTAGAGCCGCTTTTAAGGCTTTATCTTCATTAAGAATAATAGGCATTAGATCAACCCCTGCACTCTAAGGCTTTTTGACAAGCCTGTAGCAAAGCTATCTTGATCAATAAAGTTAGTTAGAAAGTTCCTAAGCACAGCGGATGGAGGGGTATCTTGATCCCCATACTCTAGAAAATTGATTTTGGCTGAAAGATGTGGTGGGTAATAGACGACGTACTCACCGTCTTTGTGAACAACAGACATCTGACTTACTACATCATCAGGCCACTTGTTTAGAAGGCACCAAGTTTTAAGGCGCTGTGTAGTGATACGAGAGTCTTCTATTTCTGCCGCAGAGACCGAGCTAGTTATAAGGTCTGATAGCTTCACTTACGGCCCGCGATTACTTTAGCAGTTAGACTTCCTGCAATCCATCCGGCTACCATCGAGCCAGCATGAAATTTGTCTAAGCCAAGTACACCGCGTACGAATTGCTCTCGGTCGGCATCGCTCTCTTCGCGTGCCAAACGGTCAAGTAAGTAAATCATCAGAATCCTCCAAAAGAAGATGCGGGGTCAAGCTGCAGGGTTCCGGATTACTCCGGCGTCAAGAACAAGAGTAAATGAAAAAGCCCCCTTTCGGGGGCTAATCATTTATTTCTTTTTAAGAGTATTACATACCCTTTTTGCGGACCATTGACTTCTTCTTAGTCATTGGGCGGGCATTTGGGTCTGCCTTCTTCTTGTTACGGAGCATCTTAAAGTCTGCCCCATCGATCTTCTTAGGATTGCCAGCTGTAGCAGCTAGCTTCTTTTGCTTATCTGACATTGCCATTAGGTTTCCTTAGTTAAAGTGTTCTGGGCGGGAAGGGGTTACTTCTTCAGGTACGTTGTCACAAAGACAGGCATACCTATTAATTTCCGGTATACGATTGGTGTTTTCGCACTTATCACACGGTTCGTCTCTAAAAATAGTCTTGTGCACTATTTTTTCTCCTTTTTTTTCTTAGGGGCTTTTTTCTTATCAAACTTCTTATTTGCAGCGGTCAAAGTCTTCATGCCGTGCTTGTTCTTAGGCATGCCGCAGCCACAGGTAGCGCACATTACTTCTTTTTTGCCTTACATGATTTACAGGTACCACAAGTACAGGCCTTAGCCTTAGGCTTGCCCTTACCAAATCCTGGCTGACCTTTTTTCTTACCACATCCACATGCTGCGCACATTATTTCTTACCTTTCTTAGGTTTAGCTACTTTGTCTTTTCCTTTACCTTCAGGTACACAGTTTGGCACCTTCTGGCCATTCTTGGTCTTCATACCTACTTGAACGTAACCTTTCCAACAAGGATCAGCCATTATTTTCCTCCTTCATGAGGGTTCTTTCGGTGCCAAGCACGGGTTGCTCGTTCCCCCGCTTTGATTGTCTTAGCACCTGCTTTTTTAGTAAGGTTAATCTTATCGTACTTTCCAGCTTTGGCTTTAGCCTCATGGTCAACAATTACGTCTCCCTTTTTATTCTTCTTTACGGTGTGCTTGGCCCCACCGACTTTAATTGTTCTAGCCATCCTAGCCTCCGTTGTTAAATGGGTTGTAGTTTGAGTACTCTAAGAATTGAGGGTCGTTGACCAACTCTTCCGGATTTACCTGGTTTAAGTCCATACTGATGAAAGTGAAGTCCTCTCCCATTAACCCTCTAGGGAGGAATTTAGCTGGGGACCAAACGGTGTTTCTAAATACTATGCGATCTCTTAAAAATCTATCTGGGTCGCTGCTAAAGTAGTCATCATCAGTTGTGGTGCTACCAAAATATGAGTTTCTCTTTTTAGATACGTCTCCCCGAATAACATCTATGTTAAAGGTAAGGCGTAGCTGATCTACGGTGTAAAGACCTCTGTCATTGCGTTGCATAACGCCTTGCTCAAGCTTGGCAGAGATAACCGGAAGGGTAGATTCTTTCTTCCATCTACGACCTACAGTAGAGGAACCCACATCGTAAATAGGGTCCACTTGACTAGCCACGGAATCCCAAGCCCACCAGTCTACGGACATACCAACGGTACGCACCATATCTTTGGTTACGCCTAATTTAATAGACTCTTTTTCAGAGGCTATAGTGAATCTGCCTTGTACTTGGTCTCCACGCATTCTTACATTTTAAGGCTGAATGAAGAAAAAGAAAGCGTTAGCCAGTACGTTATTAAATGGGTCTGGGAACTCTGAGCGTACAAACTCTTGGTCAGCCGCAAAGAATAGACCTTCGTTCTCTACCCCCTCAAAGGATTCCCCACCTACTGTGGTTTCCCAACCCAGGTGTTGATATGCAACTAGGCTTATTACGTAGTCTGCGTCATCTGTAAATTTTTTAGGGGTTTGTGTTGGTTGAGGACCAGCATAGATATCTAAGTGCTGCCAGTTAGGGATTAACGCAGGGTTATTAAACATTTGCCTAGCTACGGGCAAAAGCTTTTCGTGAAGCATGCGAAGCTCAGGTGTATCTTTTAGTTGCAAGACTCCGTAGCCAGACTCATGAGGCGGTCTAGCTTTCTTTAAAGCTTCGTGGTGCTCTAAGGCGTATTTTTGCAGGTACTCAAAGTCTCGTTCTGAAAAAAGGTCTTGTATAACCTTATTCACTTTCAGGCCCCTTAATTTCTTCTACCTTACTCCATTTACCAATAGGGCATTCAGCAGGTGCAATCTTAACTTTAAGGTGCATAAAACATCCACACTTTTTACAGTTCTGAGTTAGTTTAATTAAGTGGGCACATCCGTTGCAAATCTCAAGGCGTTTCTTAGCAACTTCATCGGTAGTGCGAGGAACGTTTTTATCTAAAAGATCCCAAGGCCTAGTGTCCCCTAAGTTCTTTTTATACTTTTGCCACAGGGATAAGTTCTCTTCAGACATATTGTTCTCCTAGATTTCTGACCACATATTTAGGTCTTGGTTCTTAAGCATCGATTTTGGGGCGATATTGAATCCTATCATAAAGGTATTTTCATGACTATAAGTAATCTTTTTTCCTGCTTCCCAAAGGTAGATGTCTCCCGCAGCCAACAGATTAGATACCCCACCCACAGTTATAAAGCTGCCCTCTTCGGCGGTTAGTATAAATACGCCAGAGAAACAAGGGATCCTAACTCCTCCGGTGTCGTACCAAACGTCTGTTCGAACCTCGCTTATTAACTCGGATGATAGATAGAAAGTTGAGTGGGTCCGACTCAATTCATAGTAGCTGCAGGAATCTTCTAGTAACTTTTTGATTTCTCTATGAGCATAGTTAATTGACATATCTTCAGCAATAGGTACATTTGAAGAAAATACTTTTACCGGCTTAGTCAATAAGCTTAAGAGCACCTGCTCCTCTCCCTTACTCATTAAATCCCCCAATTCTTTGACCAAACCATATTAACGGAAAAGCTGGGTCTCTGGGAGGCTCTGCCTCGTCGTAGTCAATTCTTCCGCCCTTGATTGCAGGGACGTAGGAAGATTCTCCTAGTTCAGCCCTAGTTTTGTCATAGATCCTATCGGTCTGCTTACTTCGATCCCCAGTCCCATCTATATTGATGTCGAACTTAGAAGCAAAAAAGTGTTTTAAAAGTATGCCAAAAGGTACCCAATAGCCGTTACGTCTATGTATAGGGTTCGTGTACATTCTTTGAACTTGGTAGCCATTATCAAAACAGGCATACATATCGGGGTAGGCATAGGGCATGTACTCAGAAAGTATTACTGTGCCGGTAGGGTGCTCATCGTTCTTATATATTGAGACAATATAGGTAAACAAAGTACTTTCTGGCTCAACACAAACATGGACCCAGAAGCCAGTCAGCTTCTCTGGAAAATCAAAGTTTAGGATTTGTGCGCCGTTTAAGTTCATAGTTAGTCAACCGTATTGGAGTCGTGAGTCAACATCCTTTCGGTAAAGAATATATCATAAGGTTCACAGTCGATAGAAACCACTTCGTGATTCACATCTACTTTTTTAAGGATGCTAATTGAGATCCAGTTGCGCTCAGCATATGACCATATGAGGTCTGTATCTTCAAGATCAAGTGCTTTAACAAACGAGGTTACGTCTCCACGCTTGACCATAATGTAGTGAGTGTCTGAGAATATGTCTGAATCTACAATGACTGCCCACTTAGATATACGAGTACGGATGTTTACAATCTCAGTTTCTACAAGGTTAACTTGTGGGTTTTGAGCAATCCATTCAATAAGGTCTATATCTGTTACAAGTAAGTTGTCGTACGGGAAGGTAGCGATGTCTGCAGAAAGCAGCTTATCTCCAACTTTAAGATCATGAGCAGCAACTAGCCCATCTTTTGTACGAACTAAAGTATTAATGTTAATACTTTTTAGTCCACTTTCGCCAAAGCCAGGGCCAAAGAAATCAAGATCAAGAGGTGGAAGTACCGTCTCTGTAGTACCTCCAGTTGAAGTGTCTGTTTCTACAAAAGTAGTACTTCCATCAGGGTTGTTAGTAAAGGTAATTTGTGTTCCAGTCTCTGGATTTACAGGCAACGTTGTGGTTTCAGGTTGCGTTGGAAGTGTGGTGCCGTTAGAAGCTGCTGGACCTGTAGGGCTTGTAACAGTCGGCTCAACACAAGGACCATAAATATCTGCGCAACCGCCTCTAGTAATGCAGTATGTTTGCGTACCGTTGTTTCCGCAATTTTGTGTTCCAGAACCATAGATGCACTCGGTACAGTTAATTACAGGTTCAACTACCGTTGGCACACCGCAAAAATTTCTACCCGCACTACGTGGGGCACAGTTAGAGTAGGAACAAGGGTCATATTGGTTAACCATTAGAGTTCCATAACCATCTGCACCAACGTTTATACAATAGCTTGCATCATCATCTATACAACAAGGTGTCCCAATAGCTGGAGCTACACAAGCCGTGTATCTGTCTGGACAGTTTGCTGGGGTCCTAAGAATTGTTCTAGTACCAGCTCTACCATCTGAAGTTGTGCATGGATCATCAGGTATTTCTCTAACAACTGGACAACTTGGTGTTCCCGGGTCAACCCAAATCTCTGGACACACAGCATATTGACCATTAGTTGTTATGCTGTTAGTACAATTTGTATTTGTAGGTGGGTCTACTAAATTAGTTGTTGAGTATTTATTACAACTAGTTACATTTCCGTTAGTCCTACATACTTCTGTTACATAGTAAGTAGTGGTTACTGGCCCACCGCCTGTTGGTCCGGTTACTCCTGTTGGTCCAGTTGGTCCAGTTGGAGCTTGAACAGTACACTGTACAAAGTTGTATATATTGTTGCAGCCTTCAGGAGTTACACATTTGTATCTAATTGCTTTACCTGAAGGACAGCCCGCTTCAGCGTATTCTTCTTCTCCACTACCAACTCCACAGTATGCGCCACCACATTTAGGAATTTCTCCAACACAGTCACCAATAACGGTGTCTTGAACTGGAGTACACCAACTTTGGAAAGTTCTAGAAGTTACTAATCTTTGTCCAGTACTTAAGTATCCACAACCCTCATAAGTAGCAGAGGTTGATTTTGGAATACTGCAATTTTCTGTAGTAGAGCAAGAAGGAAACGAAATTATTCCTGCAGCTTCACAAACCCACTCACCAACTCCAGCAACAACGGTGCCAGTAAAATCGGTATCTTTGAGTTCATTTATACACGCTCCAGTAGAGAATGGGCGAAGAGTACAGTAGTACTTGACGTTAGGCTGTAAAGGGTTGCAGCATGAGTACGAAACTTTAACGGAACTATCACTATAGCGCTTTGTTACACGTTTTGCGTAACCACTAGTACATCCAGAAATTCCACCCCAAAGTTCGCAGTCTCCTATTTGTTCACTAACTACTTGAATAATTGCATCTTCTTTAGTACACACTCCTGCTGGAGCTGTATAGGTAATGCATCCCGGATCTGTTTGACAGGTGTAGGGCGCAGTTCTAGTTCCTAAAGTAACGCCATCTGCTAAATAGCAAGGCTCTGTTGTAGGAAGAATAATGCCGTTAGTGCCGTTTAAACAATAGTTAGGCCGGTAACAAATAGTCTCTGGAATAGCTGCGGGCTGTTGTCCTGGAGCAGTACAGGTAGATCTCCATGTTCCGCTTATTCGAACATAAGATTGGTTTACTGTACGCCAAGTTCCGTTTACTTTTACATATCCGCAAACACCATTAGAAGGAGAGTCTGTGGTGACTACCTTCCAAGCACCGGCAACTTTAGCGTATGTTGCCATGGCTTAAACGTACTTCAGCCAGACATCCCCATCAGAACCACCAGTAGGTGTTCCAGTAGATGTAAATATATTTCGTACAACTCCAGAGCTAGTACTTGCAGTTGTAACTGCGCCGTTAGTTGCGCTTACTGCACCAATAGCTAAAGGTAGAACGGGGTCTAATCCGCCCTGAGCATGCTGGGTAGCGTGAAGAGATGCAGCAGCACCAATAGATGCAGGATCAGCTTGAGCTGTTCCAAAAGACTCCCAAGTGTTTGCTTGTTGATTCCATCTGCGTAAACCCATTAGTTAACTCCAAACACTAGTACGGTGCCGGCTGTAAAACCACCGGCATCAATAATTAACTGAACAGAACTAATTGGCTGTACCTGTAACCAGGTTCCAACTTTAAGAACAGGGGTTATGTTATTGTTAACGAGTCTGTACACGCCGTTTGCTACGCATGTAGAGTATCCTTGCGTATCTTGAGTGTCTTCAAAGGTAAAAGAAAATTTATTTGTGGATATTCCAGATTTAATAAGTGGTAGTTCTATAATTTCTGTAGCCACTAGTCCAGCAGAATCAATATAACTAACGTTATCATTATTACAAGTTACTCTAAGAGTTGCATTTGCAGAAAGTACTAGTCCCCGTATTAAAATGTAAAGGTCTTTGTAGTCTGAGTTTACAGATAGGTTAACTGATCTTCCAACAATTGTTGCTAAGTTTAAAGTTTGTAACAGGTTTTTACCCGCGTTATTTTGAGTATCGGAGTCAATCCAAACATCTCCGTCAGTAGCATATGTTGGTAGAAACGGACCAATATGAATAGTTTTACCGGGACGATTGTCCGTAAACTGAATTGCTCCTACGTCTACTCCGTTAAGTTTAACTGCCATTAGTCGGTAATCTCCGATCCAAAGGCGTTAAATGATAGGTTATTGGTAGACGCAAAAATGTAAATAGCGTCACCAGTTCTTAAAGTAATTCCTAAAGTGTAGGTAATTGTAGATGTGGCGGGTATAGTGCTATCAAAAACAATATACTGCTTAGCGCTGTCTACGGCGCCATTTTCACGAACAGAAATTCTGTATGTGGATGAGCTACTTCCTCGGTTACAAATAGAGATAGTAGACACTACTGTTTGAATGCCTGTTCCAACAGGGCCGTAAAGCGGGGTAATTGTCGTGGTAACTGGCGCTGATTGAGCTAGGATCTTATACGTTGTTGCCATCTAGGGTCTCCCGTGAATAAAAGGCTAAATTAGACTGAAGCCTAAGTTCGTCTGGATTTAATTCTACAGCTTTAGTGCCGTAAGTCAGGGCTTTCTCAAAGTTTCCTAGATTGTAGGCCGATATAGCAGCGTAGTCATAGGGCATATATCCCCAAGCAAACTCTTCACATAGATACTCTAAAGGTTTGTCTGTAATAGATAGGGCATTTTCTGCCATAACTAGACACTCTTCCCACCTGTTTTGTTGGTAGTAGAACTCCGCCAACTCTACATAGGCCTCTCTACGAGTAGGAGCTTCCTTAACTGCTTTCTTAAACCACTCTTCTTTTTCCCTAGGGTCAATCTCGAGTTTGGCTATGTAACGCATAGATGCGGCACGCTCTGGGGGCCAAACCGCTTTTGGTAAAGATAAGTGACGTTTGAACTCTTCTGTTGCTAATGAAGCTTGGCCATGAAAAAACAACTCTCGGGCGTAATAAAAAGCATTACGATCATCTGAAAGATCCTCTAGCACAGCTTGTTGCAAAAGAGGCATATATTGAGAACGAGACTTTGAATCATCTGCATGGTGATGGATCTCTAATTTAACCCAACCTTGACGCTCTTCACTTTGATTAGTTACTAGAACTTCGTGTACTGGATGCTTCCAACGATACCCTTTTCGTGTGTGGATTTTATCCCCACCATATTGAAGCCCTGGAGTACCATCTGCTTTCCAATTCCAAGTGTATTGGTAACGAGGGCGAGTCCAACCTTCTTGATGAGCTTTTTCTAATTCTGGGCGCCAACCCTCAATAAGGACTTCATCTAAGTCTAATGCAATGCAATAATCTATGTCTAAGGGTATAGCGGCTAAAGACGCATTACGAGCATCATCAAATCTCCAAGGTTTTACGCCAATATTTACTACGTTTATACCCAAAGACTTGGCAAGTTCAACAGTACTGTCGTTAGAACCAGTATCAGCAATAAGCAAGTAGTCAGCGTCTTTTGCCGATTCATACCAAGTTTTAACAAACTTAACTTCGTTTAGAGCAATCGAATAGACTGCAACTTTCATATTATGCTCCGATTTTGTAGGAATTACTTAGTGGCTGCTACTTTTCTTTTTAGGTCGTCTAATGCATCTTGTATACGATCTTGTGTTCTAGTATCTAAAGATTTAATTTCTTCTAGACGAACAAGCTCTGCTTCTAGAAGTACTATGCCTTTTTCGTAGTCTGCAACGCTTGCCGCAGGGGTTGTTTCTTCAGTCATTTATTACTCCTCTGTTGGGTAGACAAGATCGTAGCCAATTACAGCCCCAGTCTCATCCTTTACTTCGAATTTTTCTGCCCCAGTTTCTGGGTCAAGTCCTAAACTTACTTTAGTTACGGTCATACTAATCTTCCCCAAATTCCTACTGTGCTAGTTGAATAGGCAGTAGCGCTGGCTGGTAGGTCTGCAGTTGCTGCTACTAAACCTGTCATTCTTGGAGCTAATGTGCTCAAAGTTGCTGGAATAGAGTTAAAGGCTGTGTACACAGTACCTACTGTAGCAGCCACAATTACTACGCCTATTGCATAACGTGTTCCAGCGGTAAGCGTATAGCTTGCTGCGTATCCACCAGTAGTATTAAATGATCGTGTATAAACAGTATTAACTGCGCTAAAGATTGTGGTGTCTGAGGCTGTTCTAGCAACAAGAGTTGCATTACCTGAACCGTCTACCGTGTATAGACCAAATCTAACTAAGCTCTGACCAGTTGTTTGTGTTGAGGCAGAAGCAATAGTAATAGAGCTAACTGAGGTAGTTGTTCGTGGAGTAAAGAAAGTAAAGTAAGTAGATCCACTAGAAGGTGTTCCCGTAAAGTTTCCAATACGTGGGTACACATCAACAGCAGTTGCTGATTGATTTACTGAGCCAATAAGAGGAATTTCATACGCAGAGGTATCAAATGAAACCGTAGAAGTTCCGACATCGTAAAGTACTGGAGAGGTTGCTGCCACTAGTCCTTTTGGACCTGTTGGACCTGTTCCACCAGTTGGACCTGTTACGGTCGATGGAGGTCCAGTTGGACCTGTTGGGCCCGTAACAGTGGACTGTGGACCAGTTGGACCGGTAGGCCCCGTAACTGTAGATGGAACAGTAGAGGTTGGCCCGGTAGGACCTGTTGGTCCAAGAATGTTTCCAGTGTTAAGCCATTGAGTTCCAGACCATACCCAAAGATCTCCACCAATTAGGTAAGCATCTCCAATAGATCCTGTTGGATACGCAGCAACAAGGGCCGCGTAAGTTGCAAAAGAACCAAGAATGTTAAGTCCAGCACCAATAGCTCCGGTAGGTCCTGTGGGACCTGTAGGTCCTATAAAACCAGTATTTCCAGTTTGACCGGTTGCACCTTGTGAACCTGTTGGTCCAGTAGCTCCAACAGAAATAGAAATTTTCCAGGTAGATCCATCCCAAAAAGCAATTGACTGGGTTACAGCATTAATCCAAATATCACCAATAGACGGAAATGCCGGAGGTCCAGCGTTATAAGTTACATACTGATTACCGTTGTTTTCGTACGCACCGTTTACGTAATAAGAAAGGTTATCACTACTACCAAGTACAGTTACAATATCGCCAATATTAATAGCAAATCTAAATGTTTCAAAAGATTGACCCGCACCAACAGATATGTTTTTAACAATGTAAATTCCTGCGGAGGCAAGAGTTGCTCCATTAGGGATTACAGCAACGCTAGAGGTTGCGTTAACTTCTCCTTTATTGGCAACAATAACGGATACAACATAACCACGTGCGGCAGTAACAAGATTTGTTTGTACATCCTTTAAAGGATTGGCGTTTCCTACGCGGACTACTGGCATTTATTTACCCCTAACCAATAACCGTAATTGTGCCATTCATTGATGAATGGAGTGAACATATATAGTATAAAGTATTCGGGGCACCGGCCGGCACCGTAAATGTAATTATGCCCGCTCCTGTTCCCCCATTTGTTACTCCTGTTGAGTAAGTAAGGTTTGAGTTGTAAGCGCCTGGAGTTGTTTGAAAGTAGAATGGGTGGCTAGGAGCGTTTATAGTAAAGTAATACGTGTAACCCCGTACAAGGGTTATTGCTGGATTATTACTAGTTCCATCAATTGTGTAAGTACCGCCTGATGGACTAGTTACTAAAAAGTTTTTTGCTACGGTCATGCCTGTTGCACCCGTTGCCCCCGTTGCCCCCGTTGGACCTGCAACAGTTGAGGCTGCTCCTGTAGGGCCAGTTGGTCCGGTAACAGTACTTGCGGCACCAGTTGCTCCGGTTGGTCCGGTTGGACCACCTGACGGACCTGTTGGGCCGGTAGGACCTGTTGCGCCAATAGCTGCGGCTTCACCAGGAATACCTTGAGAACCCGTAGGACCAGTAGGACCTGTTGGTCCCGCTACTGTGCTTGCCGCACCTGTAGGGCCAGTAGGACCCGGTATAACACTCGCAGCTCCTGTAGGACCAGTTGGCCCCGTAGGTCCTCCTGAAGGACCTGTAGGTCCGGTAGGACCATCAATACCTGCAGTACCTGTTGGACCAGTTGGACCAACACATCTAACTCCAGCAGGCCAAGCCCCACTTGTTTTTGGTCCATAAATAGTGCTACTAGCAGTGTCTATGTAAAATTGTCCGTCAACGCCAATAATATTTGTTGGGGGTAGAAGGCCGGAAAGTATTCCAGAACCAGCTGGACCCGTTACACCTTGTGCACCAGTTGGGCCTGTAGGGCCACCTGAAGGACCTGTAGGTCCAGTAGGACCAACTAGGGGTCCAGCATTTTGCCAAACAGTGTTTGACCAAACATATAATTCAGTTCCTACTACATAACCGTCACCGTTAGTACCACCTGTTCCATGTGCGGCTATAAATAGTGCGTATGTTGAGTAATAACCTTTTATTACTAAACCGCTTCCAGTATTACCTGGAGCACCAGTTGGTCCAGTTGCACCTGAAGCTGCAGCCCAACCTGTTGGAGTTTTAAACTCAATATAGTTTAAGTCTGTGTTGTATCTCCAGTAACCTGTTTCTGCAGCAGCTGGGCGTTCTGCCGTAGTTCCAACTGCAGGATAAATAACATTATCGTTACCCCTAATAATTTTATTAGTAAAGGTAATAGGTACATTGTTAATACTGTATTCGTTATTTTGATCCATACCTTGAATAACAAAAGAAGTGCCTGCGGTTGTTGATCTAACTAGTACGGTGTCTCCCGCATTTACGCCAAATTTAAAAGTTTCAAATGCCTGCCCTAAGCCTACCTCTAGGTTAGAGGTAATGTAGGCGTATCCACTTGGTTGAGATACTCCTTGAGGGACAACCCAAATATCTACTTTAGTTGCACTAGTAGTAGCAGCAGTTAAAGTATTTGAAGCAATAACGGATGCAAGGTATGACGTAGTTACGTTATACAAAACATACGAAGTATTAGCCGCAGGTGTGAAAGCACCAAGTCGAACAATCGCCATGGTCTCCCCCTTACGCCTGTGCTTCAGTCCACGTTAACTTAGCGGATGTCTGGGTATTGTTACCTGTTAAACGAGATACAGCAACGGTTAGAATATCTGGACCGTCTGGGAACACCGAGTCTCCACCAAGGATAGAGTTTGAGAGCTCGAACAGTTCATCAATGTTTACGTTAGTAGCTGAGTCAGTACCGGCTGCACCTGCTGCACGGAAGTTGTAGATCTGAGTTCCACCAGAAACAGTATCGTTACCAGTGTGAGAAATGATCTGAGTTAGAGATGGTGCAACAACTCCAGTAAAGTTAAGGTTGTTTAGACGCGGGTTAATAAGAAGTTTTACGTCTACAAGTTGAGTAGTAGATACCGCAATTTCCTTCATACGTAGCTGCATTCGGTTAATAACATCTCGATCTCCCAGCTTACCTGTCAAACCGCTAGACACCGATGGTGATAGACGAATTGATAGTAGTGGCTGGTAAGCAGCTCCAGAAGCATTGTTATACGCACCTGCTGGATAGATGTAATAGGTGAACTGGCTGTTACCTTGAGTCTGTATGTCAATTGGGAATTGACCGGCACCAGAGCCAAACAAAGCGTCTGCTTGGGTAGCGTGCAAGATCATGTTGTTTGCATCAACTGTACGTACAAAGTAAGTAAGTGCATTTTGCAAGTTTGCATAAGGATGGGCTGGATTTGAGGCTGTATTGGCCGTAGCTGGGTTGTTACTAGCAGCACCAATTAGACCTGTACGAGTACGTCCTTCAAATACAACTGGATCTCCGGTAGCAAAACCGTGAGCAGGAATGTTGATTTGGTTAGTAGTAGTATTTATCGCTGTAGAACCAAAGGTCTTAGTGGTTGTTCCTGCAATAGCAAGAGTGTTACTATTTTGAGAGAACAGGTAAGCCTTATCATCATCAAACTTACCGTCCATCATAACTGAGGTACCCCAGTGGAATAGGAACGGAATGTAAGTAGGTTCTGAGAAAGTTACAACTTCGTAGCGACCAGGTAAGTTACCTGAACGGAAGTAAGACTCGAGCAACTTGTTATTGTGGACATACTCGTGAACGTACTTAACTTCACCGTGGGTGTCTTTAAATCCGTAACGAATCTTTCCAGCACCGTACCAAGAGTAGTCAATGTAGGCCATCTGGATCGTACCAAGGTTAAGGTTGTAACCTGTAACTCCAGTACCATCACAAACATCGATGCTCCACTCTTCTTGAGGAGTACGAGTGTCTACTGTCTTAGTAACAATAATACCTGATTTAGCTGGAGTAAATGAGTGAGGAGTACCTGCACCAACATCTGCAATAGCTACATTTGATACTGAATCTGGGCTCGCTGTTAGAGCAAAGTTATTATTATCAACTAAGTTAATGTAGTAGGTACGTCCATTAATAAGACCTCCAATAGGAGTTCCGTCAATAGAGTTATAAACAACTGGCAACAAGTCACTAAAACCATGGCCTACGATAGTAAAGGTATCGTTAGCAACGTTTACTACGCCAGTAGTTCCGTTACCAGGGTTAAACTCTTTTTCAGTTCCAGTAGAACCCTTATATTCTGGCTTAATAGTTAAGCGAGTATCACTGTCAATAGATGAAATTTTGTAAGATTGGCCACGTAGAACAATGTAGTCTCCAACATCTAGTTGCGTAGTAAAGGTAGTTCCACTACCAAATACAAACTCGCTACCTTGTAGGGCGGCCACTGTTCCAGCAATCTGTTGAGTAGAAGATCTACGAACTGCCCAGATCTTTTGACCATCATATTCAAAGAACAAGCCGTTCTGGAAATCAAACATACCTGCACGTACAGCTCCGTTTGTCCAGTTTTTTACATAGAACTGTGGGAAACCGTAAGCTTGAGCCTCAACGTTTCCGGCAGCTGGCAAAGTTGTTGTTGCAAGGCAGGTAAAAATAGTAGGGCTAGTAACAGTTACTTGGAAGATACCGTTATAGAGTGTGCTTACAGCACCTGTTGAAGTTTCAGCTTGTGAAATTTCAATGTATAGGCCGTTAATCAAACCGTGAGGTCTACGAGTAGTAGCTTCAAAGGTAGTAGAGCTAATACGCTTTAAATCTTCAAGGTCAATTGTTGGCTTAAAGTTAATACCAAACGATGTCTGCAAACCCTTACCTGACTGGTAACGGAAGTACTTACGTGTTTGACGAATAATTTGAGCAAATGAACTTCCAATACCCACAGACATTTCAACTCCACCATCAAATGGGCGGTGCAAGTTGTAGCCTTGTGGACGTGTGTAAATAAAGGTTGAGTATGCATACGCTACAGAGGTGTATGTGGATGCATATGCGCGGTCTACAGTTACCTGGGTATCAGAACCAATAGCTGTAATACGACGGATAATAGGTGCTGCAGGAGTAGTCTTTGTTAAAGTAAAGTCTGTTCCTGTTCCCTGTGTTGTTAAGTCAACAGCGCCTGTACCAGCATTTGCGTCTGTAGAGCTGTTGTATAGCTTTACAGTATTGGCGTCTACACGACCAATGTAGTAGAACTGTGCAGTAGTTGTACCGCCGGGAGCAACACCTGTTCCAGAAAGGAACTGGACAGCATCCGTAGTAACAAACCCATGGGCCGTAATAGTAATTGTATCCGCACCAGTAGTTACGTTTGCAGCAGCAAATGTTTTTGTGTTGGTTACGTTTGGTGGGAAGATACGTAGACGATCTCCAACCTTTAGGATCTTAGAGAAGGCAGTATTAAAGCCTGTAACTAGAGTTCCTCCAGAAAGGGTAGATACTGTTCCAGAACCAGTAACGTTTCCGTTAATTTGATAGCTAGTAAGTGTGTGATCTACTCCAGCTCCAAAGCTTGAGAACGCAATAACGTTACCTGAAGCAGCGTTTTCTGCAGAAGTTGCAAGACGAATGTAGTCTTTATTAATGGCTACTACATAGTAATCAGTAAGGTGAGTTAATCCACCAATACTTGTACCAGTATTATTGTTATACCTAACCTTAGTAGTAGTTAAGAAACCGTGAGAAACTAACTTAATGTTGTTCTGTTGGGTATCAATAACTGTACGAGGAGTAAAGGTTTTTACAATTGCGGGTACGAAACCACCAGCAGATACTGTAAAGGTAGTAGCTGAAGGGATAGTAGCAATTGTGTACGTTCCATCAGGAGACTTTGACAAAGAAAGAATTCTGTGGCGCCCAACACCTGCAGTAGTAATGTTTACTGCGGTTCCAGCAACTGCATTTTCTAAGCTTGTTGCTAGCTTAATGTTGTCTCCGTCTACAAGAATAATGTAGTAAGGGGATCCAGAAGTTAAGCCACCAATAACAGTTTGTCCTACAGCGTCGTACTGAACTAGCTCGCCTTGGCTAAAACCGTGAGATGGGATAGATATCTGATCTGCTGCAAAGTCTACAGAAGCAGTAGTAAGGGTATGGTTACCAACACCTACTGATGTAAGGTTAATAATTGCAGTTCCGGCTTTATTTGAAGATAGTTTAACAATGTTGTTGTCTACCTTAGAAATAAAGTACTGAGCTCCAGTAGTTAAACCACCAATACTAGTTCCACCGCCGTTACTGTAAATAATCTTTTGTCCTGTCACTAAATCGTGACCTGGAACGTAAAGGCTATCTTCAGTAATATTTACAACTACGTAAACAAACGAATGACCGACACCTGTTCCAGCGGCAGTTAAGTCAATAACTGGGCCGTTTAGGGACTGGCTAAGAGTAATGTTGTTGGCATCTACTACTGTTTTTACGTAGTAAGTAGCGTTGTTTTGTAGTGGGGCAATAGGGGATCCACCATTTGTTTGGTATCTAACAGGCTGATTTGCCAAGAAACCGTGAGATGGGATAGTAAGAGTATTTGTAGCAATGTTAGCAATAACCTTAGAGAAAGTATCATCGGTACTAGCACTAGGAGCAGTCAAATCAACCTTAGGACTTAAAGTAGGAGACGTACTAATTTGATAGCTGTAGTTATTTATCTTATCTACATAGTAGATAGTGTTAAGTGCCATACCGCCGACCAGTGTGCCACTTGAAGTGTAGGTAATAGCATCATTAGTAGTTAAATTGTGAGCATCTGGGAAGTGGAAAGTATTACTTCCTAGGTCAACAGTAATTGGTGTAAACGCGTGGAAGGAAGATCCAGCAGGGGCAATAGCAATCCCATTAGTTCCAGCGTTAGCATCTAGAGCTGTTGGGTGGACTGTATGTCCAGTTGTAAATGAGTTTACAAGAGTTACAACAACGCTTCCATCGCCAGTGTTATAAGCGCTTAGGTTAGTAATTGCTCCAGCAGAACCAAATGTAGATAAGCCTTCCCAAAGACCAGTTGAAGTTGCAACGGTAGTAGCAAGGGTAGTAATAAATGATCCGCCACCACCACCTGCGTGGTTTGCAATAGTTGTGCGAGCACCGCCACCACCTGAGTATCCTCCGGCTCCACCAGATTGACCCTGTACGTTACCGTCTGACTGACCGCCGCCACCAAAACCGCCGTAACCACCAATACGTAAGTTAGAAGAGTTAACTACTAACCCATCATTAAAGCTTCCTCCGCCAATTTCACCATTAACACCATTTTCACCACGGCCTAAGAATCCTCCACCACCGGCAGAGTAACCGTTAGTTGAAAGACCACCAAAACCAGTATTTCCACCAGAAGCAACGCCTCCTGTAGAAGTAGAGGAAATGTTTCCTAAATGTCCGTCTCTACCTGCTCCAGCGTTTGCCTCGCCAGATCCGCCGCCTGAAATAAATAGTGGTTGCTTACCAGTTTTACGAACAACAAATGTTCCTCCACCAGATCCGCCCCATACAGCTCCAGAAGATGGTGCAGCACCACGTTGTCCGCAGACAATAGTAATAATTTCACCCTTAGTAAGGCTTACACGACCTTGAACAATTGCTCCACGACCTACGCCTCCAGCTCCAGAGCCGTCATAACCAGATGCACCTTTTACGTTAAATTCATACAAACCTGATACGGGCACTGTCCAGTCTTGGTAACCCTGGTAATCTCCCTGACGAAGATAAGTATCTTCCCAAGCATTTGAGGTTGTGTAGGCTGTGCGTAGCTGTGCAATAGTTGGTGGATTAGCTCCAGTTATTCCAGCGCTAGTAAATGTGTGGGTGTTGCTTGTTAGAGTGTAGAGAGCTTGAGCACCAGCAAATCCAGAGATAGATACGTTCTTTAAGAAATAAGTGTTTCCGCTTACAAGTCCAGTAAGGGGGGTTCCATCTGTGTAGTACTTAACAGCCTGTCGATCAGCAGTCTGACCGTCGATATTTAGCTTATTGTCATAAACAATAGGGGTGTTAAATTTAATAGATCCTGCAGTCTCTGCAGTGATATCTACAGCAGCACCTCCTGAGGTTGCGCTAAATTTAAGTTGCTTAGGGTTAGCAGTTACTATATACAAAAGGGCTCCAGAAGAAATTCCTGCAAGAGCACCAATTCCAGGAGTATAGATAAACGTTTTTCCTAAAGTCATATTTGAAGGGATAATGTCCCCAGTTACGTTCTTGTAGTAAACGTAGTTTTCAGCAACGTTTACATTTGTCTTAGCAAAAGAGTGAGTACCTGTTGCGCCCGCGGCGGTAATATTAATTGGCATTAGTTACTCTCTTCTTTGTGTGTTTCACACGGTGGGCATTTGTAGTTAGGGTCAAAAGGTAGTTCCCAATATCCAGTAGTTTGATTAAGAATATGTTTTGGAGAAGGTTGAGGAGTAACTATCCATTTGCCAATTTTAACGTAACCTACATAAATCATGTACCCATAATCGTCCCAACGAATAACCTCGTCGTAAGAGTATTTGGATAATACCTCTTTAATTTCTTCTTCGGAGTATTCTTGCATAAAAACTACATCAGTCACTACACCGTCGGTCAAAAGAGCGTGGGGATTTGCAACAAAGGGCTCTGCACGAAAAGAAGGAGTAATAGTATGAATCTCAAGATAGTCAGTAGTCATTTATTTTTTATCCTCCGTTCCTTATAGTTGTTGAATAGTAACAAAACCGTCGGTGTTTCCACCTTGAATATTGTTTGACTGGTTTGTTCCATTATTAAGAGAGCCTCCACCGCCGCCAGCTAAGTAAGAGCACCATTCTCCTCCACCGCCGCCAGACCAACCACCTGATCCTCCAGAGTGCAGACCAGATGATCCACCTCCACCAAAGCCTCCATGGCGTCCAGTATCTCCCCAAGGAGTGTACATGTACCCACCTCTTAGTGGGTTGTTACCGTTTTTATACGCACTTGGATACCAGTTGCTTGCGCCACCAGAACCGTCGCTATAGAACCCTGCTCCACCAGTTCCATAGTTAGACATAGCTCCGGCACCTTGACCGTTGTCTGCCATGAACCCACCAAAGGCAGCATTTCTATATCCAGCAGTTCCAGTGTTTGCGTTGGTAGTGTAATTATTTTGAGAACAGCATGGATAAGATCCTGGAGTTCCTCCACCACCGGCAATAACCATAACATCTGATTGAGCTGCGCCTGTGTACTTTCTTCCTCTCATAACCCAAGTTGCACCGTTTCCTCCAGAAACGTTGTGGTTACATCCTTGACCGCCTGAACCTGAACGTCCTCGTTGACCAATTGCAATAGTAACAATGTCTCCTTGAGTAAGGGTAAAATCACCTCGCATATTTGCACCTTGACCGCCAGTGTACCCAAACATGTTGTCAGAGTTTCCTCCGGAACCTTGAGCAGTAATTCTGTAGGTTGCTGTTCTTGGAACAGTCCACTCCATATGACCGTTATAAGAAGGCATATTTAAGTATGTAGCTGCCCATGCAGGGTTTCCTACACCATTACGTGCTTGAGTAATATTTGGCCCGTCATAACCGCTGGCTCCACCAGGAGTAAAGGTAGCGCTAGTAAAGCTGTACAAGAATGGGGCTGGGTTAACTTGGAAAGTAATATCAACAAAGTCTGTTGAGTTAGCACTATCAACGGCTGTAACACGAATAGTTGCTTGAGTGTAACCGCCGATAGCAGAAGGTGTTCCGGTAATAATACCGGTAGTAGTGTTTAAATTAAGGCCTGCAGGCAAAGTTCCGCTAGTTACAGAGAACGTCAATCCTGCGCCAAAACCAACAGCAACCATTTGAGTGGTAACAGTACTCTGTGTAGCTACTAATCCAATGTATTCTTGAAGTTTTGGAGAAGTTTCTCCTACAGTCCAGTTAACATCAAAATTGTGTGTTCCGTATAGATTCTGCACAAAGTAATAGTCTTTTTGTTCAGTAGCTACATCGTTAACTGCAAATCTACCGCCTGCGGGATAGGTGTATCTAAGCATATCGTTTACTTGATACCCATGATTTTTTATGTGGAATATTTCTTTATCTACTGCAATTCCAATAACGGTAAACTTATGTGTTCCAGAACCTGTTGAAGTAAAGTTAATATTTGCAGAGCTAGTTGGAAACTCTTTAAGGGTAGTTACGTAGTTAATAGAGCTTCCCACTTGGAAAGAACTTTCAATAAAGTAAGTACGGTTGTTTACAAGGGCAGAGGTAGAGCCTCCAAATAAAGCACTTCCACCAGCGTTAATAGTTGGTGGTGTACCGGTTGTTTCGTACTTAACCATCAAACCTTGGTATAAGTCTAAATCTGCAATTCCAGAGCCGCTGGCTCCAGTAACGTTAGATCCGCTGAATGAGCAGTTATTTAAGAACTGACCACCAGCGTTTTCACCATTAAATGTTTTTTCTGCTTCTTCTACCAAGTTAATAATTGTTTCAGTTGCAACGTTAGTGTTGTTACCTGCAAATAGACGAGCTTCGTTTGCTTTTTGGAAAGTTCCTGTAATAGCGTTAGGAACTGCTATAACTGTTCCGTTAGGTACCGCACTTACAGTAAATATAGAGCCATTTGTATTTGAAGTATCTAGAGACTTTAAAAATACTACTCCTCTAGGGTTTGTACTAAAGTACCCACCAGCGGTTGTAATGTTGTAGTAAAGAGGAGAACCAATGCCAAGACCTACAAAGTTTTCAGTAGTGTGTGCAACAGTAATTTGATTAGTTGTTGGGTTAAAAGTAGATATAGAGCTAACAGTTCCTGAGGCCACTGCGTTGTTATCAAGGTCAAGGCGATAAGAAGTTAAAGTATTAGAGCCGTCAAATACTTGAGCTGTAGATGAGTTAGCTGAGTCAAAAGCTTTAGAGCTTGTGTTAGAAGAGTCAAACTCTTGTGAAACTGTTGAGTTAAGGTTCAAGAAGTAAAAAGGAGTTTGAAGACCAAAACCGTGTGGAGACTCTGTTTTTACAGTAAGCGTAGATGATCCTGCAGCATCAGTAACAATACCGTCAGACTCAGCAATTTTAATCTGTGATCCTTGAAAGAACTCACCAGAAACAATAGAGGTATACAGATCTTCAATAGATGCTGCATCAGGTTGATTTTGCTTAGAAAGATAGGTAAAAGTAGTAGGTGTTGGGACTGAGTTAATGATGTAAGCGCCGTCTGCTGTAAGGGACTTTGTACCACTTACGTTAATAGGAATACCAACAGCAAGTCCGTGAGCAAGTGAAGTTGTTACCTTGATTTCACGAGAGACTGCAGTGGTAGTAATAGCTTCAATATTAGGGATGGTTGTATCACCGCTCTTAGAGAAGAACGATGGAGTGTTGTTGATAAGTTCAACGGTTTCCCACTTGGTAGGCTGTAGACCATACTCAAAGTCGGTATCGATAAGTGTCTGCGGTTCGGAGACACGGATCTTGGTAACCGGATCAATTAATTCAGCTGGAAAACGGATTTCTCCGCCTACGCCACCGCTTGAACTACCGCCTAGAAAACCTGGCATTGATTTTTACCTCTCTTTACCTGCACCTAGTACAAGATACTTGTTATTGCATTTTTTTACGGCTTATACTTCTTTTTAAATTCCAAACCACCACATTGTGCCTATTTGTAGGTTACCTGGCACACCTGCTGGACCTGTTGGCCCTACGTTTCCAGAACCTACTTCTGTCCACACGTTATTAGAAAATACGTAAGTTTTAGTAGTCTCTGTATTAAACCAACCATCTCCAGCAACAGAAGTTGCAACATTTGGGGCTGTTGCACTAGCAGTAAACTTACCCGCAGGCCCTGTATTTCCAGTAGGACCGGTTGGTCCTGTTGGTCCAGTAACTTGAGAAGCAGCTCCTGTTGGACCTGTAGGTCCAAGCTGACCTTGCAAACCTTGCGGACCTGTAGGTCCAGTGTTACCGGTTGGTCCTGTAACTGTGGATGCCGCACCTGTTGGTCCCGTAGATCCAGTTGCTCCTGTAGGACCAGTCGCACCATTACTTCCTACAAAACCATTTGTACCAGCAGGGCCGGTAGGGCCTGTCGCACCTGTTGCACCCGTAGGTCCCATTGGACCAACGATTTGACCAACGTTATTCCAAGTTGTGCCGTTCCAAACATAAAGATCTTCATTTGCAGTAACAATATACGCATCATTAATTGCGTTACCTGAAGCAGGAAGGTTTACAACTGCTGCAACTGTTCCACGAATATTGATACTAGTTCCTTGCGGACCTGTAGCTCCAGTAGGACCGGTTACAGTTGAAGGTTGGGTAGATACTGGACCTGTAGGACCAGTAATACCTTGGGGACCAGTAGGTCCTTGTACACCTGAAGAATAAGATAATGAGCTCCACGCAAGTGTTCCATTACCAATTTTAAATTTACCAGTATCGTATTCGTAACCTGCTTCACCTTGTGCAAGCACAGGATTTGCTGCAGACCACTCAGCTGCGGTACCACGCCTAAATTGAACTTTTACAGCCATTAGCCGGTTACTCCTCCGCAATCAATAATATCGACGCCACCATAGTTTGTGTTGGGAGCACCAGCGTCTACGTTAAGTATTGTACTTCCTGCTGCTCCAGTTAAACCTACTAAACCTTGAGGACCTGTTGGTCCTGTTACACCCTGTGTACCTGTTGGACCAGTGTTTCCTATTGGACCTATTACACCTTGTGGGCCTGTTACACCCTGTGGACCAGTTACTCCTTGTGGTCCAGTTGGTCCTAATATTCCTTGTGGACCTGTTGGTCCTGATGGACCGGCAACTCCTGTTGCACCAGTTGGCCCTACTTCACCTTGTAAACCTCGTGGGCCAACTCCACCTGTTGCACCTGTAGGTCCTGTAACTGTACTTGCTGCTCCAGTTGCACCAATGACACCCTGTGCACCTGTTGCTCCAGTAGGACCAGTTGGTCCAACAACTCCTTGAGAACCTGTTGGACCTTGTGGACCTACGATTTGTCCTACGTTATCCCACTCAGAACCATCCCAAACATAAAGATCACCTTCATCATTTACTAAGTACGCATCATTGAATGAATTACCAGATGATGGTAAAGAAGCAAATGTAGATCTTGATCCAAGAAAAGTAATTGATACGCCTTGTAAACCACGAGGACCAGTTGCACCAGCAGAACCAGTTGCACCAGTTACTCCAGCTAAACCTTGTGGACCAGTTGGACCAAGAAGACCTTGTGCACCGGTAGCGCCAGTAGGTCCGGTTGCTCCAGTGTTACCTTGTACACCTTGTGAACCGGTTGGTCCCATTGCTCCTGCAGGACCTGTGTGTCCAATAGGACCTGTAACAGTTGATGCAGTTCCTTGTGGACCAGTAGAACCTGTTGGACCAGTTGGTCCGTCTAAACCACGAGCACCAGTTGGTCCGGTAATTGTAGATGCAGGACCTGTAGCACCAGTTGCGCCGGTAGCACCTGCAGGACCAGTTGGTCCTGATGCACCAGTAGCGCCAGTTGTTCCAGTAGGACCAGTTGCTCCTTGTGGACCGGCAGGTCCAGTACTTCCAGTTTGATCAGCACCAATAGTAATTACTGTTGTGGGCTGCTCAATTATCTCAATAATTTCTGGCGTAGTCACTACAGTGTTACCTGCTTTTCAGTAAATACTTTTCCAGTCATAAATGTTCTAGTTTTTCCATCTGCACCTGTTAGCTGCACGTCGTAGTAACAAGCGTATGGAAGTTCTGCTGTAACAGCTCCTGAAAGTGCAAGTTGAAGAGTGTCAAAGATGCCGCTGCCTGTTGATTGAAGTTTAGTAATTACAAACGTACCAACAATTACTGGACCTACTTGAGCACGGCCCCCAGTATGGAATAGGCGAAGTTGAGATTTAGGCGTGTAAGTGGCGAGATCCATTGAGAACTTGAGCTTAATAGCAAAGTCGTCTCCCGCATACATAGAGAGGTCTCTGTTAATAACGTCACCTTCGGGAGTGACATCTCCATAATCAGGGATTGACAACCGTACTCGTTGTGGAAGAGAAGCATCATCTATCTCCTGTGGTCTGTAGATTGGTACAAGCTTATTAGTCAGGCGACTAATACGGCGTAGATTAAACACATCAATCTTGTATAAACCAATACCAAGAAGATTACATAGCTCTCGGTACTGCTCTTTACGTTGAGTAATGATGTCTGTTAGCTGACGAAATCTTTCTGTACGGGGAATAGACACACCGTCAGGAGAAATAATATCAATATCAAAGGAAGCATCTGTGGCCAGTGTATAAAGGGCCAGAGTAGTTGCAAGAAGAATCATTGGGTATTCGTCAATAACCGGAAGAGTAAGTAATGTTGCTCGGCTACCGTTAGTATCGCTAGTGCTATTGGCGTGTTCTACAAAAGCAGTAGTAACGTACTGGTTAATTTCGGCGGTAGTAAAGTATTTAAAAGTAGTTCCTGAGGCAGTAACTATTACCCCATCAGCTGGAGGGGAGGCTAATACAATCAAGCCGGTTCGTTCTTCTACAGATGTAGTACCAGATACGTTTGTTGACCCTACCCGGACGGTCATAGTTGCGCCGTCTACTGGGGAAGTTGTTAGGTTAAATCGAGTGGTGACTCCGTCGCCCTTAAAGGTTTCAACAAAGGACTTACCTTGGTCACCTAGTTCAAAGCGAAGACGTTCAGATAAAGCCGAAAGTGTTGCCACTGATTCCTCCGATGAAGTTAATGTTCAAATAATCCCGTGATTAGAGACATTAGTCAGGGCAAACGTTAAGAGCCCTCATGGACGAAGGGCGGCTTGTCCATGAGGGCGTTCTAGATTAAGTCTCTTATTAGAGACGTTCGTACAAATAGCCCTTTTCTTGCAAGTGCTGAGCAACTTGCTTTGCTACTTTGTACTTTTGTCCGGCTTTAAAGGAATAATGATTTCCTACGCCGATTGTTACAAAATCTAGGTCTTCAGCGACACGAATAACTTGTGCGTCATCTGCAAGACTTACGCCTACGGTCTCGACTTCGTCAATAACTGTTGGACTGTTTGGGGATGTAAGATCCACAACCTCTGTCTCTAGCTTAGCTGCAGCTACTGCTGTAGCCATTGACATTTCACCTGCACGTTGTGCAAGTTCTTCTGCGTGAGCTTTAACTTGCTCTTCGCGTTGACGTCCAGTGACGTCTGTTACTTTTGCTTTTGCCACGATTATTATTCTCCTGTAAGTTTGTGTTGAGGGGCTGGATTTTTAGGCCCAGCCCCCTAACGGGTTAAATTAGTTTGTTTCTGCTAGAACTACAGACTGATCTGTGATTAGACCAAGACCGTAAATTGCATACCAAGCAAGCGCATGCTCACGACCGAAGTCTAGAATACCACCATCGCGGAGTTCTACTGGAAGCGAGATTGCGTGACCGAATGCGTTATCTCCAATGAAGATTGCGCTGTAACGATCCTTGTTACCATTACCTGTCTTTGTTGCTGGGGATGTGTAACCGCCACCTGTTGGGTAAACGATTGATCCTGCAGCAACTGCAGTGTCAGCTGAGTAGCCTGAGCCAGCTCCGCCAACAACCTTTTCGATCTGTGTTGTTTCGATGAATACTGTGTCGTATAGACGACCAATCTCACCTAGCATGAAGTTACCTGGAGCTGCGTACTTTGTTACTTCGATGAACTCTGGGTTGTCACGAAGCTTGCGGCTCTGGTGTGGGTGGATGAATGCAACATATGTCTCACCCAAACGAGGGATGTTCTTTGTTGCAAGTGTCTCTACTGCATCCTTAACAACTCCTGTTGTTAGGTCGAATGCACCAGTCATAGAAGCACGGGAAGTACCTGCGGTACCTGTTCCGTACCAGTCATTTGCAGCTGTAAGACCTGAGCGGTCATAGCCGTAAATAACTGAAGATGCGGCCATGAGTGTGTCACGTGCCTGACCATCTAGGTATAGAGCCATGTTACGACCAAGAAGACGTGAGGCTGAAGCCATTACGTCATCAAATGATGCGTTAAGTAGTAGCTCTGAAACAGCAATTGCATAGCCATGCTCTGCAACTGTGATTGAGAATTGCTGTGCTGTTAGTGCGTTTGTCTGCATACGCACGCCTTCGACGAGTGAACCCGCGAAGCCGAGGTTGTTGTAACGCATAAAGTTGATCTGTAGACCTGGTGCAACTCCTAGTTCTGTCTTCTTAACAGCGAACTGTTCGAAGCGAAGAATAGGCATTGACTGGAAAAGAATTTCCTTTGACCAGATGGTCTGAATTGCTTGTGTAAGCTGGCTATTGGAGCCAGAGTACGCTGTTGGGGCCGCGGCTAAATTACCGGTACCCGTTACGGCTGATGCCATGTCGGTTTTACTCCTTAGTTAGTTTGTTTAATTACTTAGGTAACTTCTTACCCGAAGATTCCCTTGCCTCGGTCAGATGCGGATTTACCCAGCAACTTTCCTCGGTATTTTGCGTATTCGGTAACCGACATTGCGGCAATCTGCTCCGCAGTAAACGAGTTTTGCTCCATATTAGTGTCCATCGGTCCGGATGGAGGCGCTGTTACACGACTCCCAGTCATTTCTTTACGGGCATTCTGCATTGCAGACTGCGCCGATTCCAGGATTCTTGAAGATCTCTCTCTCAGTCCTGTAATACTTTGTTCGATCTCATCAGGAGTACTTCCTGAAATTAGATCTACGAGCTCTGGCATGATGTTATCACGCTCATCTTCTAAGCGGCGTGTGCGATACTCAGTGAGTTCCGCATATTGACGCTCACGCTCAAGAAGAGTGAAAGCACGTTCGCGTTCTCCGCGTTCTACTTCCAACTTTTGAGCCCACTCTAATTCTTTTGCTTCAAGTAGCTGACGAATATCCATATCTGCTTCAGCCTTTTTCTTAGCTTCTGCTTCTGCTTCTGCTGCACGAGTTGCTGCTTCGGCAAGACGTTCTTCACGCTCTTTCTTGAGCACATTGAGTTCTTCTTTTAGTGAATCTATTTGCGGATAGAGCTTTGATTTTTCCTGCTCACGTACACGCTTTAGATCATCTTCGCTATAAGCCTTGTCTGTCAAGGCTTGCTCTCTTACTGGTGTTGCTACTGTATCTGTTGCTACTGGAACATCGGCTAGAAAAGCGGCCTGTGCTTCAGGTGAATCTACGATATTTGTTGTTTCTGACATGCTTTTTTTCCTTAGGTTTAAGAGGTCGTTGTCCGATTTAGTGCCACGATGACCTGCGGATTATTAGGTGGTAATAGGCTTCCAAACTATTACTAGTTTGTCTGCCTAAACTTGTTATTCTGGCTTATCCGAATCTGGGACCCTCTTTTGAGGAATCTTAGTTCCGTATGCCTCTGTAACAAGTTCAACTTGAGTCTGTTGCAGTTCTTGCAAGACTCCTTCTTCTAGTGGGGAAATTACCCCAGGTTGTCCGGTAGGTCCAGGTCCAACTCCCTGTCCAGGATCTTGTCCTGGAGGTGTGGTTCCATCTGGAAGAATTCCGGTTAAAGATGCAATAGAGGATGCAATTTGATTTCTTACTAGTTGGAGAGCTCCGTCGGCTTTAGCGTCAGCAATTAGCTCTGAACGGATCTCCTCAAGCTTTTCATCTGGGAACTCTTCGCCAAGTTGACGTAAAGCTCCTTCACGACTCTCAAGACCCATAGCCATTTTGCTCTGAATTTCATTTAATACAATGAGCTTATCTAATGGGAGTGGAGGTGGAAAATGTACTGTTGATTCGTAGGTAGTAGGATCATCAAGATTTAATACTGGAAGTTGGAACTTCTTTATAGGTCCATTCTTAGCTTGGTCCCAAATAAATAACTCTGGTTCTTTAAATGCAAGTGTGCGAAGAATAAGACTATTGATCTGCTGCATTCCCTCGCCGTATTGAATCATCTTCTGTTGATAACGATTCATCAATGGCTGGTACTGAATAGAAAGGGCAACACCTGAAGTATTAGAAATTGGTTGTACTTGTCCAAGAGCTGTCTCTGGAACACCAACCATTTCGTGCATTGCAGTTTTGATTATCTTTAGGTACTCCATGGCTCCTTGAAGGCCTTGACCGCCACCTTCTAGGTTAAAGACTTGAGCGTCTTTTGGTAGCCCGCCCCAGACCTTCTTAGGTCCCTTTTCAAGGGAGGAGGCCTTAGCACCTGTGATAACTGTAACTGGTGCCGCATGGTAGTTAATGATGTCTGCAACATCTGTTGCTACTTCGTTATAGTTACGGTTTAGAACAATAATATCGTGGCAGTCTGATAAGCCCCAAGGGGATCCAGAAACCAATACGTTTGCAATGTGAATGATTGGAACTACGCCAATAGGGTTTGGACGAGAGTCAATTAGCTCATCGTTAATATATTCTTCAATTCTGTCATCAGTCAAGATCTCTGTGTAGGTGTAGACCTGACGAGTACCTTCCATAGAAGTACCCCAAAAACGGTACTTAAGCTTAAAACGAATTAAACGTGAACGATCATGCGGGTGGAACTCTGGGAAACAAAAAGAAGAGTTTAAAGGAAGTACACGTACACGTCCTGCGTGCATAGCACCAATAGAGTCTTGATAAGCTTCTTCGTAAGCTACTTTGACAAAACAATCGCCAGATACTCCGCCTTGCTGTCCCATCTCCCACATAACAGAATGTTTATCATTATCTACTTCCCAGACTCTCTTTAACATATCTGGTACTACTGATTCTGTTTCTGCTGGACTGCGGAAAGATGCTCCGCGACCAAATGTAAAGTTACATATGTAATCTGTAAACGCTCTATAATAATTGTAAACCATTTGTGATTCGCCTATTTCACGGCGATAAGACCAATGATGGCCAAGATACATTGCCCAATTAAGCGAGTAACGATTTAGTCTTGGACCGTGTACTTCAAATTCTTCATCAGCAAGTTCTACTAAACCAAGAGGAGAAATAGAGATTGTTAAGTCGGAAGACGCAGCTCTATAACTGGGAGGTGAAAAATCAATGCCACCGGCCATTACTCACAACTCCCCATCTTAATTTTTTAAACCCCTTTGTTTTCTTCTCTAACTCTTACTTAGAATATATCTAAGTAAAAACTTCCAACCCCGGAGAAGGGGTGCGGGGTTGGAAGCTTCTACAGTCTACTATATTTAATCTGCTACTTGAGCAGGGTTCATACGTTGCTGGCGTCCACCTGAGCGGATTACCTCTTCAATAACAACCTGTGAATGATCACCGAAGTTACCTTGGGAAAACTCTGCGTTATAGGCTGGAGCCTCTGGCCATGCGGCTGAACCGACATGTGCACGTTGTTTCATTGTTTCTTCTGGATACTTTTCAAACACGTTAACATTGTGGTTTGGACGACCCGCTGGGGTGTCATATCCTTGATCTAGTCCCAATTGAAAATCTTGTGGGACATCTGTGTCAGTTGCAATACCTTCTTCAAAGCGAAGTGGTCCGCGTTGTCCTGGTACTGATCCTGCCATCTTGCGTTCGTATGTTGCGCCAACCTTCTCAGGGAACTGAGGTGTTGGAGCAATGTTATCTACTGCCATGTTTACTCCTTATGCATAGGGATTGAGGGTCCTCAGGTATAAGTCTCTACCTTAGGACTGCTTTTTAAATGCTAAATTAAGAAAAAAATGGGGAGGCACTTACTTCTACTGTAGGCATCACCATATCCTGGGTCATGGCACAAGCTATGGCTAGAGAGTCCACAAAGTCGTCGTGGGCGTGGGCTTCATCAGGAGCAGCCACTAAAAAGTTTGGCCCCTTGTACTGGACTTCTGCGTCAGTCATTTGTTGATAAAATTTCTTCCAAAGACGTAAACGACGAGTTTTTGCGTGGGCAGGCCAAGAAACCATCTGACGTTGGATTAGTGCTTGTAGGTGCTTCCATCTCTTAGATTGTTCCGAAGGACTTGAGGTAATGGGGACTACCTCAGCTCTAGGCATAAGAACTTTTAAACGTCCAGCTACAGCATCTCCAACACCGTTAGAGTCCACACCAATTGCCAGGACGTCATAGTTACCCAAGAAGTTAACTATTTGGAAGTATTGTTCTTCCCAGTCATCGCCTTGAATTTCTAGCCAATTAAGAACACGATGGTCATAATAACCAAATTCATCAGGCCTATCCCAATCAACCCAGACAACAGTAACAACTGTAGAGTCCATCTTTCTTGCGGGGTCAATTCCAACCACAACCGGGGAACGGTGCCAACTCTTAACAAGTTCTTGAGACGTGTCTCCAAGCTCATCCATAATCGTTGAGGTAAGGAACATACCTCTTTCCAAAAGCCACTTACAGTTGTACGACATCTGAAACTCATCTGAATCCTCTCCAACACGTAACATCTCCTTTTTAATAAACTTTTCGTAGTTATCGTTAAACTTTGCAACATCCCGCCAATCCCATTGGAAATGGTTTTGTTTGGCTGAACGTCCTGTTTGCCTACGCTTGTTCAATTGAATAGCTCTATAGAAGTTATTCTTTGAAGTAGTAGGGGTACCGGTTTTAACAATAGTAGCGTTGTAGTAAGCACCCATTGGAGAAATTGACTTAGACACAACAAAGTCATCTGCTTCTTGACACTCATCAATAATAATTAGGTGGAAAGACTTAGACTCGATCTTTGCACGAGGGTTAGCTGTCATCATCATAAGAGTAGAGCCTGAGTTCTTTAACTTGATGTTACGCACAACTCCAGGAGTTTTTGTAGCCATATCGTCAATCTCAGGATCTCCAAGAACTTCTAGGGCTCTTTCACTTGTAAGACGAGAAACAGTTCTACCGTACAGGGTTTCTACCTGTGATTGGATGGGAGCAAACATACCTACCCAGATACCATCTCCAAACTTACCTAGAAGTTCAGGGTACATCTTTGCAAGGCGTGGAAGGATAACCATCAATGTTGCAACGGTATTAGCAATAGTTTCTGACTTACCTGACTGACGAGAGGCAAGTGCGGTTACTTCTTCACCGTCATTAATAATAACTGATTCAATAATGCGTCTAGCAAGAGGTTCTTGATAAGCGTGCAGCTTATGACCCACTAGCATTTCCATAAAAGCCATAATCTTATTTATTAAGGCTTTTACAAACTCTTTAGACAGTTCGTCTAACTCATCCGGATCTTCTTCAAGCAGGTCGTCTTCTTCTAAACTTAATTCTTCATGGGGGTCTATTTCCTCAAATTGTTCTTCGTCGTACTCAAAATTATCCATTAGAGTGTCGCTTTACCAAAGACTCCAGAATAACGTGCAAAGCTTCTGCACCTATGCGGGCCTCTTCTAAAGAAGCAAGGTCTCTAGTTTTTTGCCAAGTAGAAAGATTACGACCAATTGTGTATAGGGCGTTCTCTGTCCAGGGCATTAAGTCTGATGTGGGTAGCGTCTCAACTCTTTTTTCTATACGAGACTTTTCTTTCTGTACTTTTTCTTTACGAAAATTAATGCTGATCATCTTGTGCTCCAAATCTAACAAAGTCCCAGTTTATTTCTTCGTCTGGGAGATATCTACCACGAATAGCATTGGTTAGTGCCTGGCTCTCATCATACGATGAATTCCACTTACCTACAACTAAAGCCAGTCTAGTGAACGGTAGTCGTATTGAAACTCCAACTCCACCCCTAAACGGTAAGGCTATTTCTTGAGTTTCAGCTCTTTCCCACAAAATTGGTGGCTTTACCGGATATACCAGTGTATGCCAATAAAGAGATCCAACAGTTCTTGGATTTGCCAATCTTATACCTCACAGTCGTGTCCCATAACTTCTACTTCTCGTAGAGGTTCTAAACAAATTTTACACCGATACCATCTTTGTACAGTAAAACTATTTTGAGATGTTCCGCCAACAGGAACCTCTACACCACCATCAGGCTGTGGTTGATAGTCTGAGATTACCTCAGGAGAATCAAACAGCTCTGGTGGGAATGGTCCCTTAGGCGAATGCGCAGTCTCAGGTACGGGATGCCCTTGTCTCGTAACTATGCGCTCAATGCGCATTATTCTGCAGGCGCTTCAGTTGTCTTCTTTGTAGTTTTCTTTGTTTCTTCTACTACAGGCTCTGCAACGGGTGTTTCTACTACAGGTGTCTCTACTACTGGTGCTGGAGCTACTGGTTCTTCAGTATTCCATGGTTTTGACCAAGTTGTCATGTGATTTTCCTCTCGTTAGACAAAAAGATATTCTACATGGGTTTCTTGGTTGCTGACCCCCTGTAGTTACTGCTACGGTATATCCATGGTTCAGGCATCTGGGCCATCACTAACTACGTAACAAAAGGGTTGCAGTACGAATCCGGCAGACATAGGCCGGATTGCTTTTATGCGGGTGACAGTCGCATAGGGTAAGAACTGGCCTTCTAGCCTAGGAGATAGTGTGAATAAAGATGCAACTTCTCAAATTGCAATTATGGTGGCCTATTTAATGTTGATCTGCGGTATCCCCGCAGCTATGGCTACCGAGCACATAAGTAAAGAAACCCCAACACAAACTATAGTAGAGGTCGTAGATCCACTCGACAGATACCGTGGGGCAACAGACCTGACTAATAGCGAGTTGAAAGACCTGCTATCCCTAGTCGGATTCAAAGGCAACAACCTAAAAGTAGCTTGGTCAGTAGTTATGAAAGAGTCCAGGGGTAACCCAGACTCACATAACAAGACTTCAGCCACAGGGGACAACTCCTATGGATTATTTCAGATCAATATGTTTGGCGATCTGGCAGAAAGCCGTAGAGAGAAGTTTGGTATCAAAACCGACGTGGAACTATTAGACCCGGTAATAAACGCTCAAGCAGCGTTCTACATGACTGGTAGGGGAACAAATTGGAGTTCTTGGGGTTACGGCCCTGGAGCTTACGATGGGGACCCTGAAGAACCAGGCATTACTAAATGGTTTGATGATTTCACTAAAAATTAAATAATAGTAAAGGCCCGGGAGACCGGGCCTTTTCTATTTACTTTTCGTTTTCTTTCTTACCAGCTCTTCGTTTATTCTCTTTTGCGGTGTTCTTACCATGCTTCAATGCCCTTAGGTTTCCCTTAGAGTCATTGCTGTGGTTGTTGTCCTTGTGGTCAACATCCGTTCCTCTAGGTAGTTTTCCGTTTTTAGATTCGTAATCGGCACGAGCCTTGTTTTTCGATGTTGTAACCCACTTACCGTTTACTTTTTTCTTGTAAACGTAGATAGGGCGACCTCCATTCGCTTTGGAACCTTTGTAGGGACCAAACTTCTTTTCTTCAGCCATTACTATCTCCCTTGCACGCACATGATGCGTTTAACTTACCACAAGGACCGCAGGTAAAACGTTCGTGTGATTCTAAAGAACCTTGAGATTCCAAGGTATTTTCGTAACTATGTACTTCTTTATAACTCTTGAGCTTAACTCCATAGGTAGAGGAAGCATTAACAACTTGAGGGTCATTCCAAGGACGTGCAGCTTTAGAGGTGCGATCTGCTACAGACATGCGTACAACGCCTCCACGACCGTCTCTAGAGCCGAAATGTAGGTCTTTCTTTGAACGTCCCATTAGTTTGATGACTCCCCGCTAGCGCCCCGTCCAGGCTTCTTATAGAGGTCAAACTTAGGTGCGTCAGGTTGGGCGTACGGTAAACCAGTTAAGTATTCGGCTGCCTCTCGTGCGTTGTGGCGCAGAGACTTATAACCATTAAACTTTTCAGGTTCAGGGGGGAAACTGGTTACTCTAGGCATGATTAGCTTTCAGTAGCTAATTTTTTAATGTTCTTCTTGTCTGCTCTAGAACCTTCTGGTTGTTCAAGCTTTGCATCGTCTGCACCAGCGTATCCGCCTTCAACTGCAATAACATCTTCTTTTCTTCCAAAACGCTTCTTAGCGTCTCCTTGAAGTCTCTTAGACGCTTCAGAAATTGGAACGACTGATCCAGCAGTTTCAAATGCATTCTTACGACCTTCTTTAACAGAGAAGTCTGGGAACAAACTTGGTTGAACCATAGCCTTTGTCTTCTTAGCTTTCTTTTCAGAAGGAACTACTGCACCTGCAGATCTAAGTGCAGATAACTCTTGAGCACCTGTCATGCCTGTGGTGTCCAAAGCAAACTGTTGTCCGCGGTTTGGATCCCTTGGTTTCTCATCACGATCTGTAGGAACGGTTCTTGTTGTTCTTACTTCTTCTTTAGTCTTTATTCGTGGAGCAAGGTCATCTTCTGTAAAAGTAGATTTGCCCACAGATGTTCCAACAGCTCCAGAAGACCATTTGTCTAATGGACCTTCAGCACGTGTGTATTGAGCTGGGGATACAATGTCTGTTACAGTCTTTGGAACTCCGGTTCCAGGAAGCTTACCTTGAACCATTCTAGGACCTTTAGCACTAAAGTCTGGAAGATCTGTTGGTGGCTTTGATCCCAATAGAACTGTTCCACTCTTTGCACTTGGTGGCTTAGGCTTATCAAAAGCTCTAGGATTAGGAGTAGGTGCTACAGGTGTATAAGTATCTTCATATTTTTCTTTTCCAAAACCTTCAGCAGCAACTTTTCTTTTTCCAGAACGCTTCATGCCACGAGGAACAGCACCGCTAGCCACATCAGCAATGTCATTAGCAACACTTGCTCCTTTTTTACGAGAAGTGCTAGAAGAACCATGTTCGCTTAACAGCTGTACTCTTAGGTGATCAATTAGGTCTACGCCTTTTGTAGGGCCTGCGCTGTAACGTAATACTTCTTGTCCGCCCTTTCCTCCACGAGTTTTTGTCTTATCCCAACCTCTGTATCCAGAGTCAAGTACTTCTCTACCGTCAGCCCCACGAGTTATTTTATTTACTATTCCTTCAGATCTAATAAACGAAGAAGGCATATCAGGGTGGTTTGCAGATACTGGAATGATTGCTTTAGTTGTTGGATGTTCCCAATACTCATCTCCATTTAGCGTTTGAGTAAAATCCTTCTTAGAAGTCTCATGCTGTACAACTTTTCCATGCAACCCTGCAACATACGCTGGTAGGCGCATACCTGAAGCGCTTGCAGCATTCTTGTAAACTTCTTCATCTCCAATGCCCAGAACACGCATTACTCTTGCATAAGCAGCGTGATGTTGGCCATATACGTGAATATGTTTGGTTGCTGGTGGATCATTTGGTGCAACGTCGTTTACTGTTTTGCCAGTAGATCTAGCTGTTTGAAGATCACGTGCATGTAGTTTTAAGGCTAAATCTAAATCTCCATTTTCAGATCCAGGAAGTCCCATTCCAGATTTCATACGATCAATAAGATTAGACGCAACTTCTGGTCTTTCTGTAACGTTTAGAGAAGCAGGCTTAGAAGCACCTGGTGGTCGAGAAGGTAGAGTTCCAAAATTAAGTACGCCAGTTTTTTCTTTACGTCCAGTACCTACTCGACGCTTAGAGCGTCCAGTTTCTTTTCCTAAACTAAGTGGCTCAACAGTTGGCTTAGCACGCAGTATGTCTGGAACATTTGGATTCTTAGGTATAGTCCCACCAGCAGAAATTCCTTCTAGCCGTGCAGCGTTACCTGCTTCAATAGATGCATTAGATGCGTCTTTTGATTGAGCAACAATTGTTTCATCTGCTCGCTGTGCGTTTTTTTCTATACCTTTTTTTACAACTTCATTTTTTGTGCGATCAAATTCATTTCCGCTAGAATCTCTACCTGTGTTTGAAGTATCTTTAGCCATTATGCATCTGCCTTTGGTGTGCGGGGCTTACGAACTTTAGTGGGTGTTGCTGCAGAGTCTGGATTAGTTATGCTATCTGAAGCAGTCTTCTTACCTAAGTTACGAGCAAATGTCGGACTCAGATCTGCGGCTTGCTCTATATCAATCTCTCCTGCTTTAAGAGCTGCTGTAGTATCTTTAAGAGTTGGGTTGCGAGTTTTTGCTTTACGTGCAGGATTGCTTGCACGATCTTTTGGAGGTGTTCCGCCAGCTGGTGGAGTAGGTGGAGTATCTACTTTATCTGGAGTATCTGTTTTTTCAATTTTGTATTTTTGACCAGTTGCTTGCATTGAAGGTCTTCCAGCGTTATCAAAACCTCTTAAACCGGCTTTAGTCATGTCTGGACCTTTTGCAATTCCACGGTCTATTTCTCTACCAGCACGTTCATAACCTAACTCAGCACCAGCATCTTTAGTTGCCATGTCCCATGTCGTGCGTTCTTTTCTATGAAACGTATCAACGTCTGCTTTGCCTGCGTGTAAATCTAATTGAAGTTGCGCCATAGAACGTTCACGTCCTCTATCGGCAATTCCTCCAAATAGTTTTGAAAGCCAATTGCCTGTACCACCACTTGAGGGCTGTACAAAACCTTGATTATTCTGTGGTGCTGGCATAAGAAGGATCCGTTCCTTTGTTTAGATTAATATCATTTTAACTACTGCACCTGATTTTGTAAGTGCATCTGCCTGTTCGTTATAGTGATGGGCGCAGAACGTTAGGACGCCTGTACCAAAAAAGGCGCCAAACTGTGCTCTAGCAGAGCACTTGTCACATGCTTCCCGAACCCCCACCGTCGCCAGCTGCATCTCCTGCTGATCCTCCAACATCTCCGTCATTTCCAGACTCCTGTCCTGAGTTATTAGAATTTCCTGGTCCTACACCACCGTAATACCCACCGTAGTAACCATAACCACCGTAGTAAAGCTGTGACCAAGGAATGCCGCCAACAACATAGCCACCACCCAAGCGACCTACCGTACGATGGCGCTTGTGTTTCTTAACGTTGAATTGATGCTTTTCGTTGTGCATGGTTAATCCTCTCACTCTTGCTTGCCGTATATATGCCAAAGGCCGGGATTTCTCCCGGCCTCTGCGCTATTAAGTTGTTTGTGTTGATTATGAAGCTGTTGCGTATGGTGTGATTGAGATTGTAGCTGTTGAGGCAACTGAAGCTGTTCCAGCTGCAACTGTCTGAGACTTGATTGTTCCAGCAACTGCTGTGAGACCAGCAACAGAAAGTGAACCTGTTGATAGTGCTCCTGAAGTTGTTGTTGTAAATGAAACTGTGTCTGTAGCAACTGCTGTAACTGTGAAGGTACCGTTGAGCGCTGTATCTGGTGATACAAGTGATGCAACAGTAATCTTGGTTCCAACTGGGTACTTAGCACCAGCACCTGTTGAGGTGATTGTTGCTGCTGTACCTGTACGTGCAACTGCTGTGATTGTTGAAGCTGCGTTAGTTGCTGCTGTAGCAGTTGTGATGTTAGCTGCTTCGTAACCAGCATCCTTAAGTGTGTCAAGGGCTACTGCTGTAGTGTTACCAACTACTGAAGGTACAATGATGAATCCAATTCCTGCACCATCAGCTGCTGTACGAGCTGTTGTCTTTTCTACTTTGCCGTACCACTGTCCGGTAATTTCACCAGCGCTAGCTGCGTTAGTTACTGTGAACTTAAGTGCGTTTGCTGTAGCAACAGTTGCTGCTGAAAGATTGTAAGCTGAAGCTGTAAGACCTGTGATGTTTACAGAGTCTCCTGCTGCAAGCTTGTTCTGTGATGTGTATGTAACTGTTGTTCCGTTACCTGAAGCTGCTGTAACCATAAAGTTACCTGCTGCTTCTACGAATGAAGGGAAGCCAGCCCACTCAGCTTCAATATCTGAGTTATCTCCCAGTGCTGCGTTTAGACGAGCTGATGCAATCTTGCTTTTAGTTGTCCACTGTCCGTTTTGTGCAGCGCCATATGTTTCGGTAGCTGTTGGAGTTCCATCAGCACGCTCATCATTTGGTTGCTTAGGGAAGTTACCCCATACAAAGTCGGTTTGTAGGTTTCCTGCTGAGTCGGTAAGATTACCGTTGTTGTTTGTTGTTGCTGCAGTATCTCCAATTGTAATGGATTCTGCTCCGGTAGCGTTGGCAGAACCAACGGCCGCGGGTGAATTGTAGCTTGACATTTATAGTTTCCTCACTGATCAATGTGATTGTTCGTTCGAACCCACAAAGGATGACAGAAATTATGCCTCTTGTATGTATGTATGAATCTCGCCACCCGAATAGATGTCATGCTTGCAGGCGATTTCAATTGCCCGTCTCACAGCCTTTTCGGCGGCCGCGGGTGTACTGATTTTTGAGTAGTTCAAAGCTTCAAGTGCGCCTAGTGCAACATCCCCACCACTACCAGCGTAGTAAACATTGCGGGCTTCTCTATCCCAAGAGTAATCGTTAAAGATCGGGTAGATGACACCTCTAATAGAAACAAGCAAGTTAGAGTCTTGCCACGCTGCATCGCCATCTTCTTTACCTTCAAAGCCAGCATCCTGGAAAGCTTTACGCATTGAGGGAATAAACTTCTTAGTCATAAAAGAATCTAAATCGATAGTTGCACTTGGCTTTGGTGGCTTCCAACCAAATTGGGTAATGTTTCCACCTCTAGAAGCGCCGGAGACAGCTATCAGTACACCGTTATTATTAACAATCTTAGATGTAGCAAGTTCCATATAGCGACCATCTTCATCAGAGGCGCGGGAATCACAACCTATAACAGACCAGCCATCACCTTGGATTGCAACAAGCGTAGTCATGAGATCCCCTCAGTTGATAGTGCAATCCTACAGTACTACAGGCCAGATCCAAACTGGAACTCATCAGGCCTTTTGCGGGGGAGATTTGAGTAGTCAGTCTTACTCCAAGGTGCTCCATCTAGGTAAAGTGTAATAAAATCGTGGGTGGAGTCTGAGTTCTTCAAGATATCCCATAGGACAGCATCTACTCCATCGTACTGGATCATAGATCCGTCTCTCATGCCAATGACTAGTACTTCCATCTCTTTATCTAGAGAGTAGCAAGCGTAATATGCTCTAGGTCGCGGACGTCCTAAGACGTCTGTCTTGCCAGATGTAGGAGCTGTTATATGTTCATACCCAGGGCCACATGGATTAGAAGAGCTCATAGAAGAGAGCCGAGCTTCCCGTCCCTCTATTGTGGTATTAGAAGCTAGTTTGTCTTTCATCGCCTCTTGTACGTTTAATGCTACCTCGCCAGCTTGAGACTCTGATGACCGTCTTCTATTGTAATAGTTATCTAGATCTCGACCTCTACCGGCCATTATATTCCTCTTCCAAATGTTTTTCCTCGCACATGCGAGCTAAATCAGGAACTACATAGACTTTTCTACATAATTGACACGTCCAGCGTTCTAAACGCTCCCGATCATCCATATGTAGGCATCTTACTACTTGGCTACTGCCTTAGAAGCCTGTAGCTCCCCGAAATTTTTAGGCTACTGCCTCCCCGGTATAAGACTCAACAGTTTATTTCTCCTGGCCGAATACGGACAAAACGGACATTTAAGGGTAGGGGGGGCAAAACGGACAAATCGGACAAATAAGAACAAAACGGACAAATAAAATTATGGTGTAAGGCTTCAGAAGCAAAGGTTAGCAAGTAGGTAATCCTGTGTGCGGTGCCTAGTAGGTTCAACTCCTGCTAGGCACACGCTGTATTCGGTAGCCCTGTCTATCAACAGCAGAAGGCATAACAATGTCCGCACGCGAAAATCTGTCTGCGTTGCTCGCAACCCGTGGTAAGGGTGGCTCTCTAGAGTCCATCTCCCAAGCAGGGGCGCACTTCAACAAAGACAAGACACTCACCCCGTCTGACTTCATCTCGGTAGATAAGTTAGACGCATCTAAGGCAATCACACTACTAGGCGGGTTCGCCGTATCTACCTATGGGCTAGACCCAAAGGTGGCTTACTCAATGCGTAATGCGTTCGCTAAGAAGTATGCTCAGGTGGTCAATCTCTATGACCTATCACAAGCAGACTTCATCTCCGCAATTTCAGAGATAGATGCCGAGATTGCGACAGAAGCCTCTAACAAGGCTAACTTCGCTATCTCTATGGGCACAGAGCAAGAGCGTCTCATCAAGAACGCTCAATCTGCTATCGACAAGTTAGTAGATGCTAATGTGTCCCCAAAGGTCAAGCACGATTTGCTTACTCTTGCTCGCACCATTGAGCAGAAGTTGGCTTATGCGCCTGTCCAAAAAGTCGCACAAGTAGCCTAATAATAGCGAGAGGGGGGACTAGCTCCTCCCTCTCCCTATCTATGTCCACAGTATCCCTGTGGGCGTAGATGGGGTATGCCGACCAATCGGCTCACTCTGGTATGTAATGTGCCAGCCCCCGCACTAATGGATTACCTACAAGTGTCTTCTGTCTATCGAGAAGCCCTAGCCGTCCCCTTCACAATGTCGGCTAGGGCTTTCTCATCTCACAATGTGATACAACTCTCATCATAGATAATTGGCTACTGCTAATTGGCTAACTATGAGCATTGGGAGACACACCAGGTCTACGACTATGGTCTAGGTCTGTTATCAGGTAGGTTGTGGAAGATACATAGGACAACAGACTGAGACTCGTAAGGTGTTAATTTGTCTGTGTAGTGCGTAGGTCGCCCTTCCCTATGTATCTCTCACTCTCTATCTGGAGAGTATCTAACTAGGAGTAATAAAATGACAGAATGTGCAGTTAGGTCTTGCAATAGCACTGAGTTAGTATTCAGTGGTGTTGACGCCTTTATGCTTGGTGGTATCCCTACCGAGAAGTATTGCTATACCTGTGCTAATACCTATGTACAGATAGCAGACAGTATGAAACTAGAACACACCCACAACGCAACCTGAAAGGCTATCTAATGGATTGTATCTATTGCGGAAAGCCTGTAGTTCCTGCTAGATGGGAAGCAGGCTATGAGTATTGTATGGCTCCTGAGTGTGCTCACGAACTACGAGAGCGTGCTGAGCAATACAGACTTATCCTTATGCCTAAGCAAGGCTTTACCTATGTCAAGGCTGATAGTCCTGACCTTCTATCTGGTAAGTCATCAGGTAGACAATAATCCCCCCCGATTTATAAGAAAGGATCGTTATGTTCACACTATCTGTAAAGATAGGCATTACCCGCAAGCCCCGCAAGCAGAAAGAGCTGACCAGTGTTGCTTGTTATCACTGTGGCAAGACCTTCACAATGCACATAAAGAACATCAGAACAAGCAATTACTGCACTAGTTGTAAGTAATACACCAATCCTTCCCCGCGAAGTTTGAGATGGATAGAGGGCACACTGAATAGGCTGTTGATTGCATCGAGAACGAGGAATCTATGTGAGTGTAACTATTATCATAGAGGGAGCGTGAAGAAGCGAAGCAGTACGGACTTAGGTGCTTGAGGTGCCCAGAGGGAGATAGTTACCTACCTAAGTAATTACAGGACATGAACAAAAACAATCATGGTAATTGAATCTGTTATGCAAGAGGGGCTGTGGTTGTGAGTCTCACGCAATTCCTTCAGTAATTCAGTGTGTCCCCTATTTATCTCAATCGAGGTAAATAAACAGAAGGGAAGACTATGTATATCGAGTTCGAACCACAGACAATCGTAATCATCTGTATCTCACTAGTATTCATCGTTGCCATTAAAGCATGGCGTAAATAATTCCTCGAGAAGGGGATACACAGTGGCGACCAAGGTAATCCCACTACGGATAACAGCCATGCCCTCTGCGCTCCCGGCGCAACGGTATGGTGTAGACGCTTTCTACTTAAATGTTACTACGCCTATGGGTGTGGAAAGTGCTGTGGTTGGTCAGACATGACCTGAGGTAAAACATGTCCCGAGCAACGGGGTATATCTGCGCCTCACCTGAGTATGTGAAAGCTAAACTGCTCACCTAACAGAAGGGATAACAATGACTATAACCATAGTTGAATGCGCAAGATGTCAAGACCCACAAGTATTCAAGCCCATGTCTATGGACTCTGATATACCTGTTGCTTTAGACATATCATTAGATGGTGGTTACGCAATGTTCGTAGACAACATCTATGCTGAGGGTGGTAAGAACCCCCTGCAATTCACATTGTGCCACAAGTGTGCCCACGAGTTTACAAAGTTCATGGGTATACCTGAGACCACAGTGTTTAACTGGCACTCAAATACAGAGGAGGAATACTGCAGTGGCTACACCAAAGAATGGTTTAACGAACAATACGATAAACAAATCGCTTACGTCAAAGAAAACTGGCACAAGCAATTCCCCAACAACCCATTCCCCAACGCTTGAAGAAATAAAGAAAGACCTGTTCATTGCCATTGAAGTTCTCAATGGTTATACAGAGCACGAAGCATTGCTAAACTGGCAATGCGTACAAGGTACGTGCCAATGCTCGTAACCAACACAAACCCACACACCCCCGAAAGGAGCCTTCAATGGCAGGGAAAAAATCAGGCGCTTCAAGAAATGATAGCCGCCCTAATGGAAAAGCATGGAAGCAAAATCCTGGCCCAGATGGAGTCAAATCCAAGTTTGTCTCTCGACCAGGTCGTATTAACGGTCGCAGTGCAAGCAACCATGAAAAGCGTGAAGCCTGGAAAGTATCAGGAGGTCGTGTTGACCACCCGACTATCCCACACTGGCGCACTGGCAAGGTAAGAAAGGAAGCAGTAAGTGTTTCCAATGACGCCTAGCCAATCATGGCTATTCCTGTTCTTATTGTTTTATTCAATAGGCATAACAACCTATGCATATGTATGGCGTAATAAATATTACGACCTACAGTCTTATCGTATCTATGAGCGTAAACAACAAGCATATAAGCGCACACAGATGGACGAGTTATATTCAGAGTCATTTCTAAAAGACTAATCTTGCACGGGAGCGGGATGAACTGCGTTCAGAAAACTCCCCTCGTGAGTCCGCACCATCATGCGGAATACAAATGAGATGGAGCTTGTATAGATGTCAAAGTCTATGCAAGCACGTTGGGCAGAAGCATAATGATTAGCCAATAGAAACCGATCGAAGTCTCAGAGAAGATGGTATTTGGTCTAGCGGGTATCTCATGGAGAAACTACTCCCGCCTATGTGCAACTTTTCAAAACACCAGAGACTAAATGCGTTTGCTGTTGACAGCACACCTCGGGGTAACTCCCACGTGTGCCGAGGCTAGAGTCAGGATAACCCCGTCAAAAGTGGTGCTTCTGTCCAACACAAACAACCCCCCAACACACAGAAGGGACAACAACATGTGGCTATCAAAGCGCAAGTTGATAAGCCGAATTGAGCGCATGATGGTCGAGCAGGAACTCGAACTCCATGACCTTGATTCGCAACACAGCAGGGCATACCATACCGGCATGATAGATGGCTTAGGTATGGCACTCTTTGCAGTGTCACCAATTGCAGCAAGACGTAATCCAATCAGTATTGTATGGTTTGATGAAGATTACGACGAACCACGCAAAGTGGAACAAGACAGAGAAACTCTGTTTGATGCAACTATGTTTGAAAGCGTAGAAGCAAGATGACCAGAGGTGCGTGGCACGTAACAGACTACGACACAGCTAAATCATATCTATCGGGCGGTCACAAAAAATGGGATCGTCCTTTATATGTGCGAGGACTGCGTATTCAAAGTAGAAGCAAAGACATTGCTATCGTGGATAAATGGTACAACTTTGAACCCATTTTGTTTCATCCCGATGGCACATTGACAATACAAGCACCTCAAGCAATACCAAACAATTGGGGTGGCACATGGAATCCTTTACGTTCACAAGGTGTGCGAAGAAACTTCAAAGACTTCAGTGGACTACAAGGAATGTTTCAAAAGAATGGAACTGTATACATAACTACACAAGATGCTTTGAGGACACCCTCAAAGATTCAAAAGTGTAGAACATGTCATGGACTTGGTTTAGTAGATAGTTGGTGTTCTCCATCATATTGTCAAAATGACTTTCCATGTAATGATCACCCTGAATGGCAACCCAATGTTAGTTCTAGTAGTTATAGATGGCATTATGGTAATTGTCCACATGGTAACTCAGACAGTCACAGCGTTCCAAAATCACAAGACTGCTATCACTGCAAAGGTGTAGGGCTTCGTGAGTATGGTAACAACCTCATCTCTATTGCTTGGGATGGTTCCCCAATCAGGCTTAAAGATGGCAACTTAGTAAAACAACCTCCAACCGAACTAGAGAAAAGGATCGCAGCGTATGTCCAACTTGACAGTTGATTACACTGGTGAAGCAGTACCAACGCAAGGTTTGGTGACCACGCCTAAAGAGGCTGCTCATCGAATTATGCTTGGTTATGTGCCAGCCAATCTAAAAGACCTAAGCACTAATACTCACTTCAGAGATACAGTGCTTGGTTACATATTGAGAGATACAACAGAGCACGACGTAGTGTTAGAAGTATTATGCTGTGCCCTACGTCATGCAGCAGAAGAAGCAGATATCCGTATGTATAGCGAGTATGTAGCAGCAGTTGCTTACTCGTGGGAACATCCAACTCTTGCGCTAAAAGCAATCTCTCGCAACAAGCCTACAAACGCAACCACCTTCATTTGGTCAGTGGCTCAGGCGATGTACAAGAAAATGCCTGGGCCTTTCTATCAAACTCTAATTGTTTCTCAATTAGAACAAAGCGAACAGCAATGGGCTAACACCACGCCATAACCGTTCCAACACAAACATTCACACGACAAGAAGCACTCGGCAAAATACTTAACTCGACCCAAGCCGGAACGCAATAACAATGGGCCGTGGGAAGATGGTTGAAGGTGACTAACTGGTCCAACTAACCGCTTCCGCGAGCGAATCAATTCATTTGAGCAGGCCCGTAGTAGCTAAGATTTCAGTCCCTTTTGTCCTTCGTGCGTAACTCTTGTGAATACCTCGGGGCAGGTCTTATTGACCTGCCTCGGGGAACTTAACCTACTAGAAGGGAACCATAATGTCTATGTTTTTTCCAGACCACGACCACAATGACGACACGCCAGATTTTGAAAACCTGTCTCCTGTTGAAAAGCAAGAGTTCTATGACTATATTACGAAGCAAATGAATTTGATTATACAAAAAGCAGAAACACAAGGAGTGCTGTTTGATTTAATTACAAAATGGCCCCACGATAAGCAGGTAGCGTATGAGATGGCTACCGTAATTGAGAACCGCGTCCTAGAAGACGACGACGAACGCTAAGTTTCCTTAACAAATTGTTAGGGAATGTCATAGCAATATGACAAACGATTCCATTACCAAAGAAGGGGTAAAGATATGGATATCGCTGTATTCACAGAGTCGTACGAACCAATCATGGGGGCTAAGCGCCGTCAGGTTCTTATCACTCCACATGATGGAAATGTACGAATCTACTCACGTGATACTGACGGGACTAAGGGTCCTCACAACAAGTGGGAGGAAACTGACCTCGACACTATCACTGGACAGATAGGTACTGATGAAAAGCTAACACGTGAACCTGTTGCTGTATATGTTACATCAGCAGACGAACGTGCTATGACGGACAAAGGTTATTCCCCGGTCCTCGGCACCAAGGCGTGTCAAGCACATACTAAAGCAGGACTCAACACGGATACTACGCCATTTGTAGAACGCTTATGCGAAATCTACGAAGCGGTAAGTAACCATGATGATTCTCTTGAAAACCATGTGATTGACAATCGTCGTATGCCAGGCTTACCTGTTCCGCTAGCATCAGCACCAACACAAACAACGCCAGCACCTACCGCAACACCATTTGTAGAGCCTGTTGTTCAAGCAACAAGTACATCAAACGGCGCAGTAATAACCGCAGCGCTTGCTTCAGTGCCACGCATTGAACTAGCAAAACGTTATGTGCATCGTGATATCTGGTCCCGCCAGGACTTTGAAATCTTTGATTACTCTCGTGCTAAAAGCATCAACGTTCTTATCTACGGCCCTACCGGCCCAGGTAAAACTACATCTGTTGAAGCATGGGCTGCTGAACGCAATTTACCTATGGCAACAGTATCTGGTAACGCTTCAATGGAGCCAAGCCAAATGACTGGTAAATATGTATCTGATGGCAATGGTTCATTTGCATGGATCGATGGCCCAGTTACAGATGTTGTTCGTAATGGTGGTGTCTTATTACTCGACGAGGTTAACTTCATCAGTCCTAAGATCTACACTGTTCTATATTCATTGCTAGATGGTCGTCGTTCTATCACACTGTTGGATCACCATGGTGAAACTATTGAGGCTCATCCAGACCTCACTATCTTCGCTACTATGAATCCAGATTACATTGGTACAACGCCGCTCAACTTTGCATTCCGCAATCGTTTTGATATCCAGATTCCATGGGATTACGACGATAAGGTCGAGTCTAAACTAGTCTCCTCCAAGGCTTTGCTTGTAGTTGCTAAACAACTACGCGTTGAAGCTAACAAAGGTCAATACGAGACACCAATCTCAACCAACATGCTGCAAGAGTTCGTTAACTTTGTTGACCCTCTTGGCTACGAGTTCGCAGTGGAAAACTTCATTGCTCACTTTAGTTCTGACGAAGCAGCAAGCGTTCGATTGGTATTTCAGACACACGAACACAATATCAAGACAGACTTTGGTATTGAAATCCCAATAACTCTTGAGAAAGAGTCTGAAGGAAAATCTCCTGAAGAACTTCTTAAAGAGTGGGCAGGACAATACGGAGCAGTTAACGGATTGGTATAACTATGTACATTGAAGAACTAGAACAGCACTGGGGTGATGCCCGGACTGAAGATACACAGCAACGTTCTGTTCGACTCAATGCACTATGTCGTGTATACGAACAGGCTGACCGTGTACTCACGGGTGACCCAGTCACAGTCAATGTAGTGCCTAACGGCCCCGCACCAGCGTGGTCTGATGGTGCATCTATTTACATCAACCTTGATCAAATTGAGGAGATGGACTTAGAAACATTAACACAGGTTAACGGTCTCAATTACCATGAGCTAGCCCATCACCTGTATACGCCTCGCAAAGGCACAGAACTAATCAAGTGGGTCATTGATAAAAAATACTTCCAAGCCTTTAACATCTTGGAAGATCAACGTATCGAGACTCTCTTAGTTGGTAGATATCCATCTATTGCGCCATACCTAACAGCAACAGTTGCTCGTTGGTTAGGTGCATCAGAAGATGTCAATGGTAACTATGTCTGCATACGTGGCCGTCGTTACTTACCTGTTGAAATTAGACAAGCATTCCGTGACGAGTTTGCCTTCCCTGAACTAATACCAACAATAATTAGAATCGTAGATGAGTATCGATTGCTAGCGTTTCCACAAGGATACGCACGAGCACAAGAACTAATCGAAGAGTTCTATGATGAAGTATGCCTACCAATGGGCTTACTACCTGAGATGGATGGTGGCCCCAACAAGTGTGGTGGTCGTGATCCAGTATCAAAAGGCAGACCTGAACCTGGTAAGGCTCAGGAGAAAGACGCTCAACGAGCAGCAGGTATGGGTACTAAAGAATCTACTTATGTACCTAAACCTAAAACTAATGAGAGCCCATCTTCAGATAACAATGGACTATCTGATATGCCTACCAACACAAACCCAAACGATGACGGCAATGGATCTAATCCATCTACCACATCTGCGCCACGCTCTGTCCAAGAAGCATTGGACATACGAGAGCAAAATATAAATACATCCTCAATAACACCCGGAACAGGACATGCTCCTAGTCTTGGTGGTTTACCTGACAAAATCAATGACATGCTAAATACAGCAATTGATGAAGTGCTTGAACGTAAAGATGTACAAGCAGACGTCAAAACAAAACAGCGTGTAATTGTAGGTGGAGATGGTAAACACGAGGATATAACTAAGAAAGGTAAATTCAATGATACAAGCGTTCCCCAAGACGCAATAATCTCTTATCGCAAGTTTGCTAAAGAGTTACAGCGTTTACGCGATGATTCAGAACCTACGTGGCAAAGAGAAACCCCTACAGGTCGACTCAATGTACAACGTGTAATCAGAGGTTGCGAAATTGATCAATCCTTTGATAGGTGGGACGAAGGTGATGATGGCTGTGATATCGAAGCAGTTATCCTTGTCGACCGTTCAGGTTCTATGTCTAGTCAACAGAATGATAAAAAAGCATCTATCGCTTGCTGGACTATCAAACGTGCGCTAGAACATATACAAGCCCCAGTCACCGTCTATGCCTTTGATGATAAAGCAGAAGTTGCTTATACTCGTAATGAGCGTGCATCTAAAACTCAATACAAGTTCATCTATGGTAATGGTGGTACAGAACCGTACCCAACCTTGCTTGCTGCCGAACAGTTACTTATGGCTTCGCGTAAGAAGAATAAGATGCTGTTCATTGTTACCGATGGTGTGTTCAACACAAACAAAAACGACGAACTAATTGAACGCATTACCCGTCGCGGTATCTTGACATCTATGATTCTTATCATGGAGGATAAAGAATGGAAATACTATGTAGAAGACCATAACCAACTCACTCAAGAGCAGTTACGGCACAAAGCAGAAGTATTTGCCCGTATCAATACTGCCAAAGACTTACTCCCATTTGCTAAACAAGTGGTAGTCAGTGCCATCAAAAAACGCTCGAGAATGAGATAGGAGGTAAACATGTACGTTGTATTTGACAATATGACTGAAACAATAATTGGACCATTTAATGATTATGAAGATGCACAGATGTTCGTTCTACATGCATCAGGCATAACTATTAATGATTATGTTTCAGACTTAACTATTGAACCTGTCTCTGAACCTCAGGAATGGGCTTTGGATAATGGATTAGAATCAGAACTAGGAGTTCTATCATGAACAATAAAGAAATGGCTGAACAAGATAAAGAAACATATGCGCAATACGAAGCTGCTACCCGTCAACTGTTAATCAAACACAAAGCGGAAGACCTATTACCAATGCTAGGACTAGAGGAACAAACAAATGAGTGAACAACTCAAAGCACAACAAGAGTTCGTCAATCGTTCGGGTGAGTGCACATGCATTGTGTACCACCCAGTTGGCGAAGAATACCAACGAGTGTTCATGGAATGGACACGCACTGGCAAAAGTAGCATGGCTATGGCTGCCCAATTGTTTAGTGAATGTGGCACCCGATGAGCATCACTATAACACGCAAAGAAGCCTGTGAACTAATACGTTCATACATTGGTAAACCAAATGGACCTAAAGGAGAAGACTTAAACAAGATTGTCTTTGCTGTAAACAATGACTATCAAGTACGGGACTTTATGCTAGGTCTGCCTGAATACTATGATGTACAAGAAATTGTTAACTTCTTGTGCCACATGTCCAACAAAGCGCCTTGCGGTGAAGATGCACCATTTATCACTGTCAACGCAGCGCTTGCCTACGAACACGACCAACTAGAAGACTTCTTTAGTCAGGTTGGGTACGTGGCAACACATAGGCCTGAGTACTCTCTAAATCAAATGCTTATGCGATGTGCAAAGGCACACTTCCCCGGTGAGATGCTAGGTAAAATGCGCGGAGAGTTAGCCGCCATAGTAATGAAGTCGTGTTACACAGACACGCCAGATCAGATCATTACAAAACTAGAGAAGCCAGACAAACTCGACTCAACACAAACAACCGATGTCTAAGTACTTAGTTAGATGCAAAGCATCTGTGTACTTTGATATTGAAATGGAAGCACAAGAAAAATGGGACGCCGAATCTGAAGGTCTTGATGCTTTCGGCAACCTATTAGACAACGCACCCTTGCCATCTCCTCTTGAATGGGATAGCGTAGAAGTGTGGGAAGTAGAACCCATCTAACGAGTAGAAGGGAAAACATGAAGCCGTATCACATACGTCTTACATTTGACGTCAACATTGCTCCATGGCGTATTGACGATCCAAATGACGTTAACAATCACGAATGGTCATTGTCAGTTTATGACAGAAACTTAGGCGAGTGGATTCCACTTAGTAGTTGTACTCGCCCTGGGGAGTCTCATAGAATTGCCAAGATCGAGGTGCTAAATGATGAAACCCCCAGTAGCACTCCGGGGGTCTCAACTGAAGGCGTGAACTCCTAGTTTTAGGACTTTACGTGTACAGTCTACAGTACAAAAGAAAGGAGAACGACATGCATAACATGGAGTTTGCTAATGGAACTGTCAATAATAAGCATGTTCGTAAGTTAATAGCCGCCCTAGAAGGAGCAGGGTTGGAAGTAACTATAACAAAAGGCAAGCAACACATCCGTGTAGAGAATCCTGAAACCCATAAGGTAGTATTCTTTGGTGGCAACTCTCTCGGGGACTGGCGAGCCTCAAAAAATATACTGCGAGACCTAAAAATTGTAGGTTTCGATCAAGATATCAAACTAGGTTAGGAGTAGCACATGGCTAAAAAAATCAACAGTATGTTCAGTGCAAGTATCGTAAAAAACCGAACAAAAGGTGGTGCGTGGTTAACAACCATTAAACTAACTGATGAAGGTATAGATACACCATACGATTCATATCAAGCAGCATGGTCTAACGCATCAGCTGCAAAACGATGGATTAAAGAAGTACTACAAACAACTACCCCACGTAAATCTGTAAAGATGTTACCTGGCTCTGAGTTAGACGACAAACAAAAACCTGTCGTATTTGCTGGGGCGGTT